CCTGGAGGTCAGCCCCCTGGAGGTAGGCGTCCCGAAGGTAGGCATCTTGGAGGTTGACATCTTGGAGGTTGGCATTCTGAAGGTAGGCCCACCGGAGGTAGGCCCTCTGGAGGTTAGCCCCCCAGAGATCAGTTCTCTGGAGGATGGCCCACCGGAGGTCAGCCCCCTGGAGGTAGGCGTCCCGAAGGTAGGCATCTTGGAGGTTGACATCTTGGAGGTTGGCATTCTGAAGGTAGGCCCACCGGAGGTAGGCCCTCTGGAGGTTAGCCCCCCAGAGGTTAGCTTCCTGGAGGATGGCCCACCGGAGGTCAGCTCTCTGGAGATTGGTTCTCTGGAGGTTGGCCCCCTGGAGGTTAGCCCCCCAGAGGTTAACTTCCTGGAGGTTGGCCCCCTGGAGGTTGGCCCCCTGAAGGTCAGCCCCCTGGAGGTAGGCCCCCTGAAGGTCAGCTCCCTGGAGGTCAGCCCCCCGAAGGTTGGCTCTCTGAGGCACAACACTTTCTTCAGCCGCCCCGGCTTCGAAACCCTGGTTTCGAAGCCAGGCTTGATGGGGCCCATACCAAGGAAAGCGAGCCATGAGGTTGTTATGATTAGTCATATGTTCTCCTTTTTAAGTTACTACACCGATGGCCCCCTGGAGGTAGGCATCCCGGAGGTTAGCCCCTTCGAGGTTGGCCCCCCGAAGGTCAGCCCACCGGAGGTCAGCCCCCTGGAGGTCAGCCCCCTGGAGGTAAGCTCCACGGAGGTAGGCCCACCGGAGGTCAGCCCCCCGGAGGTAAGCGTCCTGGAGGTTGGCCCCCTGGAAGTCGGCATCCTGGAGGTAAGCGTTCTGGAGGTTGGCCCCCTGGAAGTCGGCGTCCTGGAGGTGGGCTCCCTGGAGGTTGGCCCACCGGAGGTCAGCCCCCCGGAGGTTAGCTCCCCAGAGGTTAGCTCCCTGGAGGTTGGCCTGTTGAGGCACGACGTCCTCTCCGACAGGACCGGCTTCGAAGCCTTGGCTTCGAAGCCAAGCTTGGTGGGGTCCGTACCAGGGATACCTAGCTGAAATAGCAGCATGATCAACCATAATTGCCTCCTTTAAAAATAGTTACAATTTTCTGTTCTTGAGCTCTTGTAATAAATACTATAGGCATATTGTAAGTCTTTATAAGATACAGAGCGTCTCGAAATGCAGCCTTTAAGTACGGGTACTTCATGCACCTCATAAAGCTCCAACCACCAATATCATCCCAATGAACGTACATTTAGTTTCCTAAAACAAAATGAAGTCCTTCTTACAAGCTAAATCGGAGGCATTATCAATAATCTTACACAAATCTGCGTTGAGTAGATAAAACCACTCCCATGCATCATTAAGATTCCCACACTTTGGAGTTAAAACTTGGCCAACCCACCTAATACAAAAGGCCTTATAGTCCCAAGTTCCAATATGTTTATTGTTCTTATAGGAACGAGAATCAACAAGATAAATCTTGTTTTGGTCGATACGAAACTCTAAAGAAGCTTCATAGCCACCTCCCTTATAAGTTGTTGTATAGGTGTTATCGTTCTTAATAAGATTATATTCACTCATCCGCTTCAATCTCCGCAATTAAAGTAGTTACTTCGTAAGCTGTTAACACTGGTGTTGTTTTAAGATAGTCTTTAACCTTAGTAAGAATCCTATCTACTCTACGATATTCACTGTAGAGTTCTGCTAATACACCAGCCTCAGCTAGCATATCTGCTTCTTCTAAATGTTGACCAACAACTTGTAGTTCTTGGTCTTGGTACTCTGACCACATTAGATGTTACTCAAACGTAAGCAACAATGAATAGCTTTACCAAGCTGATGAATAAAGAAGTCTTGCTCCTGCTTATTAGCCTGCTTATACCACTTTGTGTATCGATTAATATTTAATACAGTATCAAGCTTAAGTGTATTAAGGAGTGCCTGGCCTTCAAACGATTCTTGCCCGGTAATCAAAGCAAGCCTAAGGTAGTTTAGTAACCTGTGCCAATAAAAATACTCAAAGGAAGTCATGTTGGCTCCTTAGTCAGGACAAACTAGCTTAAAGTTTTGATCATTAGGACCATCCCATAAGATCCCTGTAATAGCATAGAGATCATCATAGTCTGAAGAAGTGGTAGTCACTATGCCTTCATATGGTGAATGCTCATGAGTCTTGGGCCCAATAGTTAATACCATACCGATATATTCATAGCTCTTGCCATCATCATCAGTAAAGAAAAGCATTGGGTCCTCGCTCATAGTTCCAGATATCTGCAAGAATCCACTCTTCAAGCTCAGTCAGTAAAACAACTACTGGACCACTAGGTGTCCATACAGCCCAACAGGTCATTGTTATCTCCTTTAATGACTAACTAAACTAGAAATTAAGTAGCCTATGCCCATTCCACCAATAATAAAAGCCCAAGCATCTCTATCATCATAAGGTGCGCACTTCATTGGGTTTCTAAATGTAAGTAAAACAAATACTGCTATACCAAGAAGACCCGGGATTATTGCCATCTGGTTTCCCAGCAATCTCTTGTAATCGAGATAAAGTCTTGTAACTCTTCTTCAGTAAGATTTCTTGCTAGCCAAGCTAACAGTAACGTACAGTTATGAGAACTTTCGTTAGTCAAAAACGGACGTAAGTTAATAATTCGGTCCTTATAAAACTCTGGATTAAATCCAATGGCAATTAAGTTAAAGCACTTAGCAACTTCTGTATAGAGCTGAAGCTCAATTGATGTAAAGTCTAACATTTGTCCATCCAGATATTAAGCCAATCAGGTGTCCACGCACATGGAATGCCAGGTCTTAACATCCAGGGAATAAAGACCTCGGGAACCTCTTGTTCTTGCATGCGAAAACCAAGATCACAATATGGATTCACTTGAGTTCTCGCATCAATACACCAGGTTCATCAATCCATACCTGAGTATCATCAGAACCAGGTGAGTAAACTGGGATAGTAGCCTCTACCGGCACTTGAACTAAAACATAGCCAGCTGGAACATCAAGAAGCCGACGAATATAAGCAGCATCTGCAATCCGCTGCTCATAAGGTCTGTCGGCACTAATATTTGTAGAACAAACAACCCAAGTAGTGTCCTTATCAGAATCATAAGCACAAACATCTGTCTCATCAGTACCAAGATGATAGGTAATAGGCATAGTAGCTCCTAGTAGTCTCATCAACAACAGAGCCGTCAGGCACTAAGTTAATAAGCTTCTTTAGCTGCCTTCGCGCCCGCTTTCTAACCAAGTGCTTAACTGCTTTAGGATTATCAAACAAATGAATTGTTGGACTATCCATTAATGTGTAATCTACACCTGGTTTCAGTCCAGCTTTCTTAAAATCATCCATTAGAAGTTCTTGATTAAATATTGATGAATTTGCACTACAATCGTAGTTATTATCAGCCATATACTACTGGCAATTAACGGATAACGTATATACCATTGGTAATTATTAAAAACTTGTGGCATAGAATAAATTATATCAACAGTAAGTAGACCTACTGGAACACTTAATATGGTTAGTATTTTTAATATTACTGGTAACCTATTTATATCTAACCACCAATACTTATCTGGTTGCTGCATCATATTCTCTTTCTATTCTAAGTAAGTCAGTGTAGAACCGTTCATCTAGTTCTCTACCTGCTTGAAACTGAATAACCCATGCTTGATTTTCAGACATGATTAACCTATCAGCATGATACTGAGTAGCTATCTCGCGTCTACGAGTATGAAAGGCATCAGTCACAACTGCCCTATCAGCCAGATACTTGCTAATGGCTTGCTGAATATCTTGCTTAGGAGGTTCAATAATTATAGGAATATCTTCTGCTTGTAGTGGTAGCTCGCGGGGTGATTCAAACATTACAACACCTACTAGCCACATAAGAATAGCTACTATAACTATGGTAATAATTAACATACTAAGCCCCATCTAAACAATATCTACTAAGCTTCTGTAGCTCAGTAAGTAGTCATTGCTGTTCTTCAGGAGTTGCATCCTTATCAATAGCTCCTATTTCTCTTCCTATTCCATATGTATTATTCATATTACTCCTAATCTGGACAAACCAGATTTGTATCAGTGCTTAGCCAGTACATGAAGTATCTGCCTGGCTGATCCTGTATATAAACGGTATCATGACAATTGTATATAACACTGGGTACTGCATGCCCATAGTACCGTCCGTATTTAAATAGCACGCTTCTCCTTTAGTCTGGACAAACTAACTTACAAAAGCCATTAACAATTCTCATTTCTGAGTAAGTGTTAAACATTGAACTACGGGTATTCACTACCTGAATACAAACCCAATCAGGCAATGTATTCCACATGATGTTGTTGGTTACTACATGACCATAGTACTGGCCCTTAAAGAATACCATTACTTCTCCTTATACAGAGTAGGCTGATTACTGGGGCTCCGCGCGCCCTTTGAAGAGACTCTTCAATACACTTATCAAAAAAAATTCACGCTTGGTTTGACGCTTCCACTGAGCACGCTGATTGTGTCGAGCCATTGTTACTCCAATGGAATAGGAATAATTCCTGGTGGGCCACTTGGGGCCATTAAGCCACTTTCTGAATGCTCTAATCCAAAGCAATGACCTAGTTCATGAGCTAGCGTACTAGTATCATACTTATATTGTAATAGTACTATGCAGTCAGTACCGTCAGGTACTGTGTAACCTAAAATATTGGGAGGCAATGCATGTGGTGTCCATACCACTAGCACCTGCCCCCGCGCATTCTGATTACTAGTCTTATGGGCAGACCAACTATTAGCAGCTAGCTGAATAGTAAGTGAATCAATACTTACTGATTCAATCTGCTTATAACTACTAGCTGGATAATCTCTATAGAATATGGCGAGAAATAAGCAGAACATGTTGCTCCTACTCTGTGTGTCTAATCTTAGTAACCTGACGCCGCATAGGTAGTTCATCATCTCGCCACTGGCATTCAATGATAATAGCCTTGCGTGCAATTTCTTCAGCTTCAAAAACATCCTTGGCTTCTACTTCAATAGTAGCCAAACGCCTAGTAGTCTCAACTACTTGTACTTGATACTTATGCATGTGGTGCTCCTAATCTGGACATACTAATCTACAAAAGCCATTAACTACTCTAAACTCAGAGTAAGTATTAAACATTGAGCTACGAGTATTTAGTACATGAATATATGCCCAATCAAGTAATGTATTCCACATAATGTTATTGGTTACTACGTGACCATAGTACTTGTTCTTAAAGAATACCATGTCTTCTCCGGGCGAAATCAATACTTTACAAGTATTCCAATTATTACGTCTACAACATATTGTAAATTAATATTCTCTATAAGCTAAGTACTAGCCTATATGAGGAGTTGAGAGCTAATGATTAGTACCCTGTTGAGCAGGATTACTACTACTGGCTCTAAAATCAAGCTTGCAGGCCCCTAACGGGGCCTATTTTTAATTTATGGTTTTGAAGGATGTTGTGCTATACTTGTACTAAAGGAGTAAGTGTGGCCACTAGTGAGTATAGGGGAAGTCCTGCTGGACGCTACAGCAAGTATAAGGAGAAAGCCAAATGTAGAGACCTCAGCTTTGACCTTACCTTTGAACAATTTATGGATTACTGGCAACAATCTTGTACATATTGTGGAGCTTCAATCTTAACTATTGGTTTAGATTGAATGGACTCTACTAAGGGATATACCTTAGATAATATTCTCTCCTGTTGTACTCAATGTAATCGTATGAAAAGTAACCTTTCAACAAAACAATTTTTAGATTGTGTTAAAAGGATTTACGAAAACTCTTGTTCTTGAAACCTTCTTATTCCTTTGTCTAAAGGAAAGTGTTGCCCCTAACGGGGCCCGCCTTGTGTCTTACTTCACTTAAATGCGATACTTAAGTGAAGTAGGAGTAGAACATGAGACGACAATTTAAAAAGAGTCCGAAGCGTCATCAGCTCGGAGTACATTTGCGCTCCGTCAGGCGCACTATTACAACACAGGAACTTGCTGATGCTTACGGGGTTAGCACTCGTACTATCAAGACTTGGTTCTCTACAGGTAAGTTAGTTTTTACTGGTAACCTGTTTGAGGACTTAAAGATGTTGGAGACCCTTCGACAGGATCCCCAACACCCTAGTACGTGATCCTGGTGTAGCCACACTTGGTACACTTGAGACCTTGTGTAAAGCAACCAGGTAATGAGCTGTTGATGCAGGCTCCTCGTGGGAGGATACCTTTCATGAGGGCGATATGGCCTGCTGGTACTAAGACCAGTCCAGGTTTCATGTTGTGTTCACATTGCATTGTTGCCTCACATGTTGGTGTAAGCGGCGTAGGCGAGGCCGCCACAGAGAGTGACCAGCATGGCGATGAACCAGTTGGCCACGATCCAGTTGGCGGCGCTGAAGTACGGGTCGTTGTCGATGAGGTTGAGTAGCCCTGCGCAGAGCCCGTAGATGTTCATCATCCCCAGGAACACTGCTGGTACTCCGAAGAGTACGACGATGAAGATCATCACAGCACCCCGCTGGCAACACCGATGCAGTAGAGCAGGTACACCAGCACGGCACACCCGATGGCACCAAAGAACAGGGTGATGCTGACGATCATCAGCTCGATGACACTCACGCCCTGCTCGTCACGAAGGAACTTGATCATGCTCTCTCCTCGGCCAGTGGGCCTCCAGCCACTCGAACGCAGCTGGAATCTTGTTGTTGTCGTAGAAGCAGTCGTACGGCTTGTCGGAAGTGAAGTTGCGAGCCAAGCTCGGCTGACACAGAGAAGCCAGGTTCACCAACGCCTGTCCGTCTCGCCACCCCATGCTCCTGAACCAGTGATGGAATTTGTTGGTCCAGTAGAAGTGTACGAACTCCAGGTAGGAACACCCTACGAGCTTCCCTGCGATGTCACGTAGGTTCTTCATGTTGCTCCTAGTCGTGGACACTCAGAACGCCTTGGATGAACGCCCTGGTAGCCAACACCAGATCCTCGGTATTGGCGTTGAGCTTGATGATCACGCAGTTCACACCGGGCTTGACATCCGGCCAGAGCTGCACTTCTCCTTCTGCTACCACGAGGATTCCCTTGGCTTCCACCACAGGAGTCTCTGGGACAGGGAGTTCTTGACACACTGGGTTCATGGGCGACCTTCCTGCTTGCGCTTTTCACGAGCGCTCTTGCTACACCACTCCATGTCGAGCTTGATCTGCTCGTTGGTACGATTGGTGCTGATGTCGATCATGCAGTAGTCTGGACCACCCAGGTCCTGCATGACGAACGCTTTCTTGCTTGGGCTGTAGACGGTTGGGCAGCTGTAGTGAATGTAGAGCATACACCCACCACAACAGAGGAGTAACAACACTACGAAGCCAATGTTGTTCTTCATGGCGTCTTTAATCTGGGCACACTGCTTTGTAGCAGTGGTCATAGGCGTCAAGGTTGATGTGAGTGCGGACCCCACACCATGAGATGATTACTGTGTTGCTTCTGGGGTAGAAGGTTATGATGGTCCCAATGTATCGGTCTTTGGGTGTCCACCCTTCGATAGTGAGAATCATGTTTCCTCCTAGATGTACACGACGTGCTGGGGGCTGATCATGAACAGCACCTTGGGGTTTGTCCACGAAGCCAGTACAGCCTGGCCTCGAATGATGTGCGTCAGGTAGCCCAATCGATGAGCATGGGCGGGGGCGCTACCATGGACCTTGATGAGCATTCTGCACCTCGCTGCTTCTGTGTGGGTTTGGAGGCTTTTACCAATGCTTTACAGACCCCCGTGTTTTTTGCAAAACGTAGAGGTTTGTTGAGCACCAGTATGGGTTTGGGAGTAGGGAGTGTGGGCTTGAACCACCAACAGGTGTGACTATTTGCATTTTGTCACTTTTGTTGTTAGCCTGGGTAATGCACTACCCGTTCATGCTCCCCGTGAAGAATGCGCCCTCCCGGACTCGAACCGGGACTCCTTTCGGAATTTGATTTTAAATCAAACGCGGCTACCAATTACGCCAAGGGCACAGAGAAAGTTTGCTATTTAGTTATATTTCCTGATATAGTTAGGTTACCAATTTCGACAGAGGAGGAAAATTATGATAGCCGAAGACTACTACTCAAGACGGGACATGGCGAGGAGATTACTGGGTGGGATTTGTGTGAGGTGTGGGACGGAGCAAGACTTGGAGTTTGATCATATTGATCCGATGTTAAAGACTCATAGTGTTAATAAACTACTAGCTTCTGGATCAACAAAGTTGTTGAATGAGCTTGCTAAGTGCCAGCTTCTTTGTAAGGCTTGTCATTTAGCTAAGACAGTTGCTGAAAAAGAACCCTTTACTCATGGGACCATGTATGGGTGGATGAGACGTAAGTGTGGATGTACTGTTTGCTCAGGGGCGAAGAGAGCTTGGTATGATCTTCGAAATGAGAAACGTCGAGGACTTGGTACTGTTGTTAAGGGAGCTTATTCTAAAGATCCTGTTCATGGTACTAGTGCTAAGTATTCTCGTGGTTGTCGTTGCAGTGAATGTCGTGCAGCTAATGCTGATAAAGAACGTAAACGTAAGAAATCTAAGGCGATTATATAGCCCCTGGCCTTGGGAACCAGGGGCTATATCTCTTATTTGACTTGTTGGCCTGGTTGTTTAGACCGGGACCTCGGGATCTGCGTCGGCATCCACCACACCGGCTTCCGTGGTGGTGGTGGTGGGAACCGTCCCACCCTTGAGCTTCGCGAGCGCCTCGAGCGCTTCCGCGAGCGGCACACCGGCCCCCAACATGGTCTTGAGGTACTCGGGGCCTGGGTCGACCACCGTGGTGGCTCCGGCCTCCGGAGGCGTCAAGAGCAGATGGAAGTACGACCTCCACACCGTGCTCTCGCTTCCCGGGATGGGTGGGTTGGAGGCCTTGAAGACCTCCTCGAACTCGTTGACCGGGAAGTTGGCGCCCTTGAGCTTTGCGTAGGCGTCCTTCATGACCTCGAACTTGGCGGCGTCCGTGGTGGAGGCCAGTAGGTCGCGGGCGATGCCCACGCTGATCTGACCATTCCGACGCGCGGTGACCTCGAACTTGGCTCCGAGGATCTTCTTGACACTGGCAACGTTGAACATGTACTCTCCTTTGGATGTTATCCGGAACACTCGGCTGCGTCAGCAGCCGACAGCGCCTCACGCCACTTCACCACTCGCTTTCGCAAATCCCCAATGAAGAAGCCGGTCACGGCTTGATGTGCCAGCGTCACCGAGCCCTCAGCCAGTAGACCAAGGGCAACGAACAACGCAATGGGAATCACGAAGAACCAGAAGAAGGTCTCGAGTAGGTCGAGAATTGGGGTGAGCAGGATGATGGTAAGCACCACCGCGGCACTGACCACCACCTGAGTGACAGTCCACCTCATGCTGCCTCCTGCTCGACAAACAGGGCAGCGATTCGCTCCTGGATGTCCACAGCCTCGTTGAGCGTCTGAACGTACAATACGTTCTGGGCTGCGAACGCACTGGAGAGGGGATGGTGGCTGTTCTTGCTGTCTCGCAGAGCACATGCCCTGCTTAGGGTCGAGGCGAGCTTCTTCCGCAAGCTCTTGAGGCGAGCTGCGTCGTCATTGTCTCGCTTCTTCCGAGCTTCTGGGCTTGGGATCTTCTCGAACCGGTCAGGCCACGCTCCATTGGGGTGCGGGGACTTGAACCGGTACCAGGGGGCTTCTTCCATATTACCTCCTTGACAACAGCGCTGTCAGGCGCTTGTTATGGGCTAGACTATAGGAAAGCTATCATTAAGGCTCTGTTAGCTATTACATGCTGGCTGCAATATGAGCCACCATGCCAAAACCTATAGTCTGCCTAGATGCCCATCACCCAGTAGGAGCCGTTCGCTTCACGGGGCATTGCGCGTCCCTGCGCGGCAAGCTCTTCCCAGATTGCTCTGGCCTTTGCCTGCCTGTCTGCTTCCAACTTCGCTGTGGTGCCGGCAATTCCCTTGACCTTGTCTCGGGATTCGCGCCCGTTCTGCGAGCCCTTACGGCCCACCATCTTTCGCTGCTCCTTGGTGTAGGAGCGATATGGGACGCCCGCTCCCTCACCCTTGCGTGCCTTTACTCCTGCCATGGTACCTCCTACTTGCCAGCCATGAGCTTGCACCAGGCTTCACGTCCGAGTCCACCAGGCCTGTGAGTCGGACCCTTGTGGGCCGTGGTGCTCTTGGCAGCTGGTGCCTGCTGCATCTTTCGCCGAGCCTTGTTGGCCTCGTACTCGGGCTTGGTATACCGAGATGTGGCGAACGGTGTGGGCTTGGGGTCGTACTTGGTCAACCCCGGGTCACCCCGGAAGACCTTGCGCTTGATGACATGGGGCTTGAGCCCCTTGGCCTCTGCCCTCTTGGCCGGGTTGATGACGCAGCCCATCATTCCTCCTTCGTGTGGATGGTGATTCGGGTGTTGTTGGGCCCGAACTTGTAGAACACCGGACTTCCCTTCTCCCAGAAGGGATAGTCTTCTGGCAGGGCGACAGGTAGGGTGTCGGCCAGGGCCCAGGCAACCAACCTGTTCTTGGTGATGTCACGGAGGGCCACCTCCTTGACGATGTCCCGACGCTCCCGGAATTCCAGGCCCTGAATGGGAACCTGGTAGGTTCCCAGAATTTTGCCACTGTGGAAGATGCTGATGTCCAGCACATTGGTGGTGTGCTGGTACTTTCCCAGTACGTAGTACATGGTCTTTCCTTGTTTGAGTTAGTAGCTTCAGGCTACCTCTGGGTTGGTCGCTCGTCTCCAGTCTTTTGCGCCAGTTCAGGCAGGCGAATAAAGAGAGGAGGCGGGCGAAGCCCAACCTCCTCAACCGGACCGTCAGGTCCGGTTCAGTGACCTTGTCAGTGACGAAAGCCACTGGCTTTCTGCTGACGCCTTGCGGGTTCTGATGGTGTTGACCACTTCGGAGGTCAACTTGGCCATGCAGTCAGGGCAATCCCAGAGTGGGATTCCTTGATCGTTGGCGTCCTTGATTTCCAGTTGGTGCTGGCTGCTTTTGGACACAATCCACGTCAGCTTCTGCGTGGGGTCTGGGTCCTTGAGAGCCATGTCGACACATCGTTGGAGTCGTTGCTCCCGATGGAGAAACTGACACTCGTAGGTGTGTTCGATTCCCAGAATCTCCATGATGGGAGAGCCTGGGTAGCACACTGCCCGGAATGCATTGTTCAGGTTGGGCCTGAAGCTTTCGCTTGTCTCAGAGGTCTCGTGCTCCCAGATTTCGACGAGAGCAGTGATGCGCTCGCTTTCCGGAAGCTGAGCAAGGAACAGCTGAAGCTCTTCTTCGAGCTTCTGCTGTGCCCCAAGTACCTGGTTTGCCCTACGCTCTTCGTTGGCGGAGAGCGATGAGAGCGCATCGTTGTACTTGCCAAGACCACACTTGGCTCGAAGGCCTTGTTGGTACTTGGTGTGATTGACAACGATATGTGGTACTACCACGCCCTTTGCTGCCAACACAAGCCTCAACAGTGGGTTGAGGTCAATGTTGGTCTTGCTCTGGAACTGAGGCTCTTCCTCTTCCCAGAGCTTGAAGCAGTGGCGTGCAGCGATGTGCACGAGGTTCTCATGTTCGCTGACGGGTGGCAAGAACCACTCATCAACGTTCACTCGTTGACCTCGGCGTCTCCACCACAGAGGGTCCAGGGCCTTCATCTTCCCATCGTCCTGAGCTGCACAGCAGCCGGCTGCGATGAGTCGACCATCCACCCACTCTTTCAGTCTCTTCATGGGGATCTCTCCCCCTTCGAGCTGATCGGAGGTGTAGCGGATGGTGAAGTGCCACCCATCTTCACGCTGCTCCCAATTCGTTGGGTCAGCAGCCTTTTCGATGTTGGACCACTCTGGTACTCGCTTCTGACGGTCAATGCACTCCTGAATCGCGATGCTCAGCGCACGAGCACCGTTCAGGTCACCGACTGCCAGAAGCCGCGACCGCCACACGGTACACCGACCCACTGGGCCACGATGATCGTAGCGCAGGTACTCCAGGCCCTCTGGAGTATTGGTCATCAACGGACCACCATTCTTGGCAGTCAGTTCCACACCTTTTGGTTCGATGTGGAAGATGTCGTTGTCGTTCCGGTAGCTGAACAGCTCCAGAATGTCTGGGCTGTCACTGACGCCCAGAATATCTCCGTCATCGTCACCCTGCATCTTGATCGTCAAGTCTGCAGGGTTCATGATGATTTGGAATGGAGGCAGCTCATCGTTTACCAGATGATGAGCTTTGGGCTTGATGGTCTTCATGACTACCAGACCCTGAGGCAGAATCATTGGAAACCTGAATGCTGCCACCTGCTTGCCGGGTCGCATGCCTGCAACCACACAGTGGCCAGCAGGCACAGTGGCGTCCAGACGAGCAACGTAGCTCCTGAACTTACCACCTCCGCCCTGTTCCGTTCTTCCCAGGGTTCTGGCGAGACGGTCCTTGACCGCCTCTGCCACTCTGGGAATGTCCATCGGGGACACTGCGTGGCCCTCGGAACGAATCACGTTCACGAAGTCCACGATGCCTTTGATGGTGGTGTCACGCCTGGCGATTTGATTCACCAGGCCATCAAGGCCCTTGGCGAACAGTTTACCCATGGCCTTGTCGACCATGTTGCGTACGACCTCTGCCGTACGACCGTTCACCTGGATATTCTCCAGCATTTCGAAGCTGCCGGAGATCCGCCGCGGACGGTCCCATGCCTGCAGGATGCCGACGTAGCAGCCTCCCACAGCCTTGACCCTGTTGTCGGCCCGACGCTGCTTTGCCTCGGGCTTCCAGCGGCCCTTGATTTGCGTCCAGTCGAGTACGATGCCCTCGACCTTGTCGGACGGGAAGATCGTGCCCTTGGCGAATAGCCCACTCTCGGGCTGCAAGAGCCGGAACTGGCAGGGCACAGCTCCGTACTTGGCTACGAATGCAGCCATCTCAGGACAGGTTGGGTTGTAGATGCCCGACCCGTCTGTTTTCAAGTCCACACCCTCCGCGTCACGCAGAGTGGTGAACGTGACATTGGCGTTCTCGATGAAGCCCTCGGGGAGCACCGGGGCATTGAGGCCATGACAGTACGCAGACATGTCGATGGCCTTCGGGAATGCCTTGAGCAACAACTTGTAGGCTGGGTGGTCCATGTTCCAGCCCAGACGCTCACCGGAGACAGCGATGTGGAGGCTGTTCAGCTCCGCAAGGCCGCCCTTGAAGGTTTCGCGCCCCTCTTCGTCCTCTCGCTTGTCGATGGTCGACAAGATGTTCATCGCTACGGCAGAGGACTGCTGACCGTGCAGAACCCCGCTGATGAGAGCAAGGAGCCCAAAGCTCCGCAGCTCTCGATCGTAGCGCCACCGACACCGCTCCTCGTTGAGTCGGTAGAAGGTGTACACTGGCTCACGGATGTACGTGAGCCGATTTGCTGTCCGCTTCTCGAAGCGCACCAGGCGCTCTTGAAGCCTCTTGATGTCTTTGGTGGCCAAGGTCTCGTATGCCAAGGTCACCAAGTCTTCGGCAAATACTTCGGCCAGCTCACTGAATCCCATGGACGTGAACACATCCACGAGGTCCTCGATCTTGGTCAGGGGCTTCGTTTGCACCCTGGCCACGTAGTCGCCCAGCATGTCGCCGGGCAACTCCTCCTCCGTCCCCCGAGGCTCGTCGAGAGTGATGGAGTTCAGAAACTCCAGAACCCTCCGCTCCTCGTTGCGGATCTCGAAGTTCTCAACACTGAGGTTGTTCATGGACCTCCTAAAGCTTAGCATTGGCTGCGTCAGCAGCCATAAAAAAGGGAAGGCCACAATAGGGCCTTCCGGATTCAAGACAGAACCTTGATGGTCTATCCTATCACTAACTTTCTTTCTTAGCCGTCGATGCCGATGGCCCACCGGAGCTTAGCCCCCTGGAGGTAAGCCCCACGGAGGTTGGCCCCCTGGAGATTGGCCCCCCAAAGGTCAGCCTCCCGAAGGTCAGCCCACCGGAGGTCAGCCCCCTGGAGGTCAGCCCCCTGGAGGTCAGCCTCCTGGAGGTAAACCCACTGGAGGTCAGCCCCCCAGAGGTCAGCCTCCCGGAGGTTAGCCCCCCGGAGGTCAGCCCACTGGAGGTCAGCCCCCCGGAGGTCAGCCCGCCGGAGGTCAGCCCTCTGGGGCACGACACTCTCTTCAACAGCATGGGCTTCGAAGCCCTGGCTTCGAAGCCAAGCTTGGTGAGGCCCGTACCAAGGGAAGCGGGCCATGAGCTCAGTGTGGTTGGTCATCTTGCCTCCGGAGCGCTTGCTCTGGGTCGCTCCAAAACAAAGGGGGCCGTCAGGCCCCCGCGCATCAGAACTCAAACTCATCGGGAAATGTTTCTTCCACATCTCCCAAGTACACCAGACAAAGAATATTCTCTGTCAGATATGCAATGCGGAGGGCTTCCGCATTGTCGGCCATGAGTCCCAGCTCGAAGGCAGCATCTGCTACCTCGAACCAGAACTCCACCTCATCATGAAGAGCCATGGTTCCTCCTTTGGCTTTAAAAGGGTGGGAGCCTTCTGTGCTCAAGTCTTGAGTCTCTGCGGAGTGAGCCTGCCTGAAGGTGGTTTGCGGAGTCGTGGTATCCCTTGGGTCTTTACCACTTAAGTCTTCCAATCACAAATTAAAGGTTCAATAAAAGAAGGGCAGTTTATACTCTTGCCCAGGAGTCTATGCTAGTTGTTGTGCACCACGAGCTTGATGACCCACGGAAGCAGGTTAAGCTCGTTGCCATCGATGGTGAAGGAGTTGTAGCAGGACTCCTCCAGCTTCTGCTTGCACCTCTCCAGCAGGAACTCGTAGGTATTCCGATCGTCGTAGCGGTACGGCCAGATGGCGTACATCGGATTGCTGTGCCGAGGCTTCCACTCCTCGTAGGTCAGGATGTGACGGTAGTACGTCGTGACCTTGATGGTCTCGTCCTCGATCTCGATCTGAACGTCCTGTCCAGGTCCACTCCTGCTACGATCCTTCAGGTAGCCATGGAAGGTGGTGGTCCCGCTGGTCTCCCAGATGAAGGCCCCCACCACGAACTCCACCCACTGCGCGTACGTCATTGTCTCTCCTTGTTGGTCACCATGACCATAAAAGAAGGGGTAGTTTATCCACATACCCCAGGTGGTTGGACTAGAACGGGATGTCGTCGTCGTTCAGGCTGTCCACGAACATACGGATTTCCTCGGCCTCCTGTGCGGTCATCGGCTGTTCGTTCCTGCTCTTCCACTCCTGGTCCACACACCAGTCCTCGTACAGGCGCTGGTAGTGCTGAGCCTTCTGGTGAAGATCCAGATGCTGCTCCATCGGAACACTCTTGTCGAACGAAGCGTCGAACATCTGCCACCAGAAGTCAGCCAGGTCACGCGGATTCAGCTCACGCATTGTAGCTCCCTATAGTGCTGTGTGCACCATAAAAGAAAGGGGAATACCTAGGTATTGGACCTAGTGCTATTCCCTACCAGCTAATCAGTCGATACGACGCAGGTGCAGGTGGTCGTTCCGGAAGAACGCCTCCCACTTGATGGACCTGCGGCCCAAGGCCACGCTCCTGAGCTTGGCCAAGAACTCCTGACACTCCCCCCTATGGGAGATGTAGAAGCTCTTGTCGAACCACACGGCGAACTCCTCACGTTCCCGGGTCTGAGTGTGGTTGTTGCACTTGAGGTGCTCCCAGAGGGGATTGATGGGCTTGATGCCCAGCATGTCCAGCAACATGTTCACGTCGCAGTCGTACTCGGGTTCGACCTCCTCACCCGGGAGCTTGGGCATGCCCGACTCCAGGTCCGTGGTCTCGTTGGTGGACTTGGGCTTCTGGTAGAACGCCAGGGCCTCCTTGCACTGCTCCAGATCCTGGGTGATGCACTCCACCTTCTCCTGGAGCTTGGGCAGGAACGCCATGATGTCGTGCTCCATCTTCTCCTTGGTCACCCCCTGGTAGTCGATGGCCTTGCTCTCCACGATGGACGCAAGGACGTTGATGATCGCCAGGGTGTCGTTCTTGGTCATGCTCTCTCCTTAGACCTATCGGGTCTTTGTTTTGGCTCTCACCTTATTGTGAGGCCATAAAAAGGAAAGAGAAAGAAAAGGGTAGGGGTTGGACCTACCAATTTCTTCCGGCTTTAGCGGTATCCCATGTAGTAGCAGATCCGCACCATGGCCTCCTCTGGGCCGACGAGCCGGAGGAGCACCCTCCATGCTTCATCGGCCTCCCTCTCGGCCTCGGCGTATTCAGCGATCCACTCGGGATCGTCGCACGATACCGAGGGCCACGGGGCCCTGTTCTGGTCCGCCACGAGACGGGCCAAACGCGAAACCTCACTGCCGATGGTCTTCATGTTCTCTCCTTTATGGCAGGTAGTTCTGCCGTAAAAGAAAAAGGGGCCAGGCCCCCGTCTCTCAGGTTTTGATCATGTTGTCCATGATCATCAACAACAGCCCATAGAGGGCTGCCAGTGCGCTCAGGAACAACGTTCCCATGTCGGGTGCATTGGTGATGACGGCCAGTGAGACGATCGTACAAATGAACCCGATACGCATGTTGCCTCCAATCTTTGGTCTTGCTTCGTTGCCAGACCATAAAAGAGAGAAAAGAAAAGGGGACTACTCAGGTATTGGACCTGATGCTAATCCCTTCGCACTAGTTCTCGTCCGGCAGCTCGATCTCGCCCGGGAACTCCTGGGCCCAGGCGGCCCAGCTCGTGTACGTCTCGTTGCCTTCCTCGTCCACCTCCGGATACCCGGTGAGGATAAGCAGGAATCCTCCCTCCCGTCCGATGATCGGGCCCGCCGGGTACTGCTCCTCTCCGATCAACACCTCCCCATCGCCCTCGGGCAGCCGGCTCGCGATCCGAGGGGAGAATGCCGACGGGGCGATGATCATCTTGAACATGTCTTCTCCTTAATGCCTTAGGGAAGTTATCTAAGGCCATAAAAGAAAGGGGTAGTTATACTCCACCCCCAGGAGTCAGACTTGACTAGCTTTCGAGGCTAGCCAAGTCTCCCTGCCAGAAGAACAAGCTGGCGAGCCCGTCCTCCTCCACCTCCCGCTCGTTGTTCAGCTCATCGCAGAGCTGGTCGAGTGCGAGGGTTTCCTCGACGATCTGGGCTGCCTTATCCATCTCGGACCAGAAGACCACCATGGCCCCATGGAGAGCGTTGATGCTAAACGCATGCTCCTCGCACACCTCCACTTCGAAGGCCGGGTCAATCTGGTCGAACCAGATCTCGGTCATGAGTTCCTCGCCCCAGAACACCATGTCCTCGGGGATCTCGAATACGTGGACCAGGTCAGCCTGCTCCTCCTCGTGGTACACGATCTGGACGCTCTCGGCACAGACCGGGTGGAGAGCGATGATGTCCTCGAAGGTCACGATGGCCCCGACGACGATGACGACGAGGAGGAACAACGACACCAGGGTGATGGCGAGCATGTTAGCTCCAAGCCTACTAGGTGTAGGCTGTTGTTGGTTGGTAGACTTAGAAACTAAGTCTGGTAGGTGGACTGGGACCACCACGGCCTAAGGTTCTGTGATTGTCCTTTTAGACCTTAAGGTCTGCCCATGGATATCGGGTTTGGCTAGTGGGTTGGTCTTACTGTCATGCCACGAGTATAGCCAGACTCGTTTGCACCAGATCCAGGTGCTTGGTTGACTTACTCAGTAAGTCAGAGGGTGTGTGTTATCCGCGTACACCAAGCGGGATGGTATGTTGTACTACAAGCACATGCTGGTAGTAGTGTAGGTCCCCACCTAGGTACCGTTCCCTATAGGGTGATGTCCCCTATGGTAGGTAGTACCATGCCTAGGCTACTTGTCGTAGTGCCAACGCTAGGTGCCCCTAGAAGTCCTATGTCTCTTTACCGCATAGGAGATCGGTTGTTTCCATGGCGCATATACCTAGTACGTATAGTGTACCCATCGTGGGCACCTATACGGGCTACTAGGTAGGCTACCTGGGGGATGTACCCCTTGCCTTCGTGTGGTGGACTCCACACTAGTATGCTGCCCAGCATACACCCGTATACACCCGCAGGCGTATACTTCTGCTACACGGTTAATACTTGCTTAAGCAAGTATTAACCTACTACATATCCAGTGATTGCTCTTCCCAGGTATGTAGGGACATGGTCATATCGCTATGACCATAAAAGAAAAGGGGGCCGAAGCCCCGATCATCAGGCGATGCGCCCGATGATCAACCCAATACCGAATCCCACCATCGTCATGGCAATGATGGCAATGCAAGAAGCACACATAAGGATGATGATGCCCATGTTAACCTCCGTAAAAGAAAAGGGGGCTATATCTCCTATGGATATAGCCCACTAGTAGGTGTTAGTAGTCCTTGATAAGACTACCGAGCACCCACTCCTCGCCATCGATACCCTCGTTATTGAGAGCATGGAGATAGCGCACGAACATCCTCGTACACACGCTTCCCTTACGGTAGGCGTTAACGAGAACGAACAGAGCGGTGGTACGCATGGTACCTCCAAGACATGTAGATGCTGAATGCATCATACAGAGGTCATAAAAAGAAAGAATAAAATAAAAAGAGGGGTCAATACTTTAGGCCGGTGGGCTCCGAACTCCGGATTGGATAACCATGATATATCTACCTGGTCCACAAAATTATATATATAATATATTACATAATCCATAGCCACATATTGCTTATATCTATACCAACTACACCGATGCTCCAGCTTAATCTGCACTATCTTCTACTTGCACTTGCACTATGTTATACTTTTTACGGAGACTGCATGACCAAACCCCAGTTACTACGCTATAGCATGGCACTCAATCAACATCGCAATGCACTTGCCACCACCTTGAACTCTCTTAGTTCTGTACCAGAGTTACAGTTCTCTGTGTTGGTGAAGTCGAGCCCAAAAGGACTTGACTGTACCTACGCCAACAAACTACATGCATTTCACTTACTTGATCCTCATAAAGAATTGCCAATATTACGAAAACTTGTTGAACAAACAACCTCCATGATAGAAGCACTAGAGCGAGAAGTAAATGAATCAGCTTGAGCAACGTCAAGAACAGTATGTTCGAGAGCTACTTGAATCACAGCCAACTAAATATGAACGGTGGTTTAATAAACTAAATAAGACCAAACAAGAGCGGGTGGTAAAGAAAAGCTCTTCTATTCGCCACGGCCTTACGCATATAGCGCCCCTACAGTGTCTTGGTCCAACTAAATGTCCGTTCTTTAACGCCTGTCCTATTCCCGAGGACCCCGATAGGCCGGGGCCAAATTCTGATTATCCAATCAACATGCCTTGTGTGTTAGAAAGTAATTATGTAGCTCAAAGAGTTGTAGACTATATGAAACAACTACAGGTTGATCCTCAGGACCCAATAGAGATGAGCCTTATTAATGAACTGGCTATGATGGATTTGATGAAGAATCGTGCTGTGTTAGTTATGTCTAATGGTGACTCTCTTGGTCAGGGACGGGATTTGTTAGCAGTAGATGAGTTTGTAGATGCCGAGGGCAATACCAGGCACTCTATAAGGTCCCATCCAGCAGTAGATATACTAGATAAACTAGAACGTAGAAGGACCAAGCTACTTGATAAGTTCTTGGCAACAAGGGAATCTAAGGTACGTATAGTAGGTAGTCTAGAGGGCCAGTCTGCTCTTCAGCTAGAGATACAGAAGTTAACAGCATTTATTACCCAACTACAGGCCAAGCCTCTTGAACTGGAGCTTATAAATGAAGACCTCGACTAGCCGTGGGAGCCCCCGCCGCTCCAGTAATTACAGATCCACAAAGGTAAAGCCACAGGCACCTAAGCCAAAGGTAGAGCCGGTAGCTGTGCCTAAGCGAAAGGCTGTGCCATTGCCTGGTGCAGCTACTGGCGATACTGGTTCGCTACTTGCTGCTGCCCTTAAGGCCAAGGTGAGGTTGTTAAAGCATCTGCTAGATGTTGTTGGTAATCCAGTAAGTGTTAGTGTAGAGGTACACGATGACCAATGGGTACTGCTTGTTCATGGGCCTAGGCCACCAATGAAGTACTTTGATGACTATAAGGTCTTTTGGGCTCGTAGCAAGGTATTAGCTGGACAAAAATAATGCATAGCTTGGCTCAAAACTCGGTCATTCTGGACACGGAGACACTCGGACTTTCTAGAGGTGAGGGTCTACACGAGGTAGCTGTATATGATCTGGCTACCAACCAAGCACATGAGCTACTACTTACTCCCAATAGAGTGGTTGTGCAGGCAAAGACTAAGCAAGAGCATACTAGATTAGCTACCAGTGCATTAGACGAACATAAGCTAGAGAGAGCTAAAAAGTGGCTTAGTATAATCAGGCGCAACCTGATCAGCGAAGGCCAAGAGGTACCGTATAATAAGTTACTGTCGGTACTAAAGAGTACAAAGCCATGGCTTTACGAGGCGTTGCAAAACCATCCACATCTACTTGGCAAGCCAGATGTTTCTGCAGATGAGCGAGCAAAGGCCTTGGGTTTGGTTAAGCTAAGTACCAGGACTATTGAGCCACATGAACTTTCAGCTGCTCTTAAACCTTTGGTTGCAGGCAAGACCATCTGGGGTGCCAACGTAGCATTCGATGCCAAGGCTCTTGGTGCAGTATTTGGTGGTGCTGCCGCTGCTGGCCATGTGCAAGACTTTAAAACCATGTTAGAAACTCATGGGCCTACTACCGATCCACTTTACGTTACCGGCGTAGAGGTTAATAGGGCCAGAGCACTAGCTCAGGAGTCAGGAGACTGGACTGGAGTATGGAAGGCCTATAAGGCAAATGCGCCCAAAGCAGGGGAGACTGCAGTAAGAGATATACAGGATGTACTGCGGGCTATGATGAGCTATGGCAAAAAGCTCGGGCTTGTTCAGGCAGATGATGTCTACTGGGGTACGGGTCTAGATGTCGTTTATAGGCTTATGGGTTCGGTGCATGACAAGAACTACCTTACTCACAAGGAAGCGCATAGAGCCGTAGAAGATTCAGTAAAACACAGTCGCTATATCTTAGAGCGGGCCCTGACCTGGACTGAGGCGCTAGAGAGTGTATTTGATGGTCAGAATGTTGGTCACGATCTGGTAAAGATGGCTAAGAGTAAGCAGGGGGCCCTATATGAGGTAGCTGCGTACTTCAATAAGTTACAGGTACTCAAACCAGAGCTACTCAGGTCTTCGTTGGTACAACGTATCGGGCGTGGGGCTGTCGATATAGTTGAGCAACAGGCTACGTGGCAACGAAATGGTATAGAGGCCACTAGGCTGTTGACTCAAACAACGCCTAGTGGTAAGCAGGTACAGGTACCAGTCAATATGAGCAAGCGGGTACGTCTTGGCTCGCTAGATGAACTAGGTGCATTTCTTACAGCTGAAAATCGATATGGCCAGGATCCTACTGAACTTATAGAGCAGTTCAAGGGCCTGATCTCCTCTGGCACCTCAGCGCAAAAGAAGCAAGCAATAGCACAGCTACTACATACGGAAACATCAGGAGCTATAGATAAGGCTATAGCTAAGCACATGCAGGTACTGGAGTCTAATGTTGTAGAACCGGGGCTTAGGTCTATCAGGGCCTCTCAGATGACCAAACAGCTGTCAACGTTGCCAATGCCCAAGATGGCTTCAGTCGCAGCTATGGCTGGGGTTAGTTTAGCAGCAGTATCAATAGTTGGTAGACTGTGGCAAGAGCAGGGTCGCCAAAGACAAACTCCTGGTAACCCATCGGTAGTTTCTTACAACTATCAACAGTGGTTAGCTCATCAACAAGAGTTCTATGACATGGATTCAGGAGACCATGAGAATGGACTGCTGGCTCAGATGCGTCATCGCTCAACAGACTTTGGTTCCCCTTATCAAGGACCTGTTGGTTCCAGCATGGTGTTCCATGATCAGCAGCTGCTAGAAGAGCGGGAAAAGTGGTTACGGGCGCAGTATGGTGTACGTCACTTTGATCCAGAGGTTGGGCTTTTTGGTATCAACAGTGTGTTCAATCGTGCACGACATCTAGGTTATAGGTATCTGCCAGGTGGCGAGTCTGTTAAGGACGGCTATGCGGGCTTAAGAGGCCGAAACCTGATGAGTGTAAATCTTGGACAGGGTAATTGGCGAATCTCTGTTCAAGATGCTGATACTGTTGTTGTCAAGAAGGCTGGAATTAGAGGTCGTATAGCAGATTTGTTTGGTATGAATGCTGGCTATAGTTTTCGTTTAGCTGGTATTGACGCTCCAGAAACAGAACATGGTGGGCGCCGAGGTGGAGCACAGCCCCATGCAGAGCAGTCTATTCAAGGCCTTAAGGCCATGTTGGCACAGGCTGGTAGCCTTCAACTTGTTTTTGACCCTATGCAAACAACCTATGGTCGTGGCCTAGGTGTTCTTGTATCTGACAAGGGCAACATTAACTACGAGCTAGTTAGAAGAGGTTTAACTGGACACCTCCCATTCGGTAAGTCAGATGAGGCTATGATCGACTATCGGGCACTAAAATCTATGGAAACACGAGCTGCCACCGCTCATCGGGGTATGTGGGCCCAGCCTTTTTGGCAAGCTATGTATGATGTGAGTGCAGCAAGTGGCAGTCGACCAACGTTCAACACCCTTACACAGTCAGATAAGATTGTGCAAAACATAAGTACTATGGATACTGTGGCGTTAATGGAGCAGGCGCAAGCACAGGGAATGTATAGCACCGCCATGGCTTTAGAAGCATCTAGGATTGGTAAGTTCTCTCATCAGGGAGTAGATAATGTTAGGCCAGCGGTAACTGGCTCCAGTACAGCATTTTATAACTCTTATCTACATGAGGCACTAGTTGATACCAGTCAGTGGATGAAGACACATGGTAGTGGTAATAAGCCGAATCCTGTTAGTCGAAGGAATAACTATGGTAAGTTAGATAAGGCTCTTGTTATTGATAGTATGGGCAACACAACTTCTTCTTGGAGTAGAAGGAGATATAATGCTATGAATCAGTATGGGCCAGACTTAGATCGTAAGTATAAGATGATGCTTGAGCAACAGCAAATTAACAACACGTTATTTGATTCACAAATTAACCACCATAGGATGCAATAATGAATTCATTTATAAGGCGAGCTGTTGGCAATAGTATGGAAGATATGCAGATTGGGCTTTTGCAGTCTATCGGTGGTGATTTACTTCGTCGCGAACCAGATGGTACAGTTGTTAGCTCTTTGTTTGGTTTTGAGGTTCCAGTAAAGCCCGGTGTGGGTATTGGTAAGGGCTCTTATACTGGGGCCGGTGGTAAGCTTGGAATGGGACTGGGAGCTGCTGCTCTGGGTGGAACTGTATGGGATGCTTATCATGGTTATCAAGATCGAGGGTTAGTCGGGGCTGGTAGAGCCATAGCACTTAATGTGGCTCTTAATGCTGCGCTAGCTAAGCATGGTCACACTATCGAGAATATAGCGGGGGTCGCAACCTATAATCCAGGTAGATTTATTACCGCCACGCAATTAGCTAAACTTGGTAAGGTGGGTAAGGTAGCTGGTAATGCTGCCAACCTTACAGACTTCTTATTGAGAGGCCTATGGGGTAGTGCTATTGGTGAAGGTGTAGCTGGAGCTTTAGGTGGAGGTTTATTTAGCACCCCCTTTGGTATGGCTGGATCTTCCATTGGCGCCCGTATAGGTCTAAGGGGAACGGTAGCCATGATGGGTGTTGGAGCTGTGGTTGGGACCGGATACTTGGCTGCTAAGGCTGGAGCCTCGGTACTTAAAGCTGGATACAGGCATACGCAAACAAAGAAGATGATAAATACAGATGGTGATATGAGTTCGTTCATGACGCAGAATGCATTTACTCAAAGAGCTAGGGCCGTCGCTGCAATAAGTAAGTCGCATATGAACGCTCGCTCGGCGCTCGGACAAGAGGCGAGTTTTTTGTCGATGCCTTCGCGTAACTATCACTCTAATTACAGGATGTAGTAAATGAATGCGCAGTTAGAAGAGCAAATAAAGAGTAAGCTATTTACAGCCAACGAATATGGCTATGTACATAGAGATCTAGATGCTGAATTAGATGCATCAGAAATTGATTATCTGGTAAAAGAGTATGGAATAGAAACGACTTATTCTTATAGTGGTGACACTCAAGTTCCCTTAAGGCCAATGTGTATTAACTGTAAGGCCAGCCATATCTTCAAATACAAGGATCATCCCAACACAACTACAAATCATGGCTTTGAGATAGATTGTAAAGGGGTGCCAAGAGCTTTGCCACCGGGGACTGCACAACTAATTGATAAGTATGCTACAGAAAATGCAGTAGATAGAGAGAAAGCAAAGAAGATTATTTCTGCAACCATTGATCCTGTAGCTTGGTTTGAGTTGATGTTTAACTTTAATGTTGAGGGCCCAGATGGCGAGAAGGAAGAGGTTCGCTCATATCAAAAGGAAGAGCTACGGTGCACGGCAAAGAGAAGAGCACTAAGATGGGGACGTCGATCTGGTAAAACCTTTATTGCTTGTGCCATGTTGCTTTACTCTATTTTTAATAGAAAGTATTTAGATGGTTTTGATGAGCGAGGTGAGCCTAAGTATAGGGGGCCGGTTATTCTGGTAGCAACACCATTTCAGTCCCAGCTTGTAAACGTGTTTGAGCAGTTAGAGAAACTACTTAACAAGCAGATCTCTTTACGTGAACAGGTTACTACTGGTACAGCTGGTAACCTTTATGTTCAGAGTCCATTCTTTAGGATGGAGTTTTCTAATGGTGGAAAGATCTACGGGTTTGTGACCGGTGTAGAGATCAAGCAAGATGGTAGTGCTGGTGGCAGTATCCGTGGTCAGAGCGGCGACATAGTTTATATTGACGAAATGGATATGATTCCAGAAGATATTATTAAAAAGGTTATCATACCCATTCTATTTACTCATAAGCATACAGAATTTATAGTTAGTAGTACGCCTATTGGTAAGGCTGGCGAGTTTGCTAAATTCTGCAACGAAAGCCCCCGTTACCGTGAATCATACTTTCCGAGTACATGTTTGCCTTTCTGGGAAGATGTAAAGAAAGAACTTAGTGATGTAGATCCAAAAGACGACGGGTTTATCTCCGAATACATGGCTGGCTTTATTGAAAGTTCGAGCGGGGTATTCAAGAGCCTGTATGTATATGATGCAATGAGAGACTATGTGTATGCAGATGCTAGGTTAGATAATGCTAACTGGTGGCGAAATTTTGCTTCTGTCCCGAATCGTTCTGATCTTGTACACATAATTGGTATCGACTGGAATAAAAATGCGGGCTCTGAGTTTGTTGTGGTGTCCTATCATCCACCAAGTAATCAATATTGGATTTCTGAAGCTACGAATATTACAGCTAACTCGTTCTCATCGCTTAGCTTCAAAGATGAGGTTAAGAGACTAAATTATGTTTGGCAGCCGGCATATATATATGCTGACGAAGGATATGGCCATACAATTATCGAAGATCTTCTTTATGAATCACAACAGGTGTTACTCAAGGGACCAAAGACATTACTAGAACAACAGTTGGCTAAGCTTTCTACCAGGTTGAAGAGTTTTAACTTTTCTCAAAGGGTTGAGTTAAAAAATCCCTTTGACGGTACGGCTATAGAAAGAACAGGCAAAGAGTTCTTAGTTGAGAATGCTGTTAGGGTATTTGAATCCGGGAACCTAAGAATACCTGTATCTGATAATGTGTTAAGAAAACAATTGACCAACTACGTGGTGCTTCGTAGGCACCCCTCTAATAATCGTCCAGTATACGGTATGAAGTCTGAGAGTGTTGGCGACCATAGACTGGATGCCTTTATGTTGGCTCTTGGTGGTATATTCTTAGAGCTAAATCCACTATATTCTCGTAACTTTTGGCAAGGAAAGAATAACTTTAGGCAAATGGTTAGGACACCGTTGTCAGAAGAAAATCTTAGTGAGCAGCAATTCAATAATTATAGAATTCTGTCAAAGAAGCTTGGGGGCACTTCAGATCTTAATAGTCGAACCAGATCGGAAATCCCACAAAGTAAAGCCACCCAAAATGTTTATGAGACTTTTATAAGACAGGCAAATCACAATACGTATGACCCAGAAAAAACTAGACCTTCTAAATCGATACCTGTTAGTCCTGTAGCTAAAATAGGTATAATCAACAGGCAACGAATTAAACGGGGTGTCCCATGGCAAACTTAGCTAGTAGAGCACTTAGGTTGGCTGACCCAATGGCAGGTGTCATACCCTTTTCATCAAAACTTGGTATGGCAATATCTAGCGTAGCTGGCAATCAGCAGGCAGCTGGGCGCTCTGTAAGAGGGGCTATTGATGTGTTGCCAAGTCGCCCAGCAAGCCCTTCATTATTAGCCCGTGCAGGGCGAAGTGGTGCTAAGCAACCTCCGGTTCTTCCATCACAGCTAACCCCAGCGAACTCTACAGCTTTGCCTCGTTCGTCACGACTGATGGGACGCCCTCGGCCTCAGACTCCTGCACGAATTGCCATGGGTGGGGCAGCTTTGCCTTTTTCTCCTCCCCCAATTGCTACACCGGCTCCAAGTGGTCTAGCTTATAAAAGAAACATGGGACCGCTCAATATGCCAAGACCTAGTATTGGAAAGCCAATTAGTGCAGCTGGGGTTCCTACCCTAGGTGCTAATTCTGGATTAGGATCTATCGCTTTGGCTGGGGCTCTTGGTGGAATAATTGGTGGATATTCTAGTGGTGATATGTGGGGGGCAGCTAAAGGTGCATTTGGTGGTGCTTTTTTGGGAGCGATAGCTGGTGGTGGCATTCCATATGCGTATAAGTATGGAGCAGATATGGCTTTGTCTGTTAAGGGAGTTAGTCAGTATAGTGATAGTATTGTTCGGGTCGGACAAACTTTAAATACTGCAGATTCACGTAGAGCTTTATTTGCTGCTGGTGGTATGCTTGGTGGCGTTGCTTTTGGTGGCAGTCGTAATAGTCGGAGAGGGTTCAATAAGGATCGCGGGTCACGAATAGGGAGATAGAGATGGGTCTTGGACTTTATAACTCAGATCAAGAATTGTTTACGGGTTCTCAAAAATTCAGACCCGTAATTGATGGCAATCTGGGTGGGACACACGAAGAAAAGATTTATATAAGAAACGACAGTGTTACCCAGTATTTTATTGGCATTACTCTAGCGCTAATAAGTACTGCTTATGATGGTGTAGGAGAGAATGGCTATTCTGGAATAGGATTTAAGTTTATAAGTGGGGAGCGGCGCCCAACAGAGGCCGAATGGGATGAAGCCGTATCTGGAGCAACAATAACTATACCAGATATTGGTACAGTAGATGCTGCTGACACCTATACATACTATCCTGTTTGGGTAAGAGTTTATGTTCCCGGTAATACAGACGCATCTGTAATTGAGAACTTTATTCTTAGACTCTATTACTTTCCCAAGATAGTGGGGGCCTAGTGGGCACTATAGATACGGTTAAGAGAGAAAAGCTTAACTATCGTCTACTAACCAGTAACTATCCTTCTGATTTGGTCCCCCAAATTCTTGATATGCCGTCTTCTCTTGATCCCGAGGATATTGTTGCAACACCTAGCTCCAAACAAGCTTCTAGAGAAGTAGATACTAAGATCACAAGAGGTGTTAATCCCAATGATATTCCCGTGCCCCTTACAGAGGCACAAGCAGCAGCTGCTGACTTAAGAATTAAAACTGCTCTTGCAAATATTGGTGTGGCTAGACAAAAAATAAAGGACCTAAGACTAGAATTAGATAAAAAGATTAAAGATCTTAATAATGAATCTACTTCCTTTTCTATAGATATTAAGGGCAAACCAAGATTGGTTCGTGCTATAAAGAAGCTCTGGGGAGAAAAGAAAACCGAGATTACTTTTGATATGTATAAGGAATTGCTAGAAGCAAAGCAGATTCTTGAAAAACAAGAGGTAAAGAATTTCTCTTCGGGTAAGATTAAGAGGTAGTTATGGGATTTTTAGAACGTGGAATCAAAGGTGATGAAACCGATACCTCTGCAGATCTTGAAGAGCAGTACGAGCGACTCTTTCCGAAGATTGGCCGAGACTTCGTTTATCGTGAAGATCTTGAAGGTCTTCTAACTAAGATTATCCAAATACTTGATCCAACAGGTGTATTTGGTTTGTCTTTGGATGATTCTGCTGCAAAGAGTAAAGCTCATGAGTACAAAAGAGTTTTAGATAAGGGAAAAGATGGAACTAAGATTTATAATGATCTTATTAAGCTAGATGAGGATGAATAATGTCTATTGATATAAGTGATCCCCTAGCTTATGAATACGTTTCGATGCTGGTTGGAGAGTATGAAGAATCTGCTTTAAGTGGTGGTAATCGCTCTGGTGTTATGGCTGTTATGTATGGTTCAACCTATACTCCAGAGCATGTTTTGGACGCTCAGGAAAGTTCTTTGTCTAGGGTAGATAAAACTCGTGAGTTCCTTTCTGGTAAGGGACAGGGAATTACGCTAGTTGATCAAGATGTAGACATGATGGAGCTTTTTGGTGGAGACGATACTGCATTTGCTAACTATATAGAAGAATGTTTAAACTGCAATCTTAGACTGCAGTTTGACTGGCAACTAAAGCCCTTCAATCTACTTGGACCAATAGAAGATTTCTTAAAAGATTTGCTAGCTAGTATTGACAGACTTAAAGCTAGATTAGATCCATGGAAGAATCTTGAAGAGATTTGCAATTTATTAAATGCGCTAAAGCCATTTTGTCCACAAGATTTGATATTGCTTTTGATGTCTCTAAAGATGCTGTTAAAGAAATATCTGCTTAATGTTCTTCAGATTAAAATAGATTGGACTACATTGCTTGGCCCCTTATTAAAGGCACTGTTACAGGCCATTACAGATCTACTAGATAATCTATTTGCACTAATTGCAGCTCCAATTGACTGTGCTCTTTCTGGCCTAAAGTTATCAAATGACCTGTATAAGCAAACACTTTCATTTATTAACGAAGTAAAGAATGCTGGCTCTCAGATAGGTGCTTCTTTTGAACAACTAAAATCAGAAGGAACAGATAGTGTTTTTAATGAAGACCTTAGTGGAATCCTCTATAAGGAAGCAGAGTGGGTGCCTCCGCATCAAGATGCCGATCAAAACTACGAGGCATTACCTGGCCTTAAAGACCCTGAAGTAGGATATCTTGATGTCGATACTAGAGTTGATGGCAAGCCAGACTCTACTAACAGTTTAGATATTCCTGCTGGATTTGTGTTAACCACAGATATGACTGTTCTTGATGGCCTCAAAGATCCTACTTTTATTAACAGTACACCTATTGATAAGATAATTCTTCCAATCCAAGAAGCCCTTGCTTGGATTAAGGAGCTTTATCGTAATTTTGTTGGGGCTCTTGAGAGCCTTGCTTCTTTGTGTTCTGGAAGCATTAGCGTCAACTTTGATAATCTTGGGGTTCTTCTATTCATTCTTGATATGATTAGCTTAATAATGATGATTATTAAGCTTTTAAAGACTAATAAGAATATCAGTGATTGGTGTTCGCTCTTAGAAGACAATCCAGAAATACTTGAAAGTCAGCTTCGAAGTAAGTATGGTTCTAAGGTTAGTGTTACCAGTAATCCTACTGATAGTAAGGAGTTGCTTATTAGACAAGGTCCAGATATAGTTGGTGTGGTTAAAACTTGTGCGAACTCTCGCTCAAATGAAAATAGCGATCTCATTAACCAATGGATTAAACAACTTGATCAACGAGGGCTTGCGTAATGTTAGCTGACTTATTGAATTATGTATTGGAGAAAAGAATTCCAGTTGAAGATGCTCCTACTAAAAACAGGAATAGTGTCCCAGCTGTTAAAGCAACGAGTTCATCATCCAAGCTAAAAAGAATTATTCCAAAAGTACTTACTTATGATAAGCCTAGAATGACAGCAGATTGGATCAAGCCTGAGTATGATTTTACTGCTCTACAGGTTGCTCAGCAAGCGGACTCAATTTTACTGAGAAGTATCAAGAAAAAGATTGATCGACTTTTAGTTGCTGGGTTTGAATTTGTAAGTACCAACAATGAGGAAGCGCTTTCATATATCAAGAGACGTATCTCCGAAATAGAGATTGTTTCCAACACTCCGTTTGAACTTCTTATTTCACAAACAGCAGAAGATTTATGTCGGCAAAAGAATGCTTTGTGGGTAAAAAGTAGAAGCCAAGATTCATCTAGTGGAAAGTCTAGAATAGATTTAGATGGTAAGACTCTTATACCTGTTGCGGCCTATACACTGGTTCCTTTTGGAACAGTAGAGTTTAAGCCTAATAAATGGGGTGGTATTAAGAAGTTCCGGCAGGTTTTGCCAGATGGAGATACAAGAGAATATTTCCCAGCGGATGTCGTTTATTTTTATGCTGATAAGAAAGCTGGGTTTTTGGCTGGAACTCCTGATCTTTTACCAGCACTAGATGATATAGCTCTTCTTCGTCGGATTGAAGAGAATATTGAAGACCTTGTAGAAACGTCACTCTTTCCTGTTTACCATTTTAAAATTGGTAACAATGATATGCCAGAACGAGTTAGTCCTGAAGGAAAGTTTGAATCTGAGATATTAGAGCGAAAGATTAAATATATGGATCCTGGCGGCGTGATTGTTTCTGACCACCGACTAGAGATAGAGGCCATTGGTTCTGAAGGGAAGGCTTTAAATATTGAAGCATATACAGCTTATTTCTTAGATCGGGCGACTATTGCTGCGGGAACTACCAAGATTGACCTTGGTGTTGGTGGTGATGCTAATAAGAGTACAGCCAATACACTTTCCAAGACCACAATACTTGATGTTGAAGCTATCCAGAGAATTCTAAAAATTTTCATTGAGTTTTATGTTATCCGAGAGCTTCTATTTGAAGGTGGGTTTAATCCACTTAATGAAGAAGATATGGTACATATACGATTTGGGGTTATTGACAAGGATGAGCGACTAGCTTATGAAAATGCACAGGTGCAGGCTGTGACCAATAACCTTATTACTGTTAATGAGGGTCGCAAGAATATCGGCTATGCCCCTTATGCAGAATCAGATATGGAGACTACTTATTATAAGTTATTCGAAGAGCCAGCTATTTTGGCAAAGAGTATGGTAGCTGGTAGTGCAGCTGGCCAAGCTCTGTCTGGAATGAGTCAGTCTAATGTTACTCCTGAGCATGTTGCTTCTGAAAAGCAACATGCCATTAAGCTTGGAAAACAAAGTGCCCGATCTACGGGCCGACCGACTTCATCTAAATCTGGTGGAGCTGTAGCTAATCGTGCTAAACCAGCCAACCAGCATGGTTCTCGACCAGCCCCAAAACTAAATCGTGATATTGGCTTGAGTATAGCTGGGGAACTTGTTAACATCTCCTTAGATTTTGAGCCTACTACTAAACAACTATTAGAGTGGGTTCAGGTTGTTGAAGATAGAGTCACTCTAATCAACAATCCAAATATTGCTGTGCAAACCATTGCAAACAACTTATTATATAGGCTTATAAATGAGTAAGGTTAAAGAGTTAAATATAAAGAACTTTGTTACTGTAGATCTTCAAGATGCTAAGGAAAAGCTTGCTGGCAAAGATAAGCTCCGCCCACTTCTTGTTGACCTAGAATTTAGTGCAAGTGGCAAGGTAATTAATCGTCGAATTTATCCTCCTGCTGGACATAAGGCTGGACTAGATAGCTGGCTTAAGCCATATCCGAAACCAGTTTTGGTTCATCATGACTCCTCTAAAGATCCTATTGGTAGAGTTCACTCTATTAGATGGGAAGATACTGAGGATAAGGCACTTGCTTTTCTTGGTGGAGATTTGGGGGCGCTGGCAGAAATTAAGCGTGCTTTTGCAACAAATGATGCTAAAGTAATTAGCAAAACATTAAAGAGATACAATGCCTTAAGTGATAAATGGCCAGGTCTCGGTCGGTTAGTCGGAAAGGTTAAGATCGTTGATCTTGAAGCGGTACAAAAGTTCTTAGATGAAAGATACTTAACCTTTTCTGCTGGCCAGAGTACAGATCAATGGGTATGTATGAGTTGTGGTAATGACTGGCAAGCTGGTGCTATCTGCGACCATCGCCCAGGTGAAAAAGATGAAGACGGAAACACTGTTTTGTTCCTTTGTGGCAATATGCACGGAAAAGAAATTTCTGTAGAGCATGAACCAGCAAACGATACGAGTGTTGTTCTAAATATGGAATTTCAAGATAATGATGGTAATGATGCGCAGATAGTATTAAATCTTACTGATGCTACAGAACCAGTAACAAAACTAGAAGTTAACTTTGAATTGGAGTCAGATATGAATCTTAATGATCTAGCTATTCTAGAGATTAAGACTGTTATTGAGCTGCTTTCTGATGATGCTAAACTTCAAGAGTTTAAAGATGCCTTAAGTGGAGACTCTGCTTTTGAGGTATCTTGGCTTATTAAGATGCATGATGCTCTTCACAGTCAATATGATTATGAGCTTAAGTGGAGAGATCCTAAAGACCTAAGTGTCCCTGTTGGAGTATTCAAACTTCACGGACTACTACATGATCTCGCTATGGAGAAAAATTTTCGGGATGCGGTATCTAATGGTCAATTAGACTTTTATGGACCCGATGGGACTAAGTCTGAAGAGTATCTAATTAAGATGCCTAGTGAGCAAACTGAAGATAAGTTTGACGAAGATAGTTTAGTCTCAAAGATAGTTGATCGGCTAAAATCTGAGGTGATTGGTGCGAAAGAAGAAGAAAAAGATGAAGTCGAGGTACTAGATGAGGAGTGTCCATCTGTAGAAGATGAAGATATTGATTGGGTTCTGATGGATCTTGCTCTTGATACTGAGGTTGGAGATGCAAAACTTTCCACAGAGAAAAGAAATGATTTGCCCAAGGGAAGTTTTTGTGGTCCAGATAGATCCTTTCCTGTACCAGACTGCGCTCATGTAACAGCTGCTCGTCGTTTGGTTGGCAGAGCCAAACTTACTGCTGATCAAAAGGCAAAAGTACTAGCCTGTGTTAACAAAAAAGCAAAGAGCCTTGGGTGTGATTCTGAAGACTCTTCTGCGACTCCCGCTATTAAAGATTGCGAGTGTAAAGATTATGATAAGGTAGTTGCCGATCATAATAATTTAAAGAATGATTATACCAAGGCACTTCAAGATATTGAGCAACTAACGGCACACTTAAATGCTTTTGGTAAGGCCCTTGCTCAAAAAGTTGAGCCATCTAAAAATATAGATGGAATAAAACTTGACGAATTGCTTGATTGGTTTAGTAATATTGTGGTATCTGACAATACTATAGAGAGTAAAGAGGAAGAAGTTCTTGAGCATCCTGCAAAAGAACTAAAGCCTCTAGACGATTCAAAACCACAAAAGAAGTCTTTGGACACTCTGGGTGGTTACGAAAAGAGAGTAGTAAGTTTCTATCGTAGAATACAACAAGACGAAAGTGCAGCAATTGCCGATAGGTATTTAGCTCAATGTCGTCAGTACCTACCAGATAATTTTAATCCAGAAGATTATGAGTAAAAGGAGTAATTAATGGCTCAAACTAGATATTCGGCCCAATTTAAAGTTCGGGAAGATATCCTTGATAGCATTACCCCTCTTAACATGGTCCAGGATGACGCTCAGCGTCCATCTGGACCATGGAGAGTAGCTGCATGGCTGCCAGTTCAGTTTACTAAGAGCAATACTAGTGCTGGTACTGATGCGTTTGTTATCTCGGCTTTCAAACCCGTTGCTTTTAGCACAGAGGGCCACGTTGTTCCAGCAGGTATGCGTACTGCACTTGGTGGAAATTCTTCGTCTGGCGTTTTTGCCGGTGATGTTCTGACATACACATCTGATGATGTTTCCTATGGTGTTATTGACCTTACAACTGGCGAGGCCGTAACAGCTCCCATTGCATATAGCGGTGAGGAAGTTTGTGATGCGCTAATAACTCGTGGACTTGTTCTAGAGTCTGATGCTACTGGTGCTGGTGCTACTGTTCCCGTTGCTGCAGACGCGGATGTCAACAAAGTAATCGATCTCTTTGTATCGGAAGCAATAGGGTTTGTTCTACAGGATGTTTATGTTTGGTCGGGTCGTCCAGAAGATGGTGATCAGGTCTTCTTAAACTACAGTATGCAAGATCGCATTATGTTCTACACTGAAGGTCAGTTGCGTCTTCCACAGCGTGTGGCGGGAAGTACCTCTAGCGATAGCTTTACTGTAGCTACACTAGATGGTGGTGGCTCTACTGTGTTCGCAGCTGGATCGATGATTGCAGCTGGTGAATACTGGGATGCATCAAACTTTACACAGCTAACACGTTATTCGGCGGTAGATTCTGCTGTTGATGTAGTCGCATTAGGTCTAGCACAGCGGCCAGTTGCCAAGATTACAGATCGTACACCAATGAGCTGCAATCGTTCTGGTGTGTTGGTTCGTGAACGGTCTAGCGTAACAGCGGTTACCAAAGAAGGTGACTTCTTCCTTGACGCTGAAGTTGGAGTATTGTTCCTACATCAGGATACTTGGGATACCCTCGTTGCCCTAGGTGTTGTTGCTACAACATTTACATATAAGTACTACACTGATACTGGTCTTGCTACCGGTCAACGGTTCCCTCACTTTGATGGTCCTTGCCGTCCTGGTGACTTCGTAACCGTAGATGCTCAGAGTAACTTTACAAAAGCGAGCAGTGCTGTAGTCAGTGCTGGTCTATCCTGTGGACGCGTTCTAGAGGTTCGTACAGAGCCATATGCAAATATGGACCTTGTTAAGAGTGCCTGGACCCAGACTGGGTTTAGCAAAACTTCTAAGATGCCCGGTTCAGCTACAAAAGGCTTTAGCGATCTCATTACTCTAAGTGATGAAGTAGTTGCTGACAAAGTAGTTGTAATTAACTTCAAGGCCCCTCACTAAAAAAGGAGATTCTAAAAAATGTTTAATCTTAAATTAGTAGATGGCCAAGAATTTCCACTTCCTACAGATGAGAAGAAAGCTAGTAAGGCTTTAGCTCATGCTCTTTTGAATAAGGGTCGCGTTCCCGGTGCTGAGGTTTCTCTAGACTGGAAAGATTTTGCAAATAAAGTCTTTACAAGAGATACAGTTTCCGCATCGCATCTTCGCCCCCTTCTTCAGGTTTCTACCCAGGAGGCTATGAGAGAGCCGCTAGAGCCAATTCAGGTTCTAACTGGACTCTTTAATAGAGTTGCTGTTCAGGGTATGGAAGTTCGAGTAATTCAAGGCGCTATTGGTGCAGCACTTTATGCTGATGATATTCCAGAAGCTGGTACATATCCTCAGGGCAATATTCAGGTTGGTGGCGGCATGCAGACTGCTGCTATCGGTAAGGCAGGTCTTCAGGTCTCCTTTACTGCTGAAGCTCTAAAGTACTGCACATGGGATATAATGAGCCTAAACCTTCGCTATATGAGAGATGCCCTTGTTCGTCACAAGGAGCGGAAGGCCTCTGCTATTCTTCGTGAGCTAGGAACCGAACTATTCAATAACACTTCTCCCAGCACAAGCCTTTTTGGTACCTGTACTGGTCGTGGTTTGGATATGGCGGCTAATGGTTCTGCTACAGCTGATGATATCTTCCGTGCTGCCTCTCACATGGCAGAGGAAGGTTTCTGGCCAGATCTTTTGATCGTTCATCCTCAGACTGCATTTATGTGGCTACAAGACCCAGTTCTTCGTAACCTCTTTATGGTTGGTCAAGGTAGTGAGTGGTTTAATAGATGGCAGGGTGTTATCGGTCCAACCGATCCATGGAGCAATGGTTCTATGGGTATCTCTGGTCCTTCGCATGGTAATGCGATTACACCTGTTGGTGCTGTCTCTGGTGGCACTCCCAATGGTATTGCTGGTCGTGAATGGGGTATGAACTCTACTCCAACAATGCCAGGCTACTTTGGTTGGCCAATGAGAGTAGTAGCATCTCCATTGATGCCTTACGATGTTGAAAGCGGGCTAACAGATATCTTCCTCGCTTCCAGTGGTAACATTGGTATTCTAATGCAGGAAGAGGACCCTGTTACAGCTAGCTGGACACAAGAAAGCAATGATGTTGTATACACAAAGATTATGGAGCGTTATGCATTCCATATTGGTAACGAAGGTCAGGCAGTCGGTCTAATCAAGAATGTACCTGCTCGGTCTCGTAACTACTGGGATGGTACAATTACTGCCCAGACTCTTGGTATTACTTCTGAAATTGATCAGACAGTTGCTGTACCTGGTCTCTAAGCTAAGTAAGTAAATCTTTAAGGGGGCCCGACTATTAAGTTGTGGCCCCCTTTTTGTATTATAGGTTAGGAGACAGAATGAGTTGGTTCGTATTTGATGACTCGATATCTAAAGAAAATATAAATGATTTTGAATTAGAGCCAGAAGGCGGATTAATTTTTCGAGATATCAAGGTTGAGGAAGAGTTCTCTATTATCTTTTTAAAGCTTGAGGATGAACAACAAGATGGCAGCTCCGACACTACTAAGCACGTACCCAGCTGATGGAGACTCTGGCATTCCTACCGGCACCCCTATTGTTTTACAGTTTGATCGGGGTGTTGATTTACTTAGTATTAAAGACTATATAGTTCTATATGGCCCTGATTTTGATCAGACCAGTGGAGCTGATAGTGTTTTATTTGTAGATCAAGATACCGGAGATAACCCGTTTTTCCTTCGCTCTCCCGGATTTAAAGGTCTTGTTGATATCAGAATTATAGCAGAGTATCTAGATTTAGATACCCAAACTGTTGTTAATCAAGTCATTACTAGCGAGGTTGATGAGACTAGCTATGGGGCTGCTGGGATAGGACATAAGATTTCAATCTTACCGGTAACTGGATTGTTTGCTCCTGATACCACTTATGTTTTGCATATTCTTGGTGATCCAGATTCTCAAGGAACTGGTGTTAGTTCAAGAACAGTCTTCGATGTTGTTCCTAATGGTGGAAATCTTTCGGATACCGGAAAGGTATATATTGATGGTTCCTATACTGGTCCAGACGTAGACACTCTTAATATTCAAATAACTACTGCTGGTGATATTGGTATAGCTAAGTATAAGTATTGGTTTACTTCTGAGGGGGAGCCAAGTTCAGTTTATGATAAGTTAACAAATCGGAGAAACCGATCACTATCTAAAGGGCTACAGGTTCGATTTGGTGGTGAAGGTTTTGCTTTGGGAGATACATTTGAGATCAATGTTGAGCCCGCGCAAAGACTAGCAACTAATACTCAAGTAACCTTTACTACCAATGACGGTAGTTATACTGCTGCTCCAAGTAGCCCAAGTACACCAGCTACAAGTGAGCCTCCAAGTACAGTACTTCCTCCCGCACCAGGAGAAGAGACTACAAGCAGCCGGCTTCAGATAGAGGAGATGATACCTGCTGATGGTGCCTTTAATGTCTCAACAAATACCAGACAAATTATTGTTATTTTTAGCGAGCCATTAGATTCATCAACTGTAAGTGGACAAAGTATTAGATTGTGGAGGTATCCAGTTTTGGGTTATTTTGAAGGTGAAAATGAACCAGTTGAGTTACAGAAAAAAGTTACTGTTAGTAGCAATATCTTAACTATTGATTTCTAGGAGATTAAGCAATGGCTTACTATGGGCGATATGGAACCTTAGATGGTAATACCGTAACTCTAAGGGCAGTATTTACTGATGATACTGGAGCATTCGTTACTCCTAGTTCTCCGGTAGTCTATATTTATGACTCTACTGTAGACTCAGATCTTATTGATCAGGAGGCTGAAGCTTCTACTTTTACTTCTGCTTATGCAGGCCCCCTCACACCAACTCAGATGGCGCTTGGACTATACCAACTACAATACGATATCCCAGTTGATGCTGAGGCTGGCACCTGGCATGATGTTTGGGTCGGGTCTATAAATAGTACAACAGAATACTCAATCTTAAATTTCTCTGTTATTAATGGAGCTATTCCAAGTGAACAAAAGATTGTAGAAAATGACTTTGTCATTGTTGAGTTTGATGAGACTGTTGCTAGTTATACTGGATTGACTCTTGGAGAGGATATTCAGATGGGGTTTACCACCAGACTAACTCCCTACTATGCATCTATCGATCTTGTTCGTATGGAAGTTGGCCCCTGGATAGATTTTATTCCAGATATTACACTGGCAATGATGATTCACTGGGCCAGTAAAGAAGCCGATTTTACAGTTTGCAAATCCCCAAATGATTCCGAAAGATTAAGATTTGCTCTTGCTAAGTTTGTAATCTTTGATACTGCTTTAAGAACATTGTTCTTACCTGGAGCCAGTAACTATCAGCCAACTGCGGGCTCTGGAGCCACAAAGTGGCTTGGAGATCTTCGTATTGTTGCTGGTGCTGGAAGTCAGCTAGCTAAAACAGCAAGTGGTATAGATATGGAGACTATTGGACATATGCGCAAAGAGCGTAGCGAGTGGTTCCGGGTTATTAATGCTGGTGCAAATATTACTTACGGGCAATCTTATGGTTATTCTACTCCTGTAAAAGGTGAGTGGAATCCAGATAAAAGGCTTACTGGAAGGCTTTGGCTGGACCCTGATTGCTATACATATAGTAAGCCTGGTATTAATACGAAGGTATTACCATATGGTTCGAAGAAGGGTAAATTCTATTATCAAAATAGATCTACAATGGTAGGGTAGTTATGTTTCAGAGCAAGCGGTCTTTATTCCCAACAACTACTAATGATCCTGGTCGACTATGGCAGCAACCTTATTCACAAGCAGGGGGTAACTCTCCCAGCACCCCTACTAGTGCAGAGATAGATCTTCGTGCGGAACTAGATGAGTTATTCTTTGGATATAAAAGTGGGATTCGGCATGGCTATCCATGTTTAATTAGACACCTTCGCCGCGATGCTAATAACAAGCCCATTGCTTGCACATGCTTGAATTCTTTAACCAGAGAGGCTGATCCTGATTGTAGTTACTGTTATGGGGAAGGATATCTTTTTGATGAAGAGTGGCATTGGACCTACAGTACCTATGGTGGAGCTGATGGTGGATTAATTAATCGTAATACTTGGATGCCTCCTGGAGCGGTAAGGGTAGACTTTAAGGTTTTCTACTTTCGCTACGATACGTCTATCTTTTATGGGGATAAGGTAGTTGAGGTAAAGATGGACGAAGAAGGAAATATCTTACAGCCAGTAGTTCGTTCAATTATCTATAGTCCACAGACAATTAATAAATTAAGAGCAGACAATTCTCGTATAGAGTTTATTACTGTATACTGTAGAGAAGAGTCTGCACTGAGGCTAGATGATGTCGATTAGAGAAGACTCTGTTCTTAGTGAAAGTGTCCGACCAGATCTACTCGAAGAGGTAGATAATAACTTTTTAGTTGCTATCGCAGACGGTGGTAGCTTCAATTTTATTGAAGCTAGTGAGCTTAGTGATCCGTACTCCTTAGACATTAGCAGATATATTCCAAACCCACCAATTACTTATGAGGGATTTATAGACTTAGCTACACAGGTTATTGAGAATGCTCAGGAGCGAGCACAGATAAAGGTAGCTGAGCGTATAAAACTTGTCAAAGAATTTAACCCTGAGCAGTTTGGTGAGGGAGATGAGGTAGTTACTGTTAAACTTATGAATCGTGCACCGGCAAAAATGAGTGCAGATGGGACTAAGTTTAAGACCTCTACCTTTCGTCCTTATGATCAATTAATGGACCCTCGTTATCCTAATAAGGTTCTTGAGATTCAGTCTCGTCCGCTAGATCATAAAGTTCAGTTTGCAGTGTGGGCTAAAACATCTACCCTTGCTGATGCTAGGGCATTATGGCTAGAAAGACTTTTTATTCAGGAAACTTGGGTTTTCAAAAGTAAAGGTGCTAGTCTATTTCTCTGGGAAGATAGAAGCACAGATACATTCTGGCAACATGCTGGAGCTAGACTTCAGCAAAGAATTCTAAACTTCAAAGTAAGACTTCATGAATATCTTGTAGTTTTACATCCAACAATCAAACAGTTTAAACTTCAAATATCTAATAACATTAATTCCGATTAGGAGGAATAAATGCTTTTTAAAAATTCTCCTGGAGTACCAGCTGCATATTTAGATGGCAATCTAAAGCAAGTCGGTACAACTACCCAGCCAAAGATTCTTGTCTTGGGTTCCGGTACTAGTGGTATTTCATACGATGTGTATGATGTAACCAGTGCTGGTGCAGCCGAGAAAGAATTCGGAGCAAGTACCGAGCTTGCAAAAGGCATGCACGAGCTTCTAGGGCAGGATGCTAACAATATCTCTTTAATGAGAATTGGTGGCAAACAGGGTAGTTTTGTCTTTACTGACTCGGGTGCCAAAACATTAACAATTGTTCCAGAGAGTAGAGATAATACTATTCTTGATAGCTATGCTCTAATTATAGAGACAGTTGATGATGAGAATAGATATCTTATCTGGGATATCGATAATGAAGAGTGGGTTTTCGACAGTCTAGAAATTTTCTGTCTAAATGGTGATACTTTATCTGTAGTAGATACGGGTATTGATCTATTTACCATTGGTGACAAGACCGCACCAAGAGATGCAATCTCTCTTGGAGATGTACTTAGTGGTGACTTTACTCCTGCTGGAGTAGCTACTGTAACCTCTGTGGTTAAAGTAGATGGCACAGACGGTACATCTATGACTCTAGTTGAAAGATATGCCGCACTATCTCATGCTTATTTTAATCTAGACTACGAGGATGCCGATATGGTTGTAGCCAAAGGTGTCTATGTAGATGATCAAAATAAAGCTGATGGTGACACCGCAGATTACTTTAAGGGTGTCCCACCTGTTGGTAGTACAATCGATACTCTTGGCTATGTTTGGCAGTATGTCCATCAGGGCAAGGTCTACACATACTTTGTGGACCGTTCAGACTTTTTCTCTGCTGTAGATGCAGCTGCGACTGTTACTGTCAATACAAACTTAACAGTCACCGCAGATAAGACAGGTACTGGCGGGAATAAGATTTATGTCCAGATCAATGCTGCTGGGGCGGCTGGTCCAACTGTAACTATAAGTGAACCAGCTGTCGATCAGCTTAAGATTCTAGTTACTGATGATGGTACAAGTACAACCTCTGCAGCGGTAACAGCAATCAATGCTGCCCTTGCTCTCTACACAACAAATACAGGTGTTCTTGCTAGCACCCTAGCTACAGCATCTGGTGGATCGGGTACCTTCCTTGTTACCGTAGCTTCGACTCCTCTTGCTGGGGGAACTGGTGGCCACGTTCTTACTCACGAAGATCTGACTGGAGATGATATTCCTTCTGTGGTTAGCACTGCTTTTGCAGCCGGATCTGATAGCCAGCTACGTGAGGTTAATTTTGGACATCAGCTTGCTACATTCCTACATCAGGCATCTACTACCTGGAAGTCGATGCAGGGAAGCATTTCTGTAAAGGCTCCAACAGACTTTAGCCGCACTGGTATCGCTTCTTGGGTTGGCGTTCCTCCTGTTGAGACAGCCTTTGGTTCTGATCTCGGTATTGACGCTCCCGCTGATAATGGTACTGGGTTATTCAGTATTAAGCTTATGACAGGCCTATCTGTTTCTTCGAACGGATACCGCTCTGCAATGCTAGAAGATGCTACCTCTACAGATTCTTATCTGTATGGTGGATTCATTGCTACTACTGGAGCTTCTCTACCAAATGGCGTGGAAGAATATGCCTATGGTGTTGATGATGGAGATGAGCTTTTGGACGAAGGGGGTCAGCCAGTAGATATTGGTAAACACCTTTGGGTTACTATAGATTGGCCAATTCATCGGAATGCCTTTAATGGTAGTACTCAGTATCGTGGGTCGATTGAGACAGTTATGCTTGGTAGACTTGCTACTGTTCCAATTAATGAAGAGCCTATTGGTCAAGATTTTCCTCTAAAGAAAATTACTTCTCTCCCAAGAATACATAGTTCTCAACGTGATTCGCTTTCTAAGTTTAGGTTCGCAAACCTAAGGTTTGAAGATGGGGTTGGCTATGTCTTTAATACAGTTAAGACTGCCGCCCATAAAGTAGATAGTGACTATACCCGTGGTTCTACTATTCGGTGCAGCAATAGAATGCTTACTGGATTGCGTACAATAGGGAAGGCCTATATTGGTAAACCATTTAGTCCAACTCGGCTTGCGGCACTTCAATCAGAAGTTGATAAGTATATTGCTGCAGAAAGAAGCAATGGAATACACGAGGGTGCTGGGGCTCGGTTAAGTTACACAAGAGCTGGTAAAATTCTTGGAAATCTAGATATACTCTTCCAGATGGTACCGCCCTTTACTGTTGAGCGAATCACAACCAAACTTTCGCTAGCAGCTGATGAAACTGAGTTAACATAAGGAGTGAGATAAGAAAATGGCTACATCTTCTGTAGAACTTAGTAGACAATTCACTAGCTTTTCTGGGGTCGACTGTAGAGTAGTCATCGCCGGCGAAACCATTGCTTCTATTCAAGCTCTTTCTTACGCAGTTCAGCGCGAGAAGGGACCTGTTTATGTAATGGGCCACGTTGATCCTAGAAGCTTTAGTAGAGGTAAGCGTGGTATTGCTGGTACTATGATTACCCTTATGCTTGATAGACATCCTCTATATACAGAGCCATTCGTTAGCATGCAGTTTCTTGCTGATAATGATGAGCTTATTGCTCGTAATGGTAATATTCAGGATGCAACAAATACTGTCGATCTAGAGACAGTTGGTCCGACCAACTTCTTTGCTGGCGACATTAGTGATAACTACACAGTTACTAGTGCATGGTATTTTGATCAGTTGCCTCCAATGGACTTTGTTGTTGTTGCTGCTAATGAATATGGGCAGGCTGCAACAATGAGAATATATGGTGGTGAAATTCTTAATGAGGGCTCCGGCTTTAGTGTTGATGATATGGTTATCGAAAACCAAACAACCTACATAGCTTTAACCTTACTTCCTTGGCAGAAGCTTGGGGAATGGGATTTGGGGTCGGGACTATTTACTGCTGCTTAAGTCTCCGAGTAGCAGTTCTAAGGGAGGTGGACTTTTGTTTCCACCTCCCTTTATACTTTATGGGTGAGAATTAAATGGCACTTTTTTCAACTAGTCCACAACCAATAGGATCCTCAGCATACTATGGTAAGTACTCTTATAGTGGTGCTGATGTTCGTGCATATGGATACTTTCCAGGGCATGGTGAACTAATTTCCTGGTTAGATTCAATGCACACTATTAGTTATTCCATCCATGAATCAAAGGGAGATGCTAGATCTTTTGGATTTCGTGGGGTTAAGGGGTTTACTAGAGGGATCCGTTTAATAGCGGGTTCCTTAATAATGGTTGTCGTCCAAGACAACCCCTTTTCTCCCTTAATGAACCAACTTCAAGAGCTTGGTCGACCAACACCTGGGTGGAGCTTTGATAGAGATATCAATGGGGTGGGTAGAGCTTTAAATGAACTGGACTTTACAAGACGGATAACAACCTCATTGCCACCTTTTAATATTTTGCTTCAACTTGCAGGAGAGGTTAATAACTGGCAAATCTTTAAAGAGGAGAAACCGTTTGCAACTGAAGAAGCTAATCAGCAATTTGGTTCTAACAATATTTCGACAAAGACAGTTGTTGATGGTGCAGCTGTATTGCTTACGGGTATTGATATTGTTGATGAAGGTACAGTAGTTTCTGTGAATGATGCTTATATGGAAGTTAGTTATACCTTTAAAGCTCTTGACTGCAAGCCTATTAGTTTGCAGCAATTTATTAATAATGGTATTAGAGAGCCATTGGCAGAACAGGATCCCGCTGCTCTTGCAGATATTGAGTTAGCTGCAGAGTTGTGGAGACTGGAAAATCCAGGACGCGCTCCTGGTCCACTAGAGATACCTGATCCATTTGTCCGTACAAGTCCGATAGAGGCCACCGCTATACTATACCCAGAACCTGAACCCAAAGAGTAAATTAATGCCAACTGACTATGGTTACGAATATTTTTGTGGCGCCAACATTCTTCTTGAAATTGAAAGTATGCCAATTTTAGAGTGTGCTGGACTAAGTTATAGCTTGAATGAAAGTAAACGTCCTTTATATGGTTATAGTAGTCGACATTTTGATGCTGTTTCTGCCGGACAGGTTCTTATTTCTGGAACTATATTAATCAACTATGTTAGTCACAATTATTTATTTCAAGCTATTAAAATGGGTCTTTCTAGAAATACTGCCCCAACCTCTCCTACACTATCTGCTCAATCTAATGAGTTAAGAGACTTTTTGAATAATCCAGATCAAACAGATGCTGCTCTTCAGGAGTTTTTACAAGATCCCAATAATGCTAGTTTATTGCCACCTGCTCTTAAAGAAAAACATTATGATCTATTTAAGGTCCAACCACCAGAACAATTAATGTTGAATCCTCATGATAGTTATGGTGGCTTGGATATAAAGATTTCTTTTGGTAATAGAGCACCTGAAAATCTTTATAGTGGTTCCACTGGGTATACAATTAATGATGTTCACTTTACTGGTAGGTGTATGCAGATAACTGTTAGCGAAGATGCTATAGTAGAGGAGTATCCATTCTTTGCTAGGAATATAAGTCAAAGAGCGGTGCCCTATAGGGCTTTATATACTCCGGTCTATACCGTTAGTGGTATCGAGACCCAGACAACAATCGTTAAAGGAGACCAATAATGCACAATCATGAAGAGGTACTTTTTTCATTAGATCAAGAGTTAGAAAAAGAACTAGAAACCTTAGACAAAGTAGTTGAAGAGCAAGCTCCCGCTCCTGCTCCCTCAATCGAGGACAGTATGAGAGATGAGATCCTTAGACATTTACAGCAACATCCCAAGGCCCCATCTGAATCAGATATTAAAGGCTGGAAGGCCAAGTATGGAGAGTCTGGTATACAAGTAAGTGCTTTCGACTCAGAGAATGTGTTTGTTTACACCCACTTAACTTTAGCACAATGGGAAAAAATTGATGCGCTTCGTAAGAAGATGGCTACTACATCTGGAGCTGAACAAGATGCTACTGAAAAGCGAGTTCGTGAAGCTGTGTTAAAGGGTTGTGTTCTTTGGCCTAAGTTAGATGAACAATTCTTTCAAACATGTCGAGCAGGGCTTCCTACAACTTTGTTTGATTTAGTTATGATTAATAGCTATTTCTTGACTCCACAACAGGCATTAACTTTAACTACAAAGTTATAAGATGGTTGAGATATCTACTCTCTTAAAGCATGAGGATCTGTTCTTAACAGAGTTTCCTAATGGAACTAGTTTCTATTGGAGACTACTCTCTTTAAGAGAGTATTATCTTTTTAAAACTCTGCTTAATAGTGATCCCTATGCTTTTGATATTTATATGCAAATATTTAAGCAGGCGGTCCTATTAGAGGCTGAGTTAATCAACCCAAGGCTACCCCTGGGATATTTTGTTAGCGTTGCTAAAGCAATAATGTATCTATCTGGTGATGGTTCTCAGGAGACATTACAAGATGAAGTGGTGCTAGCTAAACAGCTCTACCCTAGTAATTCAATAGATGAGATTATGAAGGGAAGGATCTATACTGCTTTCCCTACCTATACTCCTAAAGATTTAATGAATATGAGTCGTTCACAAATAATACGACTCTTTGCTCAGGCCGAGAATGTTCTAGCTACACGCATACAAGGTTTCCAGCCTGTAGATTTTTCTCAAGTAAAGTACAAGGATGATAATTCTTCTAGGACTTCTGAAACTCCTATCTCAATAGATTTTGATCAAGATGCGGCCCTACAAAGACAACAGCTTCATCCATGGGAGGCTTTTGAGGAGCCCAGTGAGAGTCCCGTTGGTATTAGTAGATCTGTGGCCCGAAAGCTGGATGCTAGAAGAAATCTTCAGTCATAATAATATAGGAGGGTAAATGTTCGAACCATATGGCTCGATGGTTTGGAGTAATCAGCCTACTCAGCCCTCTGAAAATCGTCCTAATCGGTATCTAAATTTAGGCTTAGCATCTGTTGCTATGGGTGGTGCTTTTGCTTATGGCTTACACTCACGTCCTGACGATACTCGGCCGATAGATGCTCTTATTAGTGTAGCTAGGAATGTAGGCAATCTTACACCTTATCAGATTGGGAATACTTTTCGTGTTCCTGAGTTCTTAAGTCCCTTTGCTTCTCCTAAGTATCACAGACTTACTGCAAAGGGTGGGCAGTATACTCATACTTGGGATGCTGCTAGTCTATCTAATTCTAGTACCTATAGTTACCTTAAAGAATTAACTGGACTATCTGATAGCCAATTACATTCTTTTGGTATAGGTTCTAGATCATCTAAAGCTAATTTAGTATTCAAGAAAGATGCTACTGCTGTTCATGGACAGCTATATAGTGTCTTAAACGGTAAGGAGAGCCTGCTTCGTTCCAATGTTATGCTTATGCAGTATACTGGTGAGCGGAATGAAGTTCTAACATCACTAGGTAAGGCTCCTGAGTTTACTCCTGTTAATAAAGCGATCAAGTCTGTTTTTGCTGCTATGGATATGTGGCGGTATAAGGACTTTAAAGAAGGCAATGTCTTGCTTTCTGGGAAGAACAGACCGTCGTTAATACCTGTGCCTGGTATTGAAGCCAGTTATTCTGGCACAACATATCTTAGGTCTATTGGTGCTTTTCAAATGGAGAGGTTTAACCATCTACTGGGTAATATTGGTGGTGAACTATTTGGCTCTTCACTTGATAAAGTTTTTAAGCGGATACTGGGTACGGGAGTTGGAGTGGCTTCTGGGCCAGCTTCGAGTATGTTCTTTCGATTTGGTGGTAAGGCTGCTCTAGCTGGAGCAATAGGTATTGGAGCAGTAGCAGAGACAGATTGGATTAGGCGTAGGTTTGGAACTCCGGGACATATGATTGCAAGCACAGCAATTGCTGGTGGGCTTGGAGTGTTAGCTACTAGGGCTGGGTTTAAAGGTAAGACTGGGGCATTAATCGCTGGGGGAGCTTTTATTGGCCAAATGCTTTTACCTGGGTTTAATAAAGGTGTCGTGCCAGGACTTGCTACGTCGTATACTAATCTTCAGCTAGCAAGAGCCAGTAGCTTAAATCCCTTTAATTATTATCGTAGAACGGTAGAGGGTTTCTTACCCGGTATTAGTGGATTTGGTGTAGCAGCTGGTATTGGTATTGCTATGGCGACAGCTCCACATCTAAAGATTCCTGGTACAGGCAGACGAGTGCCTCAAATTCTTTTAGATCAACTTGGTCGCACTACTCTTGGGTTTAAACCAAAGACTCTCAGTGGTCTTTCTGTTGAAGTCCCCAAAACAGTACGTGATATTTTTTGGGACAAAATGATGTCTCATGGTCTTCAAGAACTAAATGGTCCTAAGTTTGCAAAGATATATCAGCAGTATGCTGCTAATGGCCACTACTCTACCATGAGTATGAGAAATAGGTTAATGAGAGAATTCTATACTCAACGACCAGTTGAAGAAACGAGTCGAGCTATGGAGCATCTCTTTGCTGCTGCAGAAACAGAGTATGACGAGTTAGCAAAAAGAAATCCGATTAATCACCATATGGTTGATGAGCTAACAGCTATTGCTACTAGATATTCTGGTAAAGGTGACTTTATATCTCGTGCCACAATGCAGGCAGAGGGTTTGGTTAGCCAGCTTAAGCATAGCTTTTTTGGAGCTGTACTTCACGAAGAAAGTACAGCTAAAGCCATGGCTTCCCTTGGGTTCAAATCTCCTCTTGGCTCTTTCGGATTATTGTTTGCAGCTGGAGCAACTGCCTTTGGTATAGCAAGTGGTGGTCTCTTGGGTTCAATGCGAACAAAAGAAGAGCTTGAAGATATTTATTCTGGCAGACAACTTGTTGAAGTTAAGAAGGGTAGATTTTGGGAAGCGGGTGGTACCCCGTGGGAAGGTGGACTAACTTCTCAGTTAAGGCCTCATTGGTATCCAATAATGATGTCTCGGGCTCAACAAGCCGGAACATGGGGATCTGATGAAGACAATCTAGATCCTATTAGCAAGTGGGCTCTTTCTAATTTTACATATGAGCTAGAAAGAAGAAACTATTATGATCGACCCTATCCCATTAGTGGGGCAGCTTTTGCTAATGTTCCTATCATTGGAGGACTATTAAGTTCTACGATTGGACGATTAATTAAGCCTCCAAAGATTATGCATGCTAATGAGTGGGCTCGTATGGGGGCTGGGGGTGCAGAGTATGCTTCTTTGTATGAGGGTTGGAAGCGTGAACCATCATATGCAATGGGCGCATCTATGCCTGGTATACCTATAAGTCCATATAGTGCAGCACATGCTTTGAGTCAAGTTAACTATCAGGCTCAAGAGTTAGCAGGTTTGACTGGGTGGGTTGGCTCTCTAATTCAGGAGGGTTTAACCGGTAAACCATATTGGCATGGGGACTCACCTGTCTTGGCAGATGCTTCGATACTCTCTAGTGCCAGAAGGACATTATGGGATGCACAGTTGGGCGGTATGGGTCCTTTAGGTGAAATAATTCGACGGGTTCTTCCAAGCTATCCAAAAGATGTTGAGAGAACCAATCCCCTACTAAACACGATGCCCAGCTGGCTACCAGATCAATTTGCATATGGTGACCCATATGCGCAGATCCCATATGGAGAGGCTGTTTTACCAGGACCTGGTTATGCAGCTTTACATCCAGAACTTAGAGGCGTAAGCCCAGAAGATTATCCCTTGTTACACAGATATAATATTCTGTCGCAGGTATCACCTTTAAGTAAAGAATTTAGAAGTACAAAAGATAAGGTCTATCGAGCACGAGCTGCTGGTTTATTAACTTCTGAACAAGAAGCATATGTAGATAGATTGGATTATCTAACTAATAAGCGGTGGGCTGGATATGTTGATCAAGAGTTTGATCCAAATGCTATTCGTCTTCCTGGAAGTTCTTTTATTGCGGAGGGCAAGAGAGAAATCTTTAAGATGGCTAGGAAGGGTTTGGGGCCATTAGAATATCTAACACCATTCCGTCCACTACAAAAACTTCTTGGCGATAGAGATCCAATTGAACAGTATGAATATGAAAGACTATATGGTAGCTCTGTTGCTTTCTGGGACAAACCATTTAGAGATTTCTTAAGACCAGCTATGTACTCCTTAGCTAACTATATGGGTTTTAGTGGTAAGCCCATATGGAGGCATGATGCTGATGCGACTAATGAACTATTTGATAAGGCAGAGTTTTACAAATGGATGTCTCTTGCAGAGCAGGCAGCAGCTCAAGGAGATACTCGAGATAAAATTCGATATGAGTATTTAGCAAGTAATACTCGTATGGGGGTAAACCCATACGGCAACCCATTAAGTATATACTGGTCTCTTCCTAATGAAGACCGAACTTATTTTAGTGCTTTTGCAACAGCAACTGGTAAGGACCGAGAACGTATTTTACAGATGGTTCCGGCAGACCAGGTACACCTTTATAAAGCTATGTGGTCTAGAGAAGATGCTGAAGATCCTAGTTTATGGACTGGGCTTAATACATCTCCCGACCAACAATACTTGTTTTCACAATACAATCAGTTAGATCGGAGTCAGTTGCCCGCCGATGATTGGATAGGCTATAACCAAGATGTCGATATGCGGGACATCAAAGTTAGGTATGTTAATCAACAAGGTAAGGAGCTGCGTGACTTTGGTTTATGGGAGCAGGAACTTAAAAAAGCATATTCTCAACCATACCTAGAAGGTTCTGAAACAGCAATTAGTTCTACGGAAATCAAAAGAGGCTGGTTAATGCATAGTATGAATAAGGTTTTTGATACTAGCGATATAAGCTTAATTAGTGGTAGTTCTCGCTATGGCACGATGGATTTAAATTATAATGATGATCGCCAAGTAGATATCGATAGGGCATTATTAGGGCAAATGAATGGCTACTGAATCTTTAGAGAACCAGGGTAATCCATACGGAAATATTATTAAAACAGCTATTGGTTTAGCTCCCTTAGCTGTAGGAGGCTATATTGCTTTCAATAAAATTAAAGGTAATACAGCTCTAAACCCAGCTATACCTTTGGGGGTTGGAGGTTCCGGTAATCTTATTTCGGTTGCATCTGAACTTGGTAAAGAAATTAAAGTTAATGTTGGGAAATCTAGAGCTGCAGATCTATCTCGTATAGATAAAGTTTCTAAAGAAATAATGAAAGCTGATGGACTAAAAAAGTTGTTCTCCACAGTAGAAGAACAGCGAGTTCTTGTCCAAAGTCTACTAGATACACTTTCAGATCCCACTAGTGGTGTAAGCCAAGATGTGCTTCTCTCTTACAGAGAGAAGCTTTTAAACTTAGCTACCAATGCACCAGATTCTGACGATATGAGGGAGTCCATAAAGGCTGTTGTTAAGGCTATTGATACCCAAGGGACTGATAATGCTAAGGTTCGGTTAGCTAAGAATCTTAGAGAATATAAGAAATTAGGACCAAGCTTAGTCCCACCGGGACAGGCATTAACTCCTGAGCGAGGCTATATTGATCTTAACTTTTCTGGTCTTAAAGGTCATGTGTCTGATTCGAATACATACAAAGCTATTAAGAGAAGATATAAGGCATTAGAGAATGCCTTAGGTGGTGGAGGTAGGCAACGTATTCAACTAGTTGGTAAAGAGTTTGATGGAGCCTTTTCTGTATACGCTCGTGTTTCAACAGGTAGTAGGTTTACTGCAACAGTACCCCTTCATGTTGGTACTAGTACTTCAGGGGTTAGAGGGTTGTTCTTAAATGAAGGTATGACCACTGGCTATGCAGCACCTAGACAGTTTTTAAGCGCACAAAAACTTCATAGTCTCGGACCTGGGTTAAAGGCCGGTGCCGGGACTGCTGAAGTTGCTATGGAAGATGTGTTCTTAAATGAATTCGTTTCTCGCTTAAAAAATGTTAATGGCAGGACTATGCTTGAAAATACAAATGCATATGGGGCTTGGCAGCGACAGTTTTTAACTGTTATGCCAAGAGGGGCATATTCTGCTGATCGTTCAGGCCATTTACTAGGTACCATAGCTCAGGCTCAAAATTATGCAACTGTTGTTGGTTGGCAAGGTCTTGGTAAAGAAGCTCAATATGACATTATGACTAGATTAGGTGCTGCTGCTGGTTATGAGGCCAATGCACCTGGCTACCAGATGATTGTTCGGGGTATTGATGATGAAACTATTGGCCGAATGGGTATGGCTAGTGGGAGCGCATTGCATTCTTTAATGCCATCTCAGTCAGCTGATAGATTTTACTTTCCAGTAGAATCTCGTATTGAGCAGATGATTGGTCGGACAGCACAGTTTGTAGACGATAAGCCTATGAGAATGGGAAGAGGAGGAGTTTTTTCTGCTGGAGCTATGCATGCTGGTGGATTAAGTGCCACCAATATGGTCGGTCAAAATATCGAATGGGCGAATAATTTGACAGGAGCAACTAATAAGGCTGTCGTTATGGTCTTTAACAAAGACAATCCAATCTATAAAACTATGGAGGGTAGTGGTGCTGCACTCTATGCTGGTAGAGATAAAGTTGTAGACTTTATCTCTAAACCAGTCCTAGACCCCACGGCGACAAAACAAATGAGTAGCAAACTATTTCAGCATCTAACTACTACTTATAAGCCAGGTGAAGAGTTTACTATCTCTAGGGAAATGCTAAAGGAGCATGGAGCCTTTCTTGGATTTAGTGGTAATGGCCCCCAGCATCTACGGCTAGATCCCCGAACCGATAGTATGCAGGCTATCTATAATGTCACTGAAACAAATGGTAAAAGAAATATTAACTTTATGATTAAGCATCAGCGAGATATGGAGACATGGAAAGCATTTTCTCTTTCCCATAAAGGTATGTTACAGCAGATTGGAGGGCGGCGATTTATTCAGCACCTTGAAGATCTTGGTTTGTCAAAAGCCCGTCGTCAGTCTCTTGGTATACCAACAAGACATACTGTTATAGCTACACCAGATATGCTCAAGAAGGGAGCTGGATTATTAGACCTTCAAATGTCTGGTGCTTATGCTATGGTAACTGGTGATACTAATTATTTGTCTAGTATTCGTAAAGCTGGTATGGCCTTTGGTCAAGGTCTAGACGATTCTCGATTAGCTAGAACATTTGGTGGAGTAACAAGTCTACTCTCTAAGCAATTTCAAGCAGGAAAAGTTTCTGCTGAAGATATTGGTTTGGTGCTTTCTGGGGCTTGGTTTATGGGGGACAAGCATAAACGTTTTGGACTGACTCAAGATCTTCAGAAAGGTTTGATAGAGAAGCATTTTGGTAATGATTCTGGACAGGTGCTAGCTGCGATACAGAAAGGTGTTGGTCTGTCACCAACTTCTATGGTACAGGGCATGGGGCCTGGAGACTATGGATTGGGAAGAGGTTCAATAGAGCCAAGATTTCTTCAAATGCTTCAGCAACAGTTACAGAATATGGGTATGACATCTGTACAGTCAGCTAAAGTATTAGCTGATATATATGGTCGAAAGCTTGGCGGAGCCAATGCTATAAAAGCTTCACAGGGAATGATGAAGTTCTTAGAGAGTGTTGGTGGACATCAAGGCCTAGCAACTGGTATCGAGCAACTTGTTAAAGGTGTTCCTGAATATACACTTGCCGATCTAGGAAAAATAACCTCACAGGATTTTGCTAACTTCTTATCTGAACATAAGAATGGCTTTACTCTTAATCTAACTTCTGGTGTTGATAGTGTCGCAAAGTCTGCAATTGCGGCAGCTGCTACCGATGTACTTGGACAGGGAAATGTTTATTTTCCTGGCTTGGAAATGACCGAAGCAATGAGAGATGTCTTTATCAAAAATTCTGGTGAGATGGATACTGTTGTTCATGGCGAGTGGATGCGGAACTCAGAGAATTTCTTAAAGTCTATTCATGGTATTAGTACCCAGACTGTTGGAGCTTCTGATGCAGCTCGTGGAGCGATTGAGGGATTTGTTAAGCGAGGCAGAAAGATGGCGGCTGATACTATCCACAATATCCATCGTGGGAAGATTCGTGGCATGCAGGCAATGATAGCCGCTCCATTTGCTCTTGAATCTAATGTTGGTTTTGCTAAATCTTCACAGTTTAAGTTTGCTCGCAATATTATGAGAAAGACTCGTGGCCAAGCTGTATTCTTTGACTCTACAGCTTTTATTAGTCAGCTTGCTGACTACATGGGCACCAAAGATGGTAATGTCGGTCATGCTGCCCGCCAGGCTGAAATGTTTTTCTTGAGCCCAGAACTAGCTATGTCTAGTGGAAAGATGGGCAAGGTTAAGGGATTGGCACAAATTGGTCAGCGCCACCCGACAGCATCTCTTGGTAATATATTTGTTACTCAAGTTTATCGAGATCCTAGAGAATTGGGAAAGAGTAACGATTATCTTAATACCTTTCTTGAGACAGAGGTTGGTAAAGGATGGGCGGCCAAAAAGATTCGTCGATTCAAAGATCTAGAACAGCTAAGTGCTGGTAAGCGTCGGGCCTTTTTCACTGACTTTGTTAGAGAAATTGATTCGTTTGCTCCAGAGGGTGGGGGCATTGCATATCTTCCTGTAGCTAAAGCAAAAGTAAATCTTATTGGTGCCAATGAGCCATCTATGAATGTTGATATAGGATTTTCTGCTGCAGCCATTGGTGACTTCGACGGAGATACATTTATGTTCACCCCTGTAAATAGTGATACAGGTAAGTTACTTCTTGGGCGAATGGGCAAGAAGTCTATGGACGAATGGGCTGCTAGTAATGCACTGTACAAGATTAAATCAGAACTCTTTACGAAGGAAGCCAAGGCAGGGTTAGATAGACAAGCAGGGTCTGTAGTAGATATTGATGAGGCTATCAAGCAGGGGCTACTAAAAGAACAGGCAGCTAAGGCTGCTGTTGGAAGTCTAGATACTAGACTTAATAAACTTAGGTTATCCTTGGTTGATATGCACCTTTCAGGACAAGCTAGCAGAGATCAGGTTTCTGAAGCATTGAGCTTACTAAAGGTCTTACAAGAGCACACAACTATTAAGGGTAAAAAGCTTCCTGTTTACAAACCATTTGCAGAAAGTTTAACAGCTGCCGTAGATAGAGTATTCGATTCTGGTGACTGGGGTTCGTTTGAACGAGTGCTCAATGAAGATATTTTTAAAGGAAGCCAACTACTTGAAGGCGGAGTTACTATAGATAGTGTAAGTTCTGATGGGTTTGGCTTTTTCGGTCGCGGAGTTCAAAAGCAACAAGTAAGTCTTGCGCAGACAGTGGCTACGATGAAGCAAGCTGTTAGTCGATCGCAGGTAACTGGTATAGCTAATGCCCCATCAGCAAACTGGATGGTAAAAGGTTTAGCTTCACAAGACCCAGTAGAAGCTGAGCGAATGATGACGCTAATGACTAGTGGGCAGCTTCAAGCTACAGCTACTTTGATGTCAGCTACGGAGGATGCTGGCCAGATAACAAAGACAGCTCTTGCTCGGGGCCAGTCTATATTACAAAATATAGGCCATTATATTTCTGGTTTAGACAATAAGACTACGGGTATTATTGCTGGAGGTATATTGGCGGCAACTGCCACGATGGCAATGATTGGTAATAGAGGGTATAGTAGTCAAGCTCTTACAATGCCTGGAGAGATTGCTGGTAACGATATAGATAAACAAATTTCTAGCGGACAGCTTTTGGGGCCGCCGCGAAAGAATTATCCTACAGCAACCCCACAACAAATTGGAACCACCTATGTACAAGGTAGAAGTACATATTCGGTTCGTGGTATTTTACATGGAATTGGTGACGTAGCTAACGCAACTAACTATCTAAGTACTATTAGTGGTGGGAATATGAGAGGCTCTGTAAGTATCAATGATAATCGTAGACCCATCAGTGGCAGTTATGTAGATCGTTTCTTTGGAGTATACTAGTGACAATTAGTGTAAGGTCCCCCACTGATATTGGTGGTAAGAATGTCTTTGTTCTTAATGATATAGATCTTAATATTCCTCCCACACAGATAGAGGTTCGAAATGAAAACCTTATCTATCAGTACAAGACTTTAAGAACAAAGGTAAGCACTAAGGTACCTACTGGACATGGGCAGGCTGTTATTACAGCCCGCATACCTTTTACTCCCAGTACACTATTAGACCTACATAGATTAATAGTTCAGTTTAGATATAGCCCGTTCTTTTATCTAGATAACAGATATGTAAGAGAGACATTGGTACCAGATTGGCCATGGTCTCAAAACATGGCTGTAACAATTACTGGACTTAATGTTTCTAGTATGCCCGGCAGTTCAGATACACTTGTAGCTGATCTTGATATGTTGTGGTTTAATTACTTCCCGTATCTTCACAACTTCTACTTTAGGGAAGATTGGCAGACGAATTGGATTCGAGATGAAAAGAATCCGGCAAAGTCTCATACCTTTTCAGTAGGCTGGACCTTAGATAAAGATAGCTATAAGCGGAACCATGCTCCTTCTATCTTGGCTTCTCGTGATTTCGAAGAAACATCTAATGCTTTGGTAAGTTCTGATATCTATACTGCTAAGAAGCCAACCTGGAGCATCTCTGAAGGTAGTTATAAGTCTAGTACTAATAGGACTATCTTTGAGATGGAAGCAGCTCATCCTGGTATAGAGTTTGATCTGCTGCCAGTTCCAGGCAATATGCAGCCAGCCCGTATAGTTACTCAACCAAGAAATAGTTATATCTTTGTTAGATTTATGAATCTCTTACAAAGAGATTCATTATTTAAGAATTTTGGTATCGACGTCGATCAGGATTTGCGAGATTACGAGCGTAACCATAACCTAACTGGACTCTGGGATAGATTCTTTTCTATAGGTAAAGATCTTGAAGGTAATCCATTTGTAGCTGGTTTACATAGTATTTCTGTACCACTAGAGTTGAGAAATAAATGGATTTCTCAAATGCGTCAGTTCAATCATAGAATTAAATTTCTTTACAATGGTTATAAAGAGATACGATTACCGCAAAAGTTTGTAGAGGCTACTCAAAATAGACGTAACAATGCTGTTATTAGCCTTGCTCAAAGGGCTAGCTATTGGTCTAAGTATGGTACGGGTAACTACATCCCCACCGTTCAAGATGATCCTGTTACCACCGTTCTTGTAGGAAGGCCAGCAAGGATTACAGACGTGTTTGGTTCGACTGGCAGCGTAAATGGCAAGCCTAGGCCTAGACCACATGGTGGCTTGGATATTGGTGTCCCAGTAACCACCCCTCTATATGCTCCTATAAATGGAACTATTTCCAGTGTTAAAACCAGTGCTGATGGATCTGGTGGAAGGCAAATAGTACTAAGGGGAGACGATGGGAGTATGTGGTGGTTCTTACACTTGGAATTAATTCAGGCTGGTAAGAATCAGTCTGTCCAGGCTGGCCAGCGAATTGGGTTTACTGGTGCGACAGGGGAAGGTATTAGTGGCCCGCACCTTCATGTAGAATACATTGCTCCTGGGTCTAGTACAAAGTCAGATCCGTATTTAGTCCTTCAACGTATTTATGAGAGTCAGCAATATGGCTTACAGACTCAGTCTGAAGATATTTATGAGTTCTTACCAAATACAGAACAACAATCAACAGCACAAGAAGATTTTATTAATGCAGCTAAGTATGAAGCTCAGGCTGCATTAAAGGCGACTGATGAGGAGGCGGAGGCCCTAGTTGAACTCTTTCAGCTTCTAAGTGAAGAGGGCTGGTACTTTTACGATAAAGATTCAAGTGTTACAAATGTTTGGCAGAAGACAATTGTTTTAGATATAAATCATTCTGGTTTAGACCGAGTAACTGGAATAGCTCAAGAGCCCGAAGTGTTTAGACAGGCCGGCATTATCTGTACAGCTATTAATGGTAGTATCTCACATATTGTATCAAAGATACCTATTCTTTCTCATGAATGGCCTACCCATCAGCATCTTGGCTCAATTGAGCCTAAGTATGAGCTAGAGTTTATGGTACTAGATGACCAAACCGATCTTGAAGGCATCGGCTCTATGGCACAACTTGTTCAGGGAATGCGTAGTGTGGCCCAGTCTAATAGCCGTAAGTTTCGGCCCATTATTGATGGTCACTGCATTGCTACAGACACTTTTATCACAAGGTTACTTGGTACATATCAAAATAATGATCTAAAGGTCTTGGAAGCTCTTAATGAAATTGCAGATATAGACCTAAAGAAAAAGACAGTTATTAGTAGCTCCTACTCTGGAACAGTAGATGGAAATCCTGGTCTTAGTGTAATTAATTACACTTTAGAAGAAACAAATCCTTATGAGCCAGAGAAGCTTTTTAGTACTGCCCCATCTCTACAAGATAAAGAAACCAGTAGAAAGCAGGTGCTGCAAAAGATCTACGACCTAGATGTCGTTGCACAGTATAAGCCCATTGTTGTTGGATTGTTTGTTGGCTCAAAGATTAATCCGAACTTGATAGATCCAAGATCTGATTCCTTTGGAAAGTTTCTTCTAAAAAAGAATCCCGCAGAGAACTTTAATCAACCATACTTATATGTTGATACTGTATCTGATGAGCGACTTGCTGAGAATATTATTGTCTTCCCTTATGGTAGTCCTTCAGAGTTAGATTGGTTGAATACACTTGGTATAGATTATGATGATACAAGTTGGGGTCAAGGATGGGCCTCTATACCAAGCACCTATTTAGACACGGCTAGTACTCAATCTAATTATCAGCTTCCTGGATATGTTGCTGGTATGTCTGGTTATGCTTACGTAGCACCAGATGATATTACATTACCACCATTAGAGGAATCAGTTAGCTATAACCTCCTCGATATGGCCAAGATAAATAATAATTCTGATATCGACTTTGCAGCTTTTCAAAGATTTGCTGATTACTATGTTGCTATAAAGCAAACCTTGGAAACAGGCGAACGTATTATGGCAGAGGCAGAAGCTGGAGGCCTTACCAAAGAGTTTATTAGCAGCTTCCTTTATGATCTTCCTATTAAGAACAATATGTGGAAGATTTGGGAAATGTTTTTAGAAGAGTTTGTTCAAGAGCGAGCACTCTATCCAGACTCTACTGTTAAGGCCGGTGCTTTAGAGCAATTACATGAAAACTCTGCTTGGCCCTATGTAGGTAAAGCAACTTGGGCAGACCCTGTCCCCGAACAATATCGACCAGCACTAAGAACAAATATCCAAACTACACTCATTCAACATGGGTGGAATATTCTTGGTTATTTAGATGAACCACTAATTAAGGCTGGTTATAATGTTGGAGCGGCACTTAGTAGCTCTATAGATCTTGCCACCTATCAAAGAGAAAAAAGAAAAACTGCTATTAGCAGATTGGTAAATTACTATCTTTGGACTTTGCCCATAAGTTTTTCTTTGCCTGACTGGGTCAAAGCAACATATGGCACTTATATTGGTGAAGTGATTAGCAGTGATAACTTAGATTCTCCTTCTGCTACTGCGCCAGCACTACGTTCTACGTATCAATCATTTTTTGACAATGCAGATAGCTGTGGAAATATAACCCAGAACTATTTCTCTGCTACACCTGAGCCTGTCTGGGTTGTAACTAATGAATCTATTGGACAGAGAGGTGGGGTACTAGGTCACAACCTAGATAGTCTTTTGGCACCAGCTACAACACAAGCCGATATATTTTTACAGGGTCCCTATTATCTATTTGGTTCTAGTAGGAAAATAGACACTTATAAATATGCTGACAGTCTAGTTAGTAAACCTTTGCAACTTACTGGAACAGAAGAGTTTTTAAGACCTTATCAGCAGATAGGCAATACTCCTGGTAGTCCATTTGTGTACCACACCGACCAAGCTACCGAGCAACAAAAGGCTTACTATCTTAAAAATATTTTTGCTACTTTTGCAGATGGTATTCTTGCTGACTATGCTGTATTAAAAATAATAGGACTTGAAAGCTTAATGTTTCTGGATCCTGCCGCCATCGAAGGTAAGGAATGCTATCCAGATATAGATTTGCCAGCTCACCCCTACTATGGAAGCACTAAACTAGTTTCTCCTGACTTTTTTATGTGGAACATATACGAAGATGCAGATGCTTTAAATATAGAGCAGCAAGAAAAGATTCAGGTTCAGGTTGATGCTGTAATTCTTAACTCTTATCAGAGTATGAAGCGTTTGGAACAGGGAGATACTTTTGATACAAATTCAGATACAGTCTTATCTGAAAATAGTATTAATAGTGACTTTAAGATAGATACTAAGCTTTCTGCTGAAGGTACTGATGGCAATGCACAGAACGGTGTAAGTACCACACCGTTCTATCCGGTCCAAGCAGCTGCGAAAGATACAGAAGATTGGGTGAGTGCTTTAACCCAAGCCAAGGGTGGATCGGGAAATATTAGACAAATTGGTAATGGTATTAGACCAATAGGTTTTAATAGTAGCAAGAAAGATTACTATAGTACGAAGCCTTCTGATTTTCTTCATGGGCTTCGAGTATCAAATGCTGAAAGTGTATTTGGTGGTGGACAGACTGGATTCCAATATCCAGCTAGACTTAGTAATGAACAGTATGCTCAGCTTAAGGTAGAGTTTGAAGCAACAACTCAGATGTTTGGTTCTGTTGAAGGTTATATGAATCAACAGCTTAACGAAACAAACTTCCCAACAGTAGCTAGTGAACTAACAGGTACAAGCCTAGAGCGGCCTTTTGAAATAGCTCATACATTCGATATCAAGTCTTTACAAAAGTTAAGCAAAGATAGTGCCAAGGATCTAATATCTCATAAGATGACTCTTCGTGGAGCATTTCCAACATATAAGCTTTTCTTTATTGAAGAAGATGAATTCGAAACTAGGTTTATCAACTTTGATGATTTTTATAGCTATAATGCTGTAAAGAGTTTTTCTGTTGTTTTGAGCCGGAAGATACCAGCTGATACTGCAATTATTTCTTTACAGAACGTTCAAGGTTCTCTTGATGGAACACGAAGAAGTACTGTTACTGATCTAGATTACTTTTCTGGTGACACTGTTAAGAAAAAACTCCAAGCCAATGGTGATACTGATGCTAGTTTATTGTCTGGAGAGCCAGTAACAACTGGTACTAGTTCAGAGCAGCCTTTCTCTGCTGTAGTGCTTAGACCGGGGTTAAATGTTCAGTTACGAGCTGGCTACTCTAATGATCCTGATAATCTTCATGTTCTTTTGAGTGGAAGAATTGTTGATGTTACATATAACCAAACTGGTGACCTTGCAGAAATAATGGTTCAAAGTTTTGGAACAGAGCTTGCTCAAGTCCTAAAGGGAACTTCTAGAGACTCTAATATAGTCACCTACACCACAACACATCAGTTACTGGCGTCTATGATGTTGGAGCCAGAGGTTACCCACTTCGGTAGATGGGAGTTCGGACAAACTTACTTTATTGGTGAAGCTAAAGATCATAAATTAGATTTCGTAGATTACTCTAGAGCTGGCTATCTTGGAAGATTTAAGAATACAGAAGGTATAACTCGTTGGATAATTGACCATCCAAAGACTGTGTTGGCTATAGGCGTTGGTGTAACAGCTTTGAGCTTTTTGCCCTTGGGCGCGGTAGGTAAAGTTCTCGGGAAGAGTAAGATAGGAAGGTCTTTGTTTGGAGTGGGTGGTAATACAGCTCTTTGGGAGTCTGGCTATCGTGCAATTTGGGGTGGTGCGCCCCAGGGAGTAGTAACTGGTGCCGAGGCTATCTCGCAGGGTGTGGCTAGAACAGGTCTTGCTAGAGCTATAGATCAAAGCCTTGATAAACTCGGTGCTGCTGCTGTTAAAGCAGCAGCCGATGCTCCAGAGATGGCCTTGCTTGTAGCTCAAAGAACTGCAGCAACTAAAGGAGAAATTGTTGGCAAGCTTTTAGCAGGTCAAGCTGATGATGCAATTGCTATTGCGGCCAGCACAGAGAAATATTTGCAAGGTCTTGCGTTTAAGTCTAGGTGGATGACTAAGCCATGGGTAAGTGCTGGTGAAGCTGGTTTTATTTCTGCTATTGGTTCCAAACCATTTACGACAGGGTTAAATGTTTTTCTAGGCACACAAGCCAAACTAATCGCAGCCGGTATTGCAGCTGGAGCCGCTCTTGATATAGGGAGTCTAATTAGTGATTGGTATGGCCCAGGGTTAATTGGACGGTGGGTCAAGAACTTCTTTGGTCGTAAACAAGCTACAATGTTCCTGACTCCACAAGATGATAACTTGTTTCCACCACATCCAAAAGACTATATGAATCTAGACCAAGGTATTGCCGAGACTGTATTTAAATTTACCACTCGTAGTTTAGGTGCAATTGGATTCAGTGATCCGGATGCATTTGATAATGCCTATCGAATGGTTTTCCCAGATTCATTGTTAAGTAAGAAGGCGTCGCCAGCAGCCTATAGGTATCAACCAGTTACAAGTACGATCTGGGATATTTTTGAAGAGATGAGTATACGTCACCCAGGCTGGATCTTTGGAACTAGACCTTATGGCAATGCATTTAGATACACAATGTTCTTTGGATTACCAGCCCAAAGATACTGGGCTCGGCCCGCTACAAATGGCTTTATATATAGAGCTAATCAGCTACGAAAGGTTCTTGATGATAGTAACAACCTTATGATTAGTGAAGCTCAGTTCAAACAGCTTTATGGCGAGACTGTTTTAAATGAAATACTTTTGAATCTTGAAGCAAATTCAGTAGCTCCAATAGATTCTAATATGTCTGTTGATCTCTCACTTGTCGAAGAAGTAGAACGTATTCGTAGAGAACAAATATTTGGGTCCTATGCAATCAAGGAATATCTCAGAGCACTAGAGGTTCGATTTGAACCGTTTCGCCGCTATCACTTACTTACTAGTGATAGAGATATTGTTTGGAATGGAATTATGGGTACAGAAAATGCTGTATCGAATGCTGTAGATGTTACTTATTTCGCAGATGAAAATATTAAAGACATCTATGATTTTGGTGCTGTTGTTCAAACTGCAGTGTTCAAAGCTCATGCTTTTATTCCAGAAGACCAACTACGTATAGCTCCTGTGCGCTGGCCCAACTGTAAAGGCTATGCGTTGGCTATGCGCTATGGTATGGGTGAGCTTTTAGCGCGAATCAAAGACATGTATCGTGGGGAGATTATTCTTAGAGGTAACCCTAGAATCCGTCCTTGGGATATAGCTATTCTTGTAGATAACTACAACGATATGGTTGGCCCTGTTGAGATTGAACAAGTTGTTCATACCTTTAGCCACGAGACAGGATTTATTACAGAAATTAAACCTTCGGCTGTTGCATTTGCTAATGAGATTAGTGGTTGGCCTCTTATTGAGGGCATGAAATTATTTGCTATGGCTATCGAGGATATTCACAGTAGATACCAGGGGCTCTCAGCTAGTACTGCAGATCGAGGCTTAGGTGATCCTGGGATTCTTAGTGCTATTGCAAACCAAATAGCTACTGCTGGCAGCTTGCCTAGAGATACCTTAATAGCAGCTACTGATAATATTGAAGAGAGTATTACGGGCCGGTCTATTTCGGATCACCACTCTAAACTTGACTCATTCTTAAAAGAAAAGTATAGCCGTATCTTTGGTACTCAGGGCGCTACTGTTAAGAGTGTCTTCGGGGACACAGCCCCTCCAAACCTGAATATGTTAGATGGTATGGGAACGGACATCTTCCAAGATCTTGGAATTGGTGTCGGTATTGCTGGAAGTGTCTTGGCACTTGGAGGAGCTGTAGCAACATTTAGTCAACTTGAAGCTACAGCTGCAGCCGCAACAAATGCTACCGGTCTGTTACAAACAATAAAGGCAGCTAAAGCAGCACCAGGAACTGTAGCAAAGGCTTTTATTAAAAATCCGTATGGCTTAGCTGCTGTTGCTGCTACTGTTGCTGCTGGGGCTGCTGCGGTAGCCGGATTTGGTTCTGCTGTAGCTGTCAGTAAGATGGGGCTTCCTTCTATTGGTTGGCTAATGGGCTCTAGTGTATTGTTCCTACAATGTTTAAGAACTGATGCAATAATGTTAGTACCTTTAATTAAAGGTGGAACTCCTATAGTTGCTGGGCTAGCTACAAATGATCCTGCTATGATTTGGAAAACTTTTAGAGGTCGGATTGAAAGAGTTGCTCAGGAAACTATTAAAGGTACGACCGATATGCTTACTTTGTACAGTCGGTATGGTTCGGCTCTTTGGGAGCAAGCAAAAAATGATGGGATTTGGGACACAGATGCCCCACCCAACCTAACTGGTGAGCAGCAGGGGATAGTGTCTCAATGATGATTCCAAATAGTAAGTGGCAGCGTAGCCAACAATCCGTAGAGCGCCAACGGTTTAAGCCAGGTGCGGGTGAGAGACATGTAGCCATTGGACTCCTTCTAGAGGTTTGGGATCGAGAAAAGTTAGCCTTAACAGACCCTCCAGAAGATTTATTAACCAGAATACAGCTTTCCCCGGGTATACTATTTGGCCTTGTTCAAGTTGGGCAGACTCAAATGTATTTGGGTTTTAATGATACTGAAGATCTTGTGTATTTAGTTTACGGAAATCATTCTCAGCTTGAGGGTAGAAAGGTTAGAATAGAATACGAAAACACCAGTATTGAAAATGGTAGAATCTTTTTGCATAAGGTTATTGAACAACCACACTTAAATCTTGATACGGATCTAAAAATTCTTGATATTGGGGGAATTATTTAATGGTAAGACCAAGTAAGACACTGAGATTGAATTACTGGAAACTAGATCCAACTATGGCAGCTAATATTCAGATCTTGGGCAAGCCTGCTGAGGTAAAGCTGTCTTCTAGTGATAAAACATTTTTATCTGTTAGGCAAAGTGGAATCACTCTCAGCCCCGGTATAGGAAACAATATTAACCTTCAAGCCTTACCTCAAAATCTAAGATATGGTGGCATGTTAAGTGATCTTCCGTTTCCCTTAAGTATCTTGCCAACAACTCCCTTTACGCCTTTCCCTAAACAAATATTTAATCCACCTCTAGCTAAGATAGTTCCCTTTCTTGTAGACATGAGTGCAATAGCCAGTAGCTTGGTTATATAGGTGATATATGGCCAATTATTCAAAGATTGTTGATTTATATTTTACTGAAAGTGGCGACTACTTTCTTGGTCAGGATGGAGATATAGCTGATACCAAAGATGAGCTATACCGTGGATTTATCCAGATGGCTCATACAATTATTTCTTCTAGTACCAATGATTGGAAGTTAGAGCAGATAGGAGCCAACCTGACTTCATTTTTGGGCAAGCCCAATAATCCAGACCTAGCAAGAAGAATACAAGATAGTATATATACTGAAATAGCCAGACATAAGCTGGTTCGTTCTGCGGAACTTAAAGTTGAAGTTCTTCCTATTTCTGAGTCTGCAATAGCTATTGCTATTTTCTTTACACCTTCCGGAACCACCAAGAGAATTACATTAACGTATACCTATGATGTCCGGGATAATAAAATAATGATTAGGAATGTCTGATGCCAGCACTAGCTCATAAAAACCCAATAGAACTTTTAAGAAGATTCAGAGATGAGTTTTTAACAAAAACAGCTATTACTAATTTTGATAGGCTAAGTAAAACACGGGCTCATTCTGATGCTGTTACTGATGGGTTCTTAACACTTAGAGAAGAGGCTATTCGAGTAACTCGAAGCCAGGATCCTCTTTTTGCTAAAGGCAGAGATCTTGATGTTTTAGGTGAGCGACTAGGAGTGCTTCGTTTAAAGGCAACATTTGCACAGTCGCAAAGTAGCGAACGTTGTTTTGCGTTCTATGTTTCTAGTGGAACCTTTGGAAATATTAATTCAAACAATCCTATTTCTATTCCTGCTGGGGAAATAGTATTTACAGATCCAAATCAAAACGAACTTGGCGCATATGTTCAATATGCTTTAACTGAATCGATTGTGCTTCCTGTTGATACTGCTATAGCTTATATCTCTGTTAAAGCTACGGTTATTGGAGCTGGGTCCAACATTGGAAGTAAAGTTATTAGAAACCATAACTTTACCAGCTATACAGATTCTGCTGCCCGGTCACTAAAGATTATTAACTTCTATCCTGTTCTTAATGGTTCAAATGATGAACCTGATGATATCTATAGGTTTCGAATAGTTAATTTTTACACATCACTTTTGCAGGTTAACGAACAGAAGATAAGGCTTTTGGGTCTAGAAGTTCCTGGTGTTTTAAATGTTAGAGTTGAACCAGCCTACTATGGAATAGGTACCGCTGGTGCCTTAGTGCTGGGAGCTGAAAACCAAAGTAACCCAAGCTTGGTAGCAGCAGTGCAAAGTAAGATTGGACAATGGCAGATGCCGGGTGCAGTTATAATAGCTACTGCTGCAACAGAGGTATTCTTTGATTTTAGTATTCGTGTAAGGCCTCACAAGACTCTTACTACAAATGAAACTGCCAGGGTTAGAGCCGAACTCAACAAAGCATTTTTAGCATATTTTAAAACTATTAGTTTAGGTGGAACTATAGACCTTGGACTTATTCTAAAGTATATTCAGAAGAACATCCAGCAGTTTGCTGCTGTCAATCTAAAGGACAGAGAACAAACACTTCGCAAAGTGTTTGTTCGTAAAGGCTATTCTGGAAGCACAACAGATGAAAGGTCAAAAGTAGTAGGCACAACTTATACACTGGATAGTAATGAGTTCCCTCGGCTAGGTACCTTTGAAGTTGAGATAGCTTAATGATTACTCAACGATTAGTAAATACCTATCCTTCTTGGTCTAAGATTCGTAAAGATCCAAGTAGCTTTGGATTTAGATACAGCTCTGTGGCTGGAGAACACTTTGATTTTGTTTATTCAGAGTTAAAACAAAACTATCTTTCATTCCAGCTTTTAAAAGAGGGTCTTGGACTTGAGGCTCTCTGGCAGATAGACTTAAGTAAAGACGATTACATACTCTCAACTTCAACAACTGGTGGAAGTTTGAGTTGGGCTTATCCTCAAGTAGTCGGGGATCTCATTGCTCTTGAGAGAATAGAATCTTTAGAAGAGCTTTACTGGAGTTTACCAACAAGAATCGGACAGCAAGAGGTCTTTACATCTGATTTTATAATTGCGACAAAAACTTATCTAGAACCACCTGTAATAAACACTATGTCTGTTAGTAGCCGGCTACGCGTAAGGATAACCAATTCTACAAATTGGTTTAAGAGAACAAGCTTTCTTAATAGGCTTGAGCCTGGCATTCATCGGGTAGTAATTGAGGGCTACGATATTAATGGTGATCTAGTAAGAGAACATCTAGACGTTCTTGATGATGGAGATTACTTTACAAGAAATATATTCAGCGAGATTCTTGATGTAGACAGTCAGGGCTTTGATGGCGACATTACACTAGATATGTATAGCGATAAAGTAACCTTGGAGGATCCGTTTCATTTTGGTATTAGTGACTCTGGCCTCGAAGGGCCACTCTATCTTGAACTAAGCAATAACCTTATTTCTAATACTGGAGAGATAGCTTATTATACTACCTTGGTAAAACAAGGAGAAAATTATAAAGATGGAATGAGTGAGATTCCATATAATAGAGAAGACCTGTGGGTACAGGCTCTGTTTGATTCTAGTGGAGATGAGATAGAAGTTGTGGATATAACAATTAATCCAAACACAACTCGCCTTTATGCTCTTGATAGTAGTGGGAACATACATATTTACGAATATGGTCTTCAACGGTTTACACCTCCTACTCAACAAGACTCCTTAACAAAAGCTACGTATATTGATATAGATGCAACACAGCCCTGGGCATCATATGGGCAAACATTAATGATGTTTACCAGATTTAATCGTCCAAGATTTCCCGTAAGTAGTGTTCAAATAAAAAGGATTAGTCCAAGTGGTATAATAAATTATCTGCAAGCGGATAAAACATGGTCTGTAAGTAATTACAGTTTTCCAGGAGACCCAAATGCTAAAGGACTTTTTGAAAATACTTTTAAAGATATCACCTTTGATAATGAGTTTGATGAGTATGGTCAGTGGGAATTCTATTGCACTACAAATACTGTCCATGACACTACCGTATCTTATACCGGGGTAATGGTTGATTCATTAACAGCTCTTACTACTCTTAGTACTGGATTAGATGAGGTAGTATCTATAAATTACTCACACGATAACTATCTTGTTGTAGCTGTTGAGCCATTAATAATTAATGATCCCTATACTCTTTATAAATATAAAGAGTACTCTGATGTTTTTCTTGCTGATGAAGAAAATCAATCTTTGTTCTTTAGAGAAGAGTATGCCAATATAGAGGTAAGTTATTAATGTCTTATACCCCTATTAAACAACAGCCAAGAAACGATTTGGATATTCTAGGAACCTATCTAGGTTTTAATAGACTAAAAGATGAGTCACTTTCTGATTACCGTCGACGGCTTCTGGGCGAAACAGTAGATCGTTCGGGCGCCACTCAGAAAGAGCTAGTCAGCACACTTTCACGACGAGTTGGAAAGTTTGATCTCCCTGTGTTTGATATTGACTTATTAACAGACGGAGATGGTGTTCCTTTAGCTTCAAATCCTATGATTGAAGTTACAAGCAGTCATATTCGAGCTTATCCAGTAGTTGGTGAAGATCCTGAAATCGAATTAAACTTCTATAACCCATCTGATGGTAAATTTTTAATAGACATACTAACAGCCTTTTCGGGTAGTAGCTATTTTTCCATTACTTCTTTGGCTAATTATGAGCCATGGTTAGTCTCGAGAAACCTACAGTTTGGGTCAAGTGTTAACTATGTAGATAGAGAAATCTTATTAGACTCTGTTGAAAATAAGTTAAAATATAATTTTATTCTTAATCTATATCCTACTAATCCTCAGATATTTGTTACTGAAGTAATGTCTTTAAATGAGGTTACCGAATTAGGTAAATACTATGTCGACTATCAGAATGGTGTCATATTTACTTACAGTACTATGGGTGGGATTGTAAGTTATTTTTACAATCAGTTTCCCTATAGGCTATTCTGGCAACCCATAAAGATATATCCATATACCGATGTAGACAAAAAGTATTTTCACAGAAATACCGTTATTGATGATGATGGTAATCTTGCATATCAAAGTCTCAACTCTAAAGGTGTCGAGGTAGCTAATTTGGTATACTCTGCTCATCCACTTACATGGGGTAAATAATGGCAATAAGTATTTCTGGAGCAGCTAACACTCTTGTAACCGATCAGCGGATGCCTCTATCTGTTTTTCTTTCAGGCACCTTTCCTTTAGCTGAAGAGCCTATGGAGGTAGAGGTCACGAGTGAGGACCTTAGCTATTCTGATACTTTTTCAGTTACAGTTGTTGGTGAAGCTTTAGCTTTTAACGCTACAACTATTCCAACTGTTCCTGGTGGTAGGTATAGTGCTAAGGTCTATGAGGTTGGAAATCCAAGTAACTTCGATACCTTTCAGTGGTATATTGTTACTGATAGTTTCTCAGATTCTGATCCAGCCGATATAACTTTTATTGGCTTCGAACACAAGGAAGCTCAGCGAGATCCCAGTGACCCTCAAAATCCTCCAGGAGATTGGCTTTGGCCATATGACCAGCCAGGGACTTACTACGATAACTATGAGTTCCACGATGGAGACTACAAGTCTGTTCTTAGATTCAGCAGTGATTGGTCGCATAAGAGTCCGGGAGGGTTTGGCGGAGACTACTCATTAAAAGTTGGCGGAGGCGTATATGCACCTTACTATCCATCTTATAGTGGTAATACATATATGTCTTTCTTCCTTTGTCGAGGAGATACATCTTCTAGAGAAGTTAGATATATTTGGCGGCCAGATCCCTTTTTCGGTGCAGGGTTTATAGAAATAGACTTTATGTCTCATGGGTCTGATAGTCTTGGTGGCTACCTATATTTGTTTCAAGATGGAGCTGTTGAGCTTTATGATAGTGACTCAAATGTTTGGTATGGGTCGGTAGATCCTACCAATGGTGTTGAGAGTGAGTGGAAGTGGACCATTACTTTTGATAACCCAGGTAGTATCAAGTTAGAAGTAGGCGGTGTAACTATTGTAGAAGGCACTGGAAACTTTGACAATAATACAGGTGAGGGTCTTGGAAGTATGCTTATCGCCCTCCAGGGAGACTTAAGTGCCGACGCTCAGTATTATATAGACGATCTTTTATGTTTTCCGGCGGGTACTTTATCTTCGACACCTAAGTATGTGCTAGGTGTAAGTCCATCGTCTGATGCTTCAGTTGTTTCAACTCCAAGCTCAGGTTCTATTCGAAACGCAATGGTTAATGAAGATGGAGCTGCATTTGATGATGGTGACTACGTTACTTTTACCACCGCTAACTCGACTGATCTTTATGGGATTGAATTTCCTTGGGATGGGATAGTTTGGGGGGTTGTCGCCTTAGGCAAGCAACAAAGTGATACTACTGACTATCAAGCTACTTTTAGACATACGCTAAGTGATGGTACTAACACTATTTATGGCATGCTCAAAGCTAATAGTATAGGTACAGCTGATTATAGAACCTTAAGTAGTGCATTCGACCTGTCACCAAGTGGCGAAACTTGGACAGGGGAAGCTGTTAGTAACCTACTAGTTGGTATCAAAACAATAGATATGGTGAGTAGTAATACTCGCTTATCTTGGTACGGTATTGAAGTTTTATGTGATGAGTTAACAGCAGCTATACCAGAAGAGCCAGAACCGGAACCAACACCTGCCGAGTACACAGATATCTTAGTGTCACTAAATATATTTAATACAGATTTATCCTCTCTTACCTTAGACCACTCTGGTTTCCTTTGGGATCGTAGACGCTTAGAAGACTCTTTAGATATAAAGACTAAGTATGAAACTACTTTTGGAGCAGAGGAGTCTGGTATTCGAGATGGTATTCATTTTGACTGGTTCTCTTCTGGTGTAACAGCAGGATGCAAATACAAGCAGCTGACAAACAAGTATGTGGGAGATTATAAGACTTGGACGCCTGTTGTAGAAAGAGGAATCTACAACACTTCTTATCACTTAAAACCTTTGTTTAGTGATTATAGCTATACCTCTAAGTTTGCTACAGATATTCTTGAAGAAGACTCTATGTATCATGTGTTACATAATGATGTAGTCTACTCAACAATAAGAGTTGCTATCTACAAGCGCGATAAAAACCTTATTAATCCATTTTGGGTCTTCAGTCAAGTTGAAGAATTTGATGGAGATATTGTTGATGGTGAGCGGACAACCAGAGGTCTTAGTGGATGGGAAACTAATGGGAATCAACGTAAAAAACAATTTAAAGTTGTAGACAATAAAGTCTATCTAAATGGTAGTCATTATGTTGATCGTCAAATTAACTCCTCCGCCTTGCCAGACACCTATCCTCAGTTTGTAACTGAATATCTTGGACAGAGTACGGGACAAGGGACAGTTTTGTTTACTCAATTTCTTCCTGTCCAGCCAGACAGTGTCAGGCTTTGGGTTAAGTTTGGAGACCAATATACAGAGCTAGAAGAGATTGAAATCTTAGACTACCAGACTGCTCAAGTGCAGGGTTATCAATTTGATCATGATCTCGGTCAGTTTATTTTGACTGGCTATCAAGCTCCACCAGCTTATTTAACTCAAGATCTCTTAATTACAGATACAACTGTTCATATGAAGACAGAAAATCTATACCTTGATAATTATCCTAAACGAGGTGTAATCCAAGTAGGTACCGAACGTATTCTTTATACGGATAGAACAAGAACAGAGCTTGTTGATTGTATTCGTGGATATGATAATACCTCTCCTGGTACATATAGTTCTGGATACCCTATATCTCATGTAAAGCAAGGAGCTGATGTTGTTGGCCATCTTTATGTGGAATATAAAGCGGTTCCCAGAATAGACTACGAGATAACTAACCATGATCTAAGAACAGCTAATAGAGTTGGCTGGTTAGATATTAGGCCCATAAAGAATGTAAATACTAATAGTCTTCTTCAGATATATCCTGGTCAACAGAATATTGACCATATTGATCTGTCTACAACTGCACCTCTGTTGGGCGGAGATCTTTACGGTCCTATATATTTGGGAACCAATACTGCACAGTTAACTGCTACAGTCTATGATAGTTTTGGTCTTCCCGTAGATGACCAATTTGTAACTATAAGACTTTTAGAGGGTGCAGGTTATTTAAATGGTATTGAGTCTGCGTATAAAGGACTTACAAATAGTAATGGTCAGATTTTTGCAGATTATTCTATTCCCTATGAAAGTCGATTTGTTGAATCTTATCCAATTGAGATTAGTCATTCTGGGGCCGATACCTTAATGACATTGCGTCAAATTGATGGTCAACTAACACCAGAAGATGTTTGGATTTTCCAAATTCTCAAACACGATAAGCTTATTGGTTCGGTTGGATTAGAGTTATCGGTAACAGATGAAGGCTCTGCTAGTTTACCTTATGGGCAGTATTTCTATACTGTTGACGGATATCTGGATGACAGCTATCTTGGTGGACTTGTCCGGACAGAGATTTCTAATGTAATCGAATGGAGAGAAATTGTTTGGCTTGAACAGATATTTGATACAACGAACAAAACAAAAGTTTATGTTGATGCTGGTGGAGCTGTTGGTCCTACAAGTATAAAGGTCTTCAAAAAAGATGAAATAATCTGGAACCCTGTTTTATTAAATGGTGTCCGCCGAATACTTTATACTTATGACCCATCTGCAAAGCATCCACTTACGGGTTTGCTAGGGGCCTATTTTCCTGTTCATCCAGATGAAATAGATGGTAATGTTCTTATTTTCAACAACAAATTATTACCTCTACCTGATTCAACTGATGATACTAACAATCTTGGGGGATATGTTGTAGTTACTGGACATGAAGCTTTGGCTCGAGCAGAGACAACAGACCCCCTAACAGGGTGGCTTAAGACATCAAACTCTCTACGATTTTCTGTTCGTATTCCTAGCTTTCTTGTTGGAGTTAGTAATGAGGATGGAATTTATGTTCCTCATGGGTTTAAACTTATAAGCGAAAGCTTTAACCAGGGAAGTGGACTAGGTCTTCCAAACTTTATAACTATAAATCCTGCTGCATCTGGTATTAACCAGCTAAACATTCAATTAAGTATATGAGGAATTAATGTCTGATAAGTTATCTCCTACTATGTCTGTAGAAGTTTCGTTTATAGATTCAGAGGCTCCTACTGGGCGGAAGTTAAGTGCAATTAGCTCTCAGTTAAAGAGAGTATCTACATTGCTTGAGCAATCAGTTGGTGATATCCATTCTCAGAGCTGGCCATATAGTTCTAGTAATACTAGTACACTATCTGTTAAGTGGGGGCTAAGGGGTACAACTGGAGCACCTTTAAGTTCATCGGATTATCGGTTTCTCGACATAGCTAATATTGCTCGTCTTATAGGTCCAAGCTCAAATCTAAACCCACGCTTTTTAGGCGGCGAACAAACAATAACCGAGGATATTCCTGCTGACGTACATGAGTTTTTGCTTTCTCATCCTGTTACCGTAAGGAATTCTAGCAATCCTATAATCACGGACCCTGGACTTACCAATTGGGTTAGTGGTCCATCTAATATTACTTCTGCGGGTGACTACTGGGTTAGTGCCAATGGTAGGGTATTCAGTCATACGGCTACAACTGGTGGAACCATTACCTATACATTGAATCCCAATAAATGGAACGGTGGTAAGAATTATGCTCAGGCGAAGTTTAATGTAATTCCAGATCCCAATCAGCTAACTGCTGGTGGAGATGGTTGTGCTATAGGAGCCCTAACGCCCCAAAGCCGCTATCCGGTTACCCTTCCAATATGTACTCATCAACAGTCTAATCTTGCTATTACTTCAGTTGTTTTAAATACGGCTGATATAAACTATAGCCAACAGCTAGAGTTGCCGGTAGTGTTGGTCAACAACTTTACTTCTGGGGACTCGATACCTAGTGGGTTCTTATACCTTAAGAATTGGACAACTAATGAAATGTATGAAGATGCTACCTACTTCTACGACACAGAATCTTCTATAGAAGTTGGCAATGTCGATCTTTCAGACGCTATAGCATCTGGGGATAAATTCTGTATTGTTACTGTTGGTACTGATATAACAACATCTATAGATGATCTTCGTAATAAAATGTTTCATAATCACGATAGAACTCATGGAGAGCCTTTCGTCGTTGCAGAAGGTATTGCTGGTCAAGTAGCTCAAGAGGGGGAGTCTGGGCCATTTACTTATTCGAATAGGCCTGGAAATTACTTCCCACAGTATCTACATAGAGATGGTTATACTGATACCTATGACAACAATATCAATGCCCGAAATGCTATGCGGGGCGATATTATGTTTGGTTTGTCGCCAGCTACTCTTGGAGCTTATCTTGGTAGTACTGGTGAAACATATGGGCTAAGATTTGGTGGTATCTCCAATGAGGCCCGGATCTATAGAAACTCTGATGATGATTTACAGTTTACTACTGGCTCTTCAGCTCGGGCTCATAAGTTTACCGGTGGTCGAGTAGTCTCTACTGTTGGTTTTGCTGGGGACGAAGTTGGATTAATTGGTCCTGTACCATATGCTAGTTATGCTACTTTCACTCCTAGTGGAACCTGGGCAACTGCTGCTGTGGACAGTCCTCATCAGTTTGTTTTAACAGCTGGGTTAGAGTCAAAGAGTTGGTACCATGTAACTATTGCCTTTAATCCTACTGGAGATAAGTGGATTCCTCCACATCAAGATATTATTGTTGGAGAGTGGGCATATAATATCTACTGGGAAGAGACGGCAGGGGTTAGCAGTCTATTCGTTAATTTTACAGCAGCTGAGTGGGCAGGGTTAGCTGGAGCTGTTCCCGTACCTTATAGAATTTTTGTCCAGTATGAAGCTTAAGGGGCATTAATATGCCAAGTATTCATCTTGAACTTATAGTTGAGACAGATAGCAATTATGGTAATTCAGAACATATTGACTTACCAGTAGCCATCCATGTCCATAAAAGATTAGAGCAGTTTATCTATACTTCAGCACATAAAGATCCAACTACTGTAATTGCCTATATAGAAAACCCTCCTGTGGATAGTAAGAACTTAAGAATAGTTAACAAGACTTCTACTGTTCCTGAAAACAATCATCGATTGGTAAAGGCACAGAATACTAGGTTTGTTAGTGCTAAATCTGTGACTGTAGAATACAGTCACATACTGGCTACTAATATTTCTACTATGGATAGTAATGGAAAAGAGGCCCCTCTATTTTGGAAGCATTTGCTTCCGGTTGGGGTAACTGGTGTTACCTTACGAAAGGTGGAAGACGGAATAGATAGTGTTGTAGATACTGGTTTTCTTGTAGATCTTTCAGCAAGATCCCTATATACCAACTATACAAATGAGTTTGATGAAAGTACTGGTAAAGTTACTGTTTATTATGTCTATCCAGAATACGATTCGTTTACTACACCGGAAACTGAGAGTGATAGATTTTTATCTTCAACATCAGAAGATGAGGACCTTGGTGGTTCTGGAGATGTAACTGATTTTCAACCCTCTACAATTACTAGTTCATCCGAAGAAAGGACCAAGCAGCTTTTATCTCTTAGACCTGTTGTCACAGAAGCAACCTGGGAAGATATAGATGTTTCGACAGGAAACCTATATCCAGACAGACAGGTCTATGTAAAAACCACTACGCCAAGTGGAACATCATTTGCTTTTAATAAAGGTGATAAGTGGTGGGTCAGGCCATATGAAGAGGGTATGATTCAGCCAATCGCTCCGATTAATACCACTCCAGATTATGGATGGTATCTGCATTTTACTAATGGAGATTTTAGAGCTTTAGTAAATTCTAAAGTACGCAGGTTTTATGTACCTGAATTCAACTACCAAAACTTTGTGCCCTATAAACCGATAAGATATACTACTTATGATTTAGCAAAGATTGCTACAAAGAACCTTCTATTTACTAATAGAAAATCTTTGATGATTGATCCTAGTTTAGGCCTCAATCTTACGCTTTTTATATATGATGAATCTGACATACTACTTCGTGTATTAACTACTGATAGTAATCTTTCAGGTACTCGCTATAGAGACTCTGTCTTCTATGAGGGAGGCTTAATAGATGGGTACGATAATACTACTGGCTGTATTGCTGTTGGTCTCGATATTTTTAGCAACCACAAGGTAGTTGCTAGTTATTACTATAAAGCCAATGCTTTTGAATATAAGCTTGTTAATGTCAACCCTCTAATCAACTCTTTGATTAGAGATAAGTTGATAGTATTTTATTGTGTGCCCGATGTTGACGAGGCAGACAGAGCAATTCATTATTTATTGGTTGATACTGCAGGTAAGATCAATTATTGTTCTCAGGGCCTAGGGGTTGGTCATTCTAACCTACAGTTAAAGAATCTGGATGGTACTTTTAATATAGATTCAGTAATTGGGATGAAGTATTTTTCTGAGATAGATGCAGATAATTTTATTAATCTATTTACTGCCGGATACAATAACACATATGGCTATATGCTTATATGTGAGCTTACTATTAGTGATTATATCCTTGAAGAGAATCAAGAAGTAATTGAGATTCTCGAACCAGGAGCGCAGATAAAGGCTGCACTTACGGATACAGCCATCTTGGCAAATCCCAAGATACAAAACTCAGCCTTGTGCAACGCCCCATTTGGATTACAAATACCAGAAGAGAATGTAATAGTTGTAGAGCCGCCATACTCTCTCCTAGAAGAGTATGGCGGTGTGCTCAGCAGAGCCCAAGCTGAAAGCTTATTAAGGACCCTTATGCCAGTCACAGGATATATGGCAATGAATTGGACCTACCCAAAATCTACTGTAACTGGATACTATAACGATGAAGGAGTTGTTATAGATATTAGCTTTGAGGGTCTGTACGATTATAAGATTTTTAGAAGCTCACAATCTGAGGAGAAAACCCTTTTAACTACATTCTCTCCAATAAATAGAACTGAGTTAACGTATACGGACACATCGGTACAGCCAACAACCACCTATACCTACTATATATCTTTAACTGAAAATGATATAACCTATCCTGAAACTGTAGTTAAAGTAAGGGTGCCATAATGGGAAGAGAAAATCTTGTTTTTAAAGTTTCTCAAGAAGTCGTTTATGATCCTCTTGGAGTAACAGCTGGAATCAGCAAGACCATTACGATTACTAATATGGGCACTGAAAGCCTTGTGGATCTTGGCCTTTATATTAAACCAGCTACTGGACTTGGTGAATTAGATTATCCTTCTGACTATCCCCCAGACACAGACTATCAAGATTTATTAACTTGGGGCGAGAATAGTAACCAAGGCGTTGCCATCAGTGGTGGAATCTATATAACCGTAACTCAAAACTCTGGGATATTTCAGGGTTATGTAACTAGAATTGCAGGAAGTACCTTAGCAAATAAAATTGCTATTAAGGATCTTGCTGCAGCGGAAGAACTTGAAATTGTTATAGATTTAGAGACACCACCTTCGGGCTCTCCTCGTCGGCTGTATATCGATCTGGTTGTTGACTAATGCTTAAGCTAAAGACAAGAATATCAAGCATAAACAATTTATATTCTGCAGCACAGTATCGAGTCCAAGATTATTTCTTTCTTGATTTAAGTACTAAAGAAATTGACTCTGGTGTTGCCAGCTATTTAAAGCGAGATCGATTTTTCTTCGAGCAACCTTTAAGGCCAGCAGTTCCAATGAGTTCTGCTACGTGGCGCGAGTATCTTCGCGACCTTAGATTCTTAATTGTATTTTCTAATTTAGAAATTAATTCTTTAGAAAAAGATATTTTTGCTTTAGCAAAACGCAACTATAAAAAGATTAAAACTGTTCAAAGAGAGCTAAATATTCTTGAATCAGAGGTGATTGAAGAAGAACTTAAGTTTTATAGAGATTTCGACTTTGTTCATCATAATAACTTTTCAAAGAAAAAGGATAGGAATACAGTAGAAGTTAAAGATTGGAACTATGACTTCAAGACAGGACTGTCTTTAGCCAATGATAATCTTAGTGAAGTCTATCCGTTTGCTGGCGCAATACTACCTGTAATAGAAGCGCTATCAATTCCAGTATCTAATTGTATTGTGGTCGGCGAAGAAACTGATGTTGGGGACACTCAGCAACCTTTAATAAAGACTAATCCCAATTTCTGTGTAATGGATAATGAGATATTCAGATACGTTATTATTCGTCGAGAGTTTGATGAGACAAAAAGAAAGTATTCTTATACAGAAAGCTTTCTAACCTTACTTTTAGATTTTGGTAATATTCAAACAGTAAACTTTTTTGAGGTCGTTCCGGCAGGAGCCAATAGCCTTCAAATTGCTTCAGTTACTTACCTTAATGAAAGTAACGAAGAGGTTCCTATTGGAACCGAAGTACTTGATGTCCCTAGTGGGCTTAAGATCTTTATGGAGCCGATTAGAGTTAGATATCTTAAACTTAAATTTAAACAATCTGCTCCGGTTAACAAACAGTCACTTCTTAATAATAATGGCAATGGTGACCTTAATGTTATTCTTCGAGGCTTAGATTGGTCATCTAAGTTTAGAGAAGACAGCTTTTCTCAAATAGAGGGCAGGGTCTATGACTTTAGTATAAAGGATATTAAAGTCTGGCTAAATAAGTATAATTCTCTTGGCTATTATTGTAGTGATGTTAAAGAAATTAAACATATGGCTACAGCAAAAGTAGATTCTAGTTTAGAAGAGATTCCTGTTGTTACGGGTGTCAGTTTTTCTGACTTGCTATATAGCTATACAACAGGTAGTACTTCGGCAGAATTTTACTTAGGTATTAAATCGAAGCAGCTTAAGAAGAATAAAAACTTCTTTGAAGACCTGATTCCGCTGCAAGATAGTTTTCCTATTCAAACAGAGACGCTCGTTATTAATGGTGGCTATGCTAAGTTAAAACTATATCCAAATCTTACTTTTGAGGTGCCTAAACTATTGGTGAATTCTATTGAGCACCTTTCTGGTGTTCGATATCTGATTACTACTAGTTTGCCCCATGAACTTGTTGAGGACGAAGAATTCTTTATGATAGGTCCGATGGGGAAGGATGTAACAGATACTTTCACAGTTTTCTCAGTGGTTAACGATTATACTATTGAGATTAGACCTACCGTAGCTTCGAATTTAGTCATTGATGAAGAGACAAAACCAAATACCTATCTTTTCAAATCTAATGTAGTCCCTACGTTTACATTAACCAAAAGTGGAGCGGATCAGGTTATTGGTACTAATTACCAGGTCAGTTTTGGTGACGGTATCTATTATGACACCTGGGATTATAGTAAGTACACAGAATGGCTTGTTCGTGGACCAAGGGCTGGGGATTTTAGCTTAAGGATTAAAGATCCGAGTTATATAGAAACTTATTCTATAGATTATCGACCTCTTAAGAATCAGTGGCTTGGTCAGACAAACCTTGTTAGACTAAAGCATGGAGCAGCTGTATTTGATCCAAAGTTTAAGGATAGTTTATCAGAAGTACAAACTATTGCTTTATTAAGATCTTCTACTCCAAACTACTATACGACCTCAGTTCTTACTTCCTATACTCTTGGTATCAAGAGGTTCTAATGTCAACATCAAAACTACTTCCTAAAGATTTATTTAAGGTAGCTTCTTTTAAAGCTGTTCTTGCTCGCAATCAGGATGCTTGGAGAAGTTCATCAACACTAGAAGATCGGCTTGTGAAAGAGGCTAAAGCTTTAGATTACTTTTTTGATGTCGAAGACAACCATATTGATTACTCCCCGATAACCCAGTTTGAGTCACCAGATATACAATATCTATCGTCTGTATACGATATGCTTGCTAATTTCAGTGTTAGTAATCGTGCGAAGTACTCTGTGTTGGCTGACTTATATCTAAATAAATATAACAACAATACTTTGCTTCTTCAGGATCTTCTCAATCAGGTTCGACGCATAAAACAAAAGCATGCTGTAATTAGTTTGGGTAACAGTAATTTTAGAAAATATGTTGTTGGTGATAGTTTTCTTTCGTTGACTAATCTAGATTATGGGTTCTGCGGTGGAACAAATGCAGAGTTAGATCCTATAGCGGGGGCAGCCCACCTACCTGTAACTTTAAGACAACAGCAAACACCAACTAATGTTTTGCTGGGTAGTGAGTCTAATGGGGCAGCTGGAAGCTCAGACCCAGAAGTAGACTCTACAAACCAAAAGCTTGATAACCTACTAAGCTCAAATAATACTCAGTCTTTCTTTTACGAGCGTTTACAGCAGGGGCCATGTAAGCTAGCTCTAACCTTCCAGTTCAATAGACCAACACTTATAAACCAGTTTATTATTAATTTAAACAACATTGATGATGGTGTTGTCCCAGAATTAGCTAAGGTAAGTTTTGTTACCGCTGACAATCAAAACATAAACTTTAAAGACTTAACAGAACAGAGTATTAAAAGTATTACTCGTGCTGACAATGAGATTGGGGCTTTATTCCCTCCGATAGAAGTTGTATCGGTTAGCTTCTTGTTAACTCAAAGTAGTGCTGTGTCCTTATTAAATGCTGCGGGCAAGACTATAAAGCAATTTGCCATTGTTGTAGACAGTGTTGAGTTTTGGTTAAACCAATATTCGGCTACAGGCTTAATTAATAGTCAACCTGTAGAACTTCCAGCAGGGCTTTTTGCTTTTGAGCCAGTAATCGAATACTATCCTTCTACTCAAGAATTCTTTGACTTAATTTTAGATGTATCTTTTGATGGGGGAGTTACCTGGACCAAAGTAGCGGATGAGAACAAAGTGGATATCTCTTTGGTAGAAAGCAGAAACTTTTTGTGGAGATTACGAATAGATCGGATCGATAGTGCTTTTTCTTCTTACTCTTCGTTTTTAGCAACTGCATTTGACTCAGTTAAACGTAAGTTTATACAAAAGTCTGTTATACCAAATGTTAGTCCTTATAGCTTATCTTTAACTTCAAAGCCTAAAGGTGAAGAGGATATCTATGTCTGGCAGCCAAAACTTCTTCCTCGTAATGATATTAGCAATGGATTTAAGATTGGGGTTGCCTCTTCTGTTCAGACAAAAGTAAAGCTACCTTTTGATACTGCGTTCATAGAACCTACTGATTTGAAGATATCTATTGGATCAAATGAGTTGGTATATGTTACACCTGGTAATACTCCAACTGGAGAAGAGTGGACATATACAGACGACTTTAAGTCTATTGTTTTAGGTAGTGATGTGGTCTCTGGAGCAATAATTTATGCATCACTTGAGCCAGAACAAATACAATTGGTCGATACTTCTGAAGGCTATTTGGCTACTCCTAGCTATCCATTTGATACTGATAAGTCTTGTATCAAGCTCAAAGCTTTTGAACCAAAGCTTACCCGGAGTACCCTGGTATTACCAAAGTTTAAAACTGTTATCCGACTTGGTAATAGAAATATTAAGCCTAGTAGCTTTGAGTTAATCAGTGCTGCTGGAGATACCTGGACAGAAGGAATTGATAGGCCAGATATAGACGGTGAGACCGATCAATATTACTTAGATGCTCCTAATGGTGTTCTATACCTAAGTAATATTGTTGGAGAGGACAGTGTTAGTGTTAGTTATCAACACTATCAAGATAAAATCTTGTCTGATGAAGACTATGATATCTACTACTCTGGAGCAGTACCTGTTGGATTTTTGATTCAGAAGAAAGCTCTTCCTGTACAAACAGTAGCAGAAAGAATTGGTAGTTCTCTGATATCAACACTCAATCCTATAACAGGTACCCACGAACAAAGACCAACCTATATCGCTTCTTCTTCAACAAGTAAACAATTAGGCTATAAAAATATTATCAAGGGCTCACTACACCATAAGAAAGATCTACTTGCAAATAATCTTTTAGTAGAAGAAGTAGACTATGTTGATGGTAAGTCAGAGTTTCTAGGTTTGATTAAAGTAGATAAAGAGCTAACAAATGAACAGGAGGCTGACGGCAGCGGATTGGTATCGTTTTACTTAGGGGCTCGGAGTTTATGGTATAGAGATTTTGGCGTAAGCTTTTCTAGCTCTTATTTCACAACTATGCTTTCTCCAGGAAGCTCTTTGTCTACAGGTGAATACTATATCCAAAAGAGTGGTCTAGTTGTTGTGAAGGTAGGTGTTGGGAATACCTTGCCCGGGGATATAGCTTATAGCTACTATTATCGTTCTGAAGAGGCTGACCCTGATAATAAGATATCTGTTGACTACACAAATGGAATTCTTTACTCATACTCTGATCTAAACGAAGATAGCCAGATTAGTTATTCGGTTTGCCCAACATTGGCCTACTACGATATAGTAAAGCCACTTGCATTTGAATATGATAAGACCAGTAACCAGTTACAGTTTAGTACCCTTGGTATGGACCCAACAAATAGTTTTGTTAAGGTCTCGTGGATTGAGGCTCCTTTCGATTTAAGTCCAAGTCAGATTAAAGAAAACTTTACACCCGTTGTTTCGAGAGTAGGATTTAGGTTTAATTAATGAATTACGAGTCTCAAATAAAAGAACTAGTAATCAAAGAGTTTGTATCTGAGAATAATAGGGTACCCACTCTTCTTGAACTAAAGCAACTTATAGCTGACCACAAAACAAAGTATCCAAATCTCTCTGTTGTTGGTAGGTCTGGGTATGAGGTTGTAAAACCAAGTTTTATGTCGGTATCTAGTAGTACCGATGAAAATCAAAATACCGACTCTCTTACTAGTGACTTTATTTTAGCTAGTAAACGAATAGACTACTTAGCTGAACAACTTGTTTCTACTGATATTGGTTTGAGTTCCACTGTACGTAAGTTGCAGCGAGAGCTTAATACACTAGAGGGCCGACTTGATAATATCTTACTTTTTACTCAAGAGGACAATCCGTTCTTAATTGGTATCGAGGAGAACTTTGCCAATGGAGATAAGTTTGATTTTAGTAGGAGCACAGCTTCTCTTGAGAGTTTTGGACTCACCTCTGGTCGTAGAAGTCTTACTCCGCTTAATTTAAAAAACACTAATATTACTTATAGTACAAGTTCAAATAAGGGTTACTTATCTTTCTTTAATAATTCAACTACTGATTCTTTAAAGGAAGACGATGGCATTACTTGGACTCATCAGGTTTATACTAACTACTCTTCAGGCAGAGTTACATTACAACTAAATGTTAATTTAAATTCTGAAGAATATGTTTCTAATATAAGGTTAGTGTTTGCTTCATTTAGTAAAGATAGCAACATGCAGGTTTCTACATCATATAGTGTTGATGGTAAGACCTATTTAACTCTTGAGCCAGCAGAGGTTTCAGTTACTAATCATGAGTACTCTGTAGATGTCGGAATTGGCGGTGTACAAAAGATAAGATTTTTAATTAGTAAAGAGTTTGCTGATGCTAAAACAAGTGTTGGTCAACAGCATGTATATCATTTTTCGATTGATAGTTTAAAAATCTATACCAGTGATTATTCTGCTGGAGATTCTATTGCTTATCTTGGGCCGTATGAAATGCTTGACGACAGGCTTAATGAATATAATTTTACAAAAGCAACTTGTGAGTTATGTCTTACTTCTGGTGATAATACAGCTGCAAATGTTTTTCTAAGTAAAGATAATATAACTTATTTCCCATTAAAGAATTCTAACGATTATGTAATTTTTGGAAGTAGTATAAGTGACTCTAGTGGAAGTCAGATTTCGGAAACAAGTGCCCGCTATTTATTAGTTGATGATAGTGAGTGCGAATACAACTCTTCTAAAGAAGGTATCTTAAACTTCTATATACCAACTACATATACTGATCGAGTAATTCCCAAAACACTTTTAGTTAAAAGAAACATAGTCGTTTCTGATAGCTTGGATTTTATTGATGGCGTTGATCCTGGTTGGGTTATCAAAGATAGTCTCTATAGAACAACTATATTTGTAGACAATCCTGGTGGGACTGTTATTGATTTGGGACCGACAACTGCATATCTAAATGATATAGAGGTTACCGGTAAGGTTTCTTTACCTTATGGTTATTCTGTTTTTGCTACTGGTGCTAATAATTGGCGAGAGATAGATACTGGTGCTTTGTCTCTTGGGGACCTGAAAAACAAAGACAAGCTTTATCCCTATAACCACAAATTAATTATTGAAGGTTATTCTTATCCAAAGGCTTTTAATGGCGAGAAAGTTTACTTTGGTTATCAACATTTTGGGCACTATATGAAGTATGTGCCTGCTAGTTATTTTGATTCAGTTGGATATGATCCAACTATATTTACTTATGAGGAAGTTCCAAGTGGTTGGAAGTTTAAAGTAAAAGTTGATAAGAGTAGAAATAACTGGGCACTAGAAAAGTTTAGTGGAGAGTGGCGACTTCAAGATACAAGTGGAAATGATTTATGGGTAAAGATTCTTTTAAGGGGAAAAACAAAAGCAAGATCTGCTATTGTTAACTCATTCAAGTTGAGGGTTATTTAATGTCTAATGTAAGTGATATTGCTTCCACTTTAGTTCAACGATCGGGTATGACTGTAGCTTGGACAAGTACAGCATCGTTAAATAGATTTCAGAATGCTATTCAAACAGACATTGCTGGTCTAATAGGACAAATTAATACAGTTTACTACCCTTTAATTTCTAGTTTAGTAACAGATAATGTAGATGTCTTTGATCTTGGCCTTTCTGGAAATACACTGTATTCTGATGTCGAGGCAACTACTGGTAGTGGGCGCTATCTTTATAGTGCTGATCTTAATAGAAAGCTTTCTATTAAAGAGTCTATAGATGCTTTAGGTACAGCAATTGACTCTGTGGCGGCAACCACATTGGCTACAGCTACAACAGATTGGCCAGGAGATACGTTCTTAGAGTCTCTAGATGCCTTTCAGTCTAGCATTGATACTCAGCAAGCCAATCTAGTTCAACTTAAAGTGGATACTTTTGGTAGTGAATATTCTTTAAATGGAGATGGTATTGGGATATTAAGTTATCCGCTATCTCAATATGTAGATGCTTTGGGTGTCTTCTTTAGTGGGTTTCCTGTTACAGGTAATACCTATACTTCTACTTTTCCAACCTTAACATTTTCTGTACCGATAAGTAGTTTAACCTTTGATGTAACTATAGCTCAAAGTTCCATAACAGATTTGTCTACAGATTTAGGTAGTATTCGTAGCTTTGTTGGAATGGCGACAGTTTCGGAGACCCCAACATATAGTGATCATGGAGATATTACATATGTCTCTGATGGCCAGTCTTTAGAAGAAGCTATTCAGGTACTTGATGAACAGATAAGCTCTGTAGTGTCTGATCTTTTGGTAACTAAAAATGCTTTTACTGACACTAGTTACTATACCCTTACAACAGATGGGGCTGCTGTAACTTCTAGTAATATTCTTGTTCTTCCCCAACATAGTGCGGGTTGGCTTAATATTGATTGGGTTACTATGTATTCTGATGGTGGCGGCACACAGAGAACAGCGGGGGGCACTCTATATGCTTTAGCTTATAGAACTACAGGCGCTGTTACCGTGGTGGATTATTCTCGCTCGGAAATGACAGATAGTGCAGCTAATGCGGGCGAACTAACAATAGCTACTGCCGCTACGGTGGCGGCACCAAAACTAATAACTAGTGGTACTGTAACTGGTGGTGTTGAATTTCAATTAGCTTTGACTACTGGTGCTGGTAATCCAACTAAAGCTGTCGCTCGTATCAGATATACTACAGTTACCAATACTGGCCCCTAATGCGTAGGAACCAGCGGGTATTGTTAGCTAAGCAGCCACACCAAGTCCTAGCTGCCAGGAAAGCCAGCTCGGCAGCAACTAGGGAGAATGTTTGGTCTTTCCTAAAAGAAAGACCAAACGCTAACATCTTGGTGATTAGAGCCCTTGGTGGGATTGGAGATGTCTTAATGACAACCCCAGCTGTCCGCCAACTTAAAGAAGATTATCCCGGCTGTAGCATAACCTATGCCACTGATAGAGATCCGGGTTCGGGCAATGTATATTATGATATCCTAAAGAACGCAGGATTCATAAATAACATTGTTGATGCCAAGCTAATCAATAGAGATAGATTTGATAAGTATATTGACATAAGTTCTGTTTGCCTTAAATATGAACATTCTGATTTACCCATAATAAACCGTATTGATATCTTTTCTAAATCAATAGGAAACCCTAGGCTTAAAAATCCTTTACCATTCTATAAGGTAGAGGAGTCAGAGCGAGCGGCTGCTCAACATAGAGTGCCACAGAATACAAGCTTAGTGTTTTATCATACAGCTTCGTTTGATTCTAAACGGACCTGGCCAGTGTTAAATCAACTACAGTTTCTTAAGTTAATGAATCAGCGGATGCCTAATATAAAAATTCTTTTGTCTGATTTCAATAATCTAATTAAGAACAAGCAAGAATATCCTAATTGTTTAGACATATCATCATTACCTATTCGTGAAAAGGCTGCTCTAATTGAGAGAAGTAATCTCTTTGTTGGGCCAGACTCAGGACTTCTGCATCTTGCGGGTGCGCTTAAAAAGAAAGGACTTGCCTTGTTCGGTAGCATTCCCCCACAAGCGCGGATTAATTACTATCAAGGTATTTCTGCACTAACTGTAAATCCAAAGTTGTCTTGTCAATATTGTATTTATAAACCATGTTCTATAAACTTTAAGTGTATGTCGGATATACGTCCAGAGCACTTGGTCAATAAGATTCAAGAATTGATTTAGGAGATATAATGAAGAGTCTTAACGTAAGAGGTATCCCTTTCTTCGCTCGCGAAGGTACAGTAGATGAGGGAGTTATTCATGAAGTAGTTGAAGGTGATGTATATCAGCTAGACAAGATAACTCTTCGACCTAATCCCAATATTGTAGATGTTGGGGGACACATAGGATCCTTTACTAAGCTAGCTGCATGGAAATGGCCTCATGGAACTTTCTTCGTGTATGAGGCCAATCCTAGAAATTGGGAAGTCTTAGATGCAAACCTACAGGACATTTCTAATAAGACTTCTATTTTTCATGGGGCCTGTGTTGGTGAAATACCAGTGAACAAACGAATTGTAATTAGTAAGGATGAGGCCGATAGGATTACTGGGGGCTGGGGAATAGTCTTTACTTCAACTGCATATGAAGAATCTTCTGATTCGGCAACAGAAACAATTGACAACTTCTATTCTTTATCGGATTTACTTCCAGCTTTAGATAAAGTGGATATCCTCAAATTAGATTGTGAGGGGAGTGAGTTTAGTATTATTGGAGCTTTAACAAAAGAAGAGCTTTATAATATTGATTATATTGTTGCTGAGGTTCATGTCGGAGCCACAAGTCATACGCCAATAAAATATCCAGAGTTTAGGGCAAAAATTTTACGTCAGTTTGTATGCCCTCAACTTGAGGCCCGTAGGGTTGTCGCTCCTAATGATATCTTTAATATTGTTGCCTGTAATCGCAAGTTAATACCTTCGAGACAGCAATGAGATTCTGTTTTGATCTAGATGGTACCCTGTGCAAAGGTTTACCATACGAAGGAGCAGAGCCCCTTCCCGGAGCAAGAGAACTGTTGCTTCGATTGAAAGAAAAGGGACATACTATAATTATACAAACTGCTAGAGGTATGGGGACCTCTGCTGGAAATCAGGGTACTGCATTAAGTAAGATAGGACTGTTAACATTTGAACAGCTCCAAAGATGGGGCTTTGTTTATGATGAGTTATGGTTTGGTAAACCAGCAGCCGATAAGTATATTGATGACAAATCTTGTCAATCAATTCTTGACTTACTTGAGGATCCAGCCCTATGTCAGATCATTTAGTAGTAGAGTATAGATTACAAGTTCTTGAGGAAAACCTTGAGAAGAGCCACGATCGTCTTTCTGATAAACTAGATACAACAATTGAAAAGCTTGGTCAGGCCACAACAGCTCTTGCTGTGCTAGACGGAAGACTCGAAGCTTTAGAAACAATGAGCCATGAACTAATTCCACTTAAGGATAGTGTAGCTAATCTTAGTTATAAAATGAAGTACCAGCTGGCACCTGGGGCATTAGGTGGAGGTATAATGACTGCGGTTATTGAATTAATTCGGGTACTTATGGATAAGCTATGGCAATAACTGATGATCAGTATGATAGGTTAGTAAATCGTATTACTAGATTAGAAGAGACTTGTAATAACCTAATCGTTGCACAGTCTAGACTGATAAGTCTTACACAAGTAAATCAATTACTTACTTTAATACAAACACAAGTACAAGACCTTTCTGAACAAGTAGAAGCTCTTGAGGATAGGGTAAGTAGCATAGAAGAAGAGCCCCTCTCCTAGTCTCTAAGACTGTGAGGGGGCTCGCTAGTGGTGGGTAGGAGCCTTAAAGATAAAGCTTCTACTCTTTTTTCCATTGAGGCTATTTGCTTAAGTTGTTCTTCTATTTTTGATAGGACGACTGTTAGCAGATCAAGCTTGATAGTTAAGCTTTTACTCTGTTCTTCTAATTGGTTTAGTCTGCTTTCTAATTGGTGTGATTCCATACCAAGGCTCCCAATCTGTAGAAGTAACTTTATCCCCAGGAGATTTACCAGCGTAAAGACCAGCAGCTAAATCTTCTGCTGTAACAGTTGTTGTCCTGGAAAACTTTTTGGTCTTATCATTAGTTATATAAATACCATCTGGCTTTACTCTAATACTAACAAGCTTTTCAGTAGAGATGATATTTGCTAGCTGGTCAGCTAATGTAAATCTTCCATTTGGTGTACTGTGCCAAATAGGCTTTGGTTCTGTTTTTTGAAAGATTTCTTTTCTTATCTCTGGACCGGCAAACCTGTCTGGGTCTTTAGCAAAAGATAAGATGAATTCTGAGAACTCTGCTTTTGCTCTAAGCCAAGTGTAAATAGCATTCCGTAAGGTCTCCTTTGAGGAGATAACTGAAATTAATTCTTTACCTCCAGGAATGACATGCTTTTCCATTTCTGTTTTTCTTTTTGTTAATAGGCCAACGATAGCTCCCTGATCAGAGAGACTTGGATCGTTGAATACCTCATACCTTGTTTTCATTTAATATTCTCCTTAATGTATCTGTAAGGTACTTCCGTGGTAGTAATAGCTTTCAGTCTGGGAAAACTAAATTCTACTAAAGCAATACTATAAACATATCTTTGATATGGGTCCATTCTTTCAAGTTCAATTTTATTTGAGATACCTTCTTCATCTATATAATGATACTCAAGAGGGGGAGGTATAAAGACTTTACGCTCGGATACCGATGCAATGTAATTAGAGACATGGATCACAATCTGTCTTTTTAGAAGTAGGGCGGGAATAGATGGTGTCGAGTGGTTAAATACTTTAAATCCTCTAATTTGTTTTAAGTAAATAATTGCTATGTCCTGCCAGGCATCCTCAGAATCTATATTGGTTTTGAACTTACTGAAATCTGCACGATTAAAAAACTCAGCCATTCGATATGAGATATTTTTTGCTATAGGGTTATATAGCATATCTATCCAATGATCAATATCAGGAATCAGTAGTTGAAATATTTTTTCTACTTCTTTTTGGTTTAGAAGATTTACTAGTTCCTGATGGGTTATCTGCAGGTTTCTGAAGATTGGCTCTCTCATGTATATAAGTATATCCTAATGCCAGAGCATCTGCTTCATTATCATCTTTTGCTTCGAAGGAAAAGGTTTTGTTAGCCCACAAAATCATTTCTTCTTTTTGCGCGCGCCCATTACCAGTACAAAATTTCTTAGCTTGAGTCGGGGCAATACCATATATGGGAATGTCTTGAAGATATGTCGTGGCCTGGAGCATTGAGACAATTCCGCCATACACTAAGGCAGCTTGTGAACTACTCCAGCGTTTAACAGCCTCGTATACAACTGTGTCTGGTTTATAGTAAACCAGGAGATTTTTGAATGCCTCAAGAGCATTATTAAATCTTTGTCCAGAATGCTGATTCTTTATTGTAGAAAAATTAAGAACCCCGCTAGAAACCCTTTGAGAGTCTTCAAAGAAAGCCCAGCCACAAGTGGTTGCTGGGTCTATTGATAATACTCTACTACTCATTGAATACTCCTATATGGAATAATCTTGTCTACAAGTTTATGCTTTTTGGCTTCACGAGCTGTAATGTAATTATGTGTTGTGCTTGTTCCAAATATATCTGCAAAGTTTTGTTTGTTTATATTTAAACGTTTGGAGATAAGTTCCTGCATTTGGGTATTGCACCATTTATAGTGTTTATAAAGTTCTTCGCCAGCATTGGCACTTTCTACTATGTTCCAGCTAATCACGTTGTGGTAGAAGAACGTAGTGGCAGGAGTGCACTGTCTAATATCTCCCGCCATATAAACAAGTAGTGCAGCTGATCCGACAAATCCAACACCAAAGGCCAATATTGGATTAGGAACTGTTCTTAAGATATCAAATATTGCAAGACCAGCATAGAAGCTGCCTCCAGGAGAATTAATAATAACCTGTATGGGGGCAGTTTTATCCAGGGTCTGCAGGGTTAGTATTTGGCCGATTGCCTTGGAAGCTCCTTCGTCTGTTATTTCTCCTGTAATTTCTACAGAACGAGTAGTGGGTCCAAAGTAGGAATTTTCTTTTGGCCAAAGTTGAAATTCAGGTTGAGATTGACTCATTAATTAACTCCAGGAGTAGATTGGCAGATAGACTTTCTTTTAATTTATATGGAATTTCCAAATAGTTAAATCCATTTTGTAGAGCAATTCCTTTTTTAGCTGTGTCTCTAAATTTAAGAAGATTGTAATTAATTAATTTTTCTCTAATTGAGATAGTGCCAAAGCTAGTTGCTTTATAATGCTGATTACCGTGTAGTTCTATAATTAGCATCAGCTCTTTAATATACCAATCATAATGATGATTGGTATATTCATATTCAGGAAATAGATCACATACATTAACTTCTTGATAACAAGTTAATTTTGCAAATGGTAGTTCTGTACAAAGAACTGTTCTTAGGGCTTCGTGAAATTGGCTTTTGTTTGATAGTTGTTCATACTGTGTATGGTATTTTGCCAAAGACAGACAGTCCTTCTTTTCCTGCTTTAATTTCTCGTCTACTTCCAATTTCTAAAAGCCTATGTTCATGTAGGAAGGCTATTAAGTCGTAGAACTCTTGGTTATCAGATATTTTTTTAAAGAGACCGGGACTAGTTGGGTCTACTTCTTCTACCCACATCTTATTAGCCTCTATATCTGCATAGGCACAATATTCTTTAAGCCCACGATGAACCGTAGCTAAATGTATATATGGTTGGCCTTTACTATTGCAACCAAAGATTTTCTTATCTAGTGGTTGATAAACATCATTAGTAATAGTAAATCCTGTACCAAAACTTTTCATTTTAGTCTCCTTGCTGGAAAGCATATAGGTTTAAACTCGCATGAATGTGCGCATGGTGTTAATGGAAAGTGATACTTTGTTTCTAGCAATTTAACTGGTTGCTCAAGAAACTCAAGCCAGGTTCTTTTTTCCATTGATTTGTCATATTGCAACGAAGTGTAAGCTACATCTTCATTACTATTATTAGTACTAAATAGATGTAGCTTAGCTTCGGTTGAGGTGGTTGAGAGTGGGGTGTTAGCTCCCAATGTTTGTACCTTAAGTAAACTGATTAGATCAGATTCCATATCTCTTATTGTGTTGTAAGGTACAAAGCTTATAGCATGTAATGTTTTTGCTCGACTAACCTTTTGGGTTCCCCATACTCTCGGAGATACTAGCTGTAAGGAATTTATATTAAGTCTTAAGCTCGAGTGGCTTATGTTAACAAAGTAATCAAATGGACCGAATATTGGTATATAGATACTAGGATTTAGGATTTCTAAGACTTGGTTAACTGCTAAAACAGCATGACGAATATCTTCTTGAATTTCAATAATATTGTTTTTATTTTGTTTTAATAACTTAGTTTCCAAATAGCGACTATGAAAATAAAGGCTTTGTTTATAATCAAAGTTTATGTCTTTTAAAAGATCTTGAACCAACCTGTTATATAGGTTCTCTACATATTGAAGTTTTTTAGAAGCAGTAAGGTTGCCCCCTTTGTGATGAAATTCCGAACATTTGATATAGGCTCGGAGTTCAGACTCTTCTATTCTCATACAGCAGTAAAGTAGGCTAAACTATAATTATCAGGGTCTTGTGTGTACCAGTATCCTGCTGAGGTTATTGGACAATTATAACTGTTGTCATAATTAATCTTAATATCAGTATTAGGAGTTTTAGACCAATTGCCTGGAGCTAAATAGTGAGACTCAAGCTGAGTTGATCCAACCTTATTGACTTCTACAATTTTGCGAATGTTTTCAATAACTTCTTTAGATAGAGTTTCTGCTTCTTTTACTTTAGGATCTAGTTTAGCAGCAGGAGTTATTTGATCGAAGAGTGGAGATAGAACAATGTCACTTAGAGCCTCTTCGTCAATTTCTCGTATATCAGTATTAGTTGAAACAAAATTATAAGTTGTTTCATCTTCATCTAGATTATCTTTTATTTCAAAATAAAAGAAATCACTATCATATTCGAAGTTTACTAAGGACAAAGACATTTCTTCTAAAAGCTCTAGGGTTTTAAGGTAAAGCTTATCTATTAGGAGGTCATTCATTTTAACCTATTCTCCATGCGTTTACTGTATGATGGCGGCCTTGTGACCAATTAGGTGTAAGTACTTTAACTAATGTGCTCTTGCAAGAGTCACACTCTGGTATTTCATCTGAGGTATGCATTAGCTCTATAAGCATGTCGTACTTAGCGCATAAAGTATTCTTACATTTAAAATCATTAATTTTCCAGTTGCTCATAATTTCTAGCCTTTAGAAAATATAAAGTCTTGCTTTTAAAGCAAGACTCCAGTTTGATAAAGTACTTGAGATATTCTTGACCCAAGGATTAGGTATTTTATTAACACTGATTTAATCTTGTTAATCATCATTGTCCCAAACATTTGGAACCTCTACTTCGGGGCTTGAGCTATGAAGTCTCTTAATATGCTCATTTAGAAATATTGGACAGCTTTCTATATTTTTTAGCTTAGCTTCTTTCCATTCCATAACAGCAACTGTTCCATCTACGATATCATTGGTTTTAAGTAAGCCTTTAATTACCAAGGTCTGTCTGAGCCTGGGTACTGGATTGCCTAAATAGACAATTTTACCGGTCTCTAGAAAATAAAATTTTCTGTCTCTATAGGAAAGAAATCCCTTAGTCTTATCGTTTAACATTTAACCTCACATATGAACTCTAATAGAATCTTTAGAATTATCGTATGTACTTGCTTCAACTAAAAGTACATCACTGGTTAGAGCGCATAGCTGGTGTAAAAATCCAGGGGGCACGACTACAGCTTCTAAAGGGTTAACTAAGTATTCTTCTGGTTCTGTTGTTACCGGATGAATTGTTTTTAAAAGTAGGGCACCACTTATTACAAGTAATGTTTCATGTTTATCAATATGAAAATGCATGGAGCCACAGGAACTAGATTTGATGGTTAGGGTTTTTAGGCAATACTTTTCATTCATATAAGTATTTTCCTCGCCCCATCGCTTTTCAGTTGTTAGGATACCCTTTTTAAGTATCTTTGCTACCGATTCACTAGCTCCTATTTTATATTCCATTATACCCCTAATAATCTTTTAATCTTTCTAATAAAGTCTTTTCTTTCTGTTTTGCTTGTTAGTTTAGCCTGTCCTAGAATTTTTGCTCTAGTTTCTGGATCTTTATTCCAAGAATCTAACTTGTTATTAAACTCATACCTAGCAGCTGCAGTAGTAAGAAGATTAAGTGCTTCTTGTTCTGGAGCAGAGAGACTAATTGTATCACGTTTGAAATCACACCAAGCCATGTAAGCATATGGGCACCACGCTTCCACTATCTTACCAATAAGGTTAGCTATTTCTCTAATCTCTTGTTGGGCATGTGGGTCTGTTCTTAGCCACATGAAGTGTAGCAAATTGTGGAGGTCTTGTTTATAATACACCTCCGTATAGGTACTCATTGGTAGATCCTTACGGGCCTGCTCTCTAGCCACACCCAGAGCAAGACGCTCTAGATATACCTCTCTGGCAAGGTCCTGAAGTTGCTGCTCTCTACTTGAGAGGTACTGGTTTATATCTAAGCCAAGCTGCTCAGCCTCGGTCCACAAGTCAAAGAGAATATTAGCTTTGCTCCCAAGCAAAGCTAATAGCTCGACCTCTCGTTCAGGACTGATTGGAAAAGGCCAGGCTGTTATAGCTTCGCCAGAGCCTTGTTTATTGTCTTTGGATTGGGAGCGCCAGGTTTGTGCTGTCATCATATCGTCAATAGCTATGGAATATCGGGTGCTATACTCGTTCACGTTTGCCGTGCGGTGTCGCACCATTTGGCGCCATGTATCTATGCTTAGCCTAATATGTAATTTAATTTCACATTGCTCTAGTGGCGAAGTGTGGTGATGATTGACCAGGTAACGGATAAGCTGCTTATCTTCAGTTACTGACTTGGTCCCGGCACCATAAGATATACGAGCTGCTTGACAGATAGCTTGGTCGTCACCCATGGTGTCAACTAGGTAAAGCCAGCCTCCAGATCCAAACTTTTGAGGATTGTTAGCTCCAAACTGTTCTAATAGCTCCTGCTTTGTCATTCTGGTATCTCACTACACTGCAGGAGTACCTCGTGCATTATTTGTTTCTGACATAGTTCGAATACAATTTTGATTAATCTTTTGGGATCCGATTGAAACTGGTAAGTAAGCATATACTTCGATATAGGTGTTTTTATTCTTGCTTCTGTTGCTTTTTTACCACTACGGTATTTGAATGCTACTTCAAGATAATATGTTTCATTAAGTAGGTCTTCTGTTATAGAGTATCTAAGTCTATTTTTAAGGATATATTTGAACTTAAATGTCTTTAGATATTCTTGAATTTCTTCTAGTGTCATATGTCTCCATAAAATAGGCCACCAGTGTTACTGGTGGCCTATTAGCACATCTGTTAGTAGATTATTCTCTAACTTTTAGAACCTCAGTTTCATCAATCGCTACTTTGTTGGCAGCCATTAGCTTAAAGAGCCCCTTAAGAGCCTCTCTTTCACCTAAGTACTTTTCCGATACACTTTCTAGAAGGGTTTCTAGAGTATCGTGGCCGGCTTTAATGTCTTCAAGAAGTAGCTCTTGAACTTCTTTAGCTAGCTCAAGCTCCTCTGCCTTAGCTGCAATTGGTAAACCTAGAAAGCTATTAGGAGCTACAAGAATATAAACAGTTGATTCTTGAGTAATAGAGATCTCAACTACTTCTAGTTTAGGTATTCTGCAGATAGATTTATCTTTGAAAGAAACAACATCTCCAATTTTAAAGTCGGTTGTATATGTCATTGATCTCCTCCTTATTGTTTTGTGACAATGGGTTTAGCTTAGTTTTTATCTAAGCTCCATCGTCTTCTCTATCATTATTAATAAATTGTATTTCTTCTGGTAGGTCTATATCAATAAGTTGACCTGACAAATAAGCCAAAAAGAATTTAGCAACCCTTTTTGAATCCGGGGTTAATGTGTTCTTAAGTGATACAAGTTCTTGTTTATAAAACCTTGCGAGACGTCGAGCTAGATATAGCTCTGTTTCTGTGAGTGTCATCTTTTTCCTGTAATAAATTGTATTGGCGATATTTGAAAAAAGAATTCGGGATCTTCTTTAATTTGTAAATCTTTTTTAGACGGGAAGGTCCAGTGTTGGGTAATTGGATCCCAGGAGCAGCCCACCATCTTGTTGTTAAAGATGGTGGGCCATCGACCAATACCGCTAATAGCTATATCTTTAGAAATCTTTATCATCTTCGTCATTATAGTCAGTATCTATTTCTAGACCTGAACTTATAGCTCTGGGTATAAAGCTACGACTGGGTTCTGTGCTAGGTGCACCATACTCAATTTCTCTAATTGCTTGCTGCATAGTGATTTGTTTTAGGGTGGTGGTGTCCGGATCTAGATCAACAGCCAATTTATCTTTGAAGGAACTAATCTTGTTCTTAGATATATCAAGAGCAAGTCTTGGTAGCTTCTTTTCTGGATGCATTGGGTTAGACCAGAAAATTTCACAATTCTCTTTTCTATCGTTATGATCGTTATAAACATGAATGATTACATCGGCTTTATATTTTAGGCCTCTGGAATCAGCAATGTCATCATTGGATGGCCATTTAATCTTGCCAGTATCTAGTCCCTGACTGTTCTTTCTATACTCTACGGTAGCCCACATAGCACATTTATATTTAATACCTAGATTCTTTTGAGTCAAAGAAATTAGTTTCATGCGCTGTGTTTGGTCTAGATTAGGATGGTCGGTATAGTCATGAGTATTATCTGCGACACAAAGTAACTTTTTATTTGGATACTTCATTCTCAGATAACGTAATTGCTTTTCAATTACAGATAGGGTTGTCCCATCTTCGCCATCCATAACAATTATTTTCTCACTAGCTATTAGATTCCTCATGACTAAAGCAGCTGTTTTGTATAGAGCAGATATCTCTGGGTCAGTAATTAGCGTAGGATTGTTAGCATCATAAATAGAAAGCTTTTGTTTTTGATGTTGTAAGAAAGCAAAGTTGGTTAAGAATCTACCTTCTAGTTTCTTATAATTATCATCAATAAAATGAAAGAGAACAACTACGTCTGGATCACTAAATGCGATATCACAAGCTAGTGCAATCATGGTCGCGGTCTTACCAGCATTTTCGCGCCCACCAAAATAGAAGAGTGAGCCTTCTGTCCACGGTAGGCCCTTAGCAAATGCATCGGCAAAGAATGTGTAATATCCAAATTGGAATGCATTAAACTTAGCGTTGGCTTCAGTCTTAGCATTTTGTAATGCTTCGAACCTTTGAAGTTGATAATTAACACCCATTGTAGACTTAGCGTATTCAAGTTCTATTTGTTGAACTTCTTTCTCGTGGATAGACATAAGAGCACTGACACTAGCAGGATCCTGCTCAGCTTGTGCTTTATACTTATCTATTGAATTTAGGATACGCTCACGCTGCTGCTCATAAGATTGATTACGTATACGCTCAACATCTGAAATAATTGCAGCTTCACTGATACCTGTTAACTTAGAAAGCTGAAGTACTTGTTTTTCTCTCATCATAGCTACGGGTGTGCTTGCTATTATTGGAATTATCTTGGCATTGATATCATCAATAGACTTAAGGTTTGTATTTGAACAAATGTAAGTAAACGAGTCTACTACTTTAAGCTCTCCTAGAGCTGGACCTATCTTCTCATCCTCTAACTTAGAGAGATATTCATCTAAGTCTTTATATGTATTAGTAGAATCTAGAACTATATATATATTAAATCCAACAATCTTTTTAGATTGAATTGTTTTCAATACACGTTCAATGCCTTGTTGACCTGCAGTGTCCCAATCTAGACACAAATATAAATTTCTAATTCCAAGATCTTTTAGTATATAAAGATGTTGGTCAGTAATTGCTGTGCCAACACAGGCAACGACGTTTGTTTTCCCACCTCTAAGAAGTTGGTTTCTCTCTCCGATTCCCTCGACAATCCATAATCCGCTCTGTTTTGCACTCTTGCTCGCAAGATCGATACCTAATAAAGATTGGCTTTTATTAAAAATAAGTGATTCGGTAGAGTGCACATATTTTGGCTCTCCATCGTCTAGTCTTCTAGATACAAAGGCTATTGGACGTCTACGGACATCTTTAATAACGGTTGTTACGTAAGACTTGCCGATAAATGGATAGAACCCGCTAACGTTTTGTTTTCCGATTAGTCCAGTGCGCTCGATAAAATCTAAATCCCAGCCTTTTGTAGCCAGGAATTTAAGTAACTCGTCTGTATTTACGGAATAACAAGACTCATATTCATTTAGCCATTTTCGCTGTGTAATATAGTTCTTTGCTTCGTTGGCAGGGTGGACAATAAAGGCTTCGATATCTCCCGCTAACTTATAATATTCAGTCTTTAGCCTTGCTGTTGGAGATGGCTCTCCAATAGAAACACTAATTCCAAGTTGGGCTGCTAGAGCAGGAATAGTTTCTGTTATCCACTCTCGCCCTTCTGTTGGTAGGTTCTCAATAATGTGGGCAGCGGAAAATATATCTAAGTTGGCACCACACCCAAAACAATGTGCGGTTTGTAGTTCTGTCTTAGGATTAATATGCATTGAGGGGCTGCGCTCTTCATGCACAAGACATTTAAATTTCTTTTTCCCTGGTTCTAGTTTGTTGTGAAGTATTAAATAGTCTTCTAATTTACTTTTTAATAAAGTTACAACATCTTCTAGTTCTGTTAAGTACAATCTATCTCCATTTAGTAATTGGAATCATTAGACTTGGTATTGCTGTGTAGTTTGTCTGTACTACTTCTAAACAATTAAGTACTGCAAATTGTATTGCGTCACAGATTGTTAAGTAGTCAATTTCTTTTACTTTAGATTGTGTTAGGTATGTAGCAATTGCTGCAGTAAAACAATCTCCCGCCCCTGTGGCATCTACTACTTTTACTGCAGGTACATGAGTAATTACAACAGTGTTTTGACTTGCATCTAGAAGACGTATTGCTTCTGGTCCATTTGTATGGATAGTCCAGTCGAATTTTCTACCGTAATTTTCATCATATTCTTGACCTGTAGCATGCCATATGGTTGTGTCTGCAATAGCCAAGAGTTTATCGGGTACAGAACGATATCTGGAGTCTACTATGGTAGCAGTTATTTTCTTTTTAGAAATAAGATTAGTCCAGTGTGGGTTGCTAACTAATCTTTCTAGTGCACCTTTATTGTAATCGGATATAGCCAGAACTACTTCGTCTGTTGGTGAGAATGTCTGAATAGCTGAACAAAGATTATTATGGTATTGGTCTATATAAGTTTCCCAATCCGACAGTCTTTCTAGAATTGAGAACTTATAATCCCATGGACTATATCGGATTCTCTTAAGCATCAAGCTTGCATTTCTAGCATCTGATAAAAACATCTGACTGAGGTAGTCAACATTAAGTGAGTTTTCAAATCCATTGAATCCTTCTAGCTTAGATACATACCTTAGAGTGGCGGTAGCCCCGCCGTCAAATGACTTAGAATCTACTAGCTCATAATGTTTTTTTAATTCTCTATATTCTTGGTGCATATCAATCAAGAAATCACCAAGCACACCTACTACTTTGTTTTGCATTAAAGCCTCGTTGTTAATCCGTGTGGTTGAGCCTCTATAGCTCCATTAGCTGTAATTTTAATCCATTTTGTATTTTTATATATTTTTCTAGAGTCTTTAATATTCAAATAGGTGCAGGCTGATCTTAATCCGCCCTCAAACTTTTCAACTATTGATCTTACAGTTGTTCCATCCCACATCGTTTCTGGATGTGAAACTCCTTCTGGACATGAGTTAATTTTTGAGTATTGGTCTTGTTGAAACTCAGCAGATGCCTGACCCCTATAAGATTTGTAAAGCTTCCCGTCTCTTGGCATCCAGCCAGCAGCCTCTCTTGCCTTAGAAAAAACACTACCAAGCATAGCCCCGTCCGCGCCCAAGGCAAGGTACTTGACAACATCACCTGGATAACGAATACCACCATCAGCTATTAAGATAATATCCGAGGCAGACGCACTATCTAGAAAGCTTCTAATTTGAAATACAGCATAGGCATTGGGAACACCAACCCCAGTCATAAGTCTAGTTGTACACCCCGCCCCAGGACCAACTCCTACACGCAGATGTGTTGCACCTGCATTGACACAAGACCTTGCTTGCTCGGCAGTACAAATAGAACCTGACATTATGTTCTTGAAGCCAAAGCGCTTCCATTTCTCAATAGCTTTTAATGCTTGGGTTGTAGTTCCGTTAGCAACATCAATTGCTATCCCAAACTTTTCTAGATCAATATTGGTAACCTTATGAAGGGGTAACGAGAACTTACCATCTAGTCCGGTGGCAAAGAAGACTGGCTCTGATGCTGTGCCAATCTCATTAGCTAGTTTTACTGTCTTAATAATTTCTTCTCTAGGTATAAACCTACTAACAACAGGGTTGTGTCCGTACTTTATAAGCACAGCTGTCATTGAAGAGCCTGTTACTGTATCCATAGGAGCCGACCACAAGAAATTATGGGTTCTAACATCTTGTCTGCTGTTGACATTACTAGGAACTGGAATCAAAGTAATATCGTCAACTGTAAATGCTGGTCCACTTGTATATGTTGAAATCATCTGTAAACCTCTGTCGCTCTTTTCTTTAAAATCTTTAAGCCATTGTCCATATAGCATTCGTAGACATAGCCAATTTTAATATGGTCGATCTCATGTCCACTCAAGCCAAGTATTAGTTGTGGGAAGTCCATCAATATTTCTGATGCATCTTCTAGGTTTAAATATGGACCAGCAGACAAAATTGAAGCTCCATTCGGAGCTTCAATTTCTAACTTAATTATAAAAAAGGTGTCTAAAGAATTTGTTTCTTGTTCTCGTCGTAGCAAACATTTCTCCACGAACAATTGGCACATCTCCAATCGCCCAGTTCAAGTTCTTTCAATTCCTTTTTGGTTTTCTTACCACTAGAGGCTAACTCTATGTTTTCTTGCTTACGGTCTTCTATCTTTTCAAAAGCTTCTTTATTAGTTTTTGAAAGCTCACCAGCCTCATTGAGGCGCTGAATATAATCAGAACTATATTGGAGTTGATAATCTGCAGCAGGAATAACAAATTCATTAAAGGCATTCTGAACATAGGCATATTGATCAAGAATATTTTCTATCGTTATTGGGGACCTTTCAATAGCTGTTACTATTGGTGATATACCTTTAAAGTATATTTTATGTTCTGAACCTTCAAGTTTGGTTTCAACTAAGTACTCGGAGAATACACCGGTATCTCTAGCTCCATAAAATAGTCTTTGCTTAAAGTCTTTAATAGACTTCTTTAGGTGCCATTCATAAAGAGCGGCCTGCATTAGATTACTATCGCGAGGCTTACCTAACTTACCAGTTTTCTTACTGGTTGTTGAACCCAAGACATCTTTTGCTTGGTGGCCATAAACACTTTTAATTTCTATACCATTAAGGGTTTCATTATTGGGGTCAATAACAATTAAGTCTAGTTTACCAACAAGATTGACTGATGGAATAATTACTTGTGTTTGGGCCTCAATAAAGACACCAGACTCTTTTGCTTGCTCAACAATAAAGTCTTCGAATAGGTTACCAGCTGCCCAAATCCACTGCATATATCTATCTGTCGGGAGCTTACTAACGTTAAGTTTTTCTACTAGGGATTTATATGCGCTATTCTTTTTAGGATCGTAAGTGTAGTTTGTTATTGCAAATCTAAAGAATGTAGCTCGTCTACAAGCTCCAGTTACACTTGGTTCATTTAAGACAGAGTTAACAACTGCAGACGCTTCGCTTGGCCACAAGGCTGGGGGACGAATATCTCCTAGTCTTGGCCTTTCAAAGTGTGAGCTTATATGGCTTGCTAGGCTCCAATTACTCATCTAGTTTTACTTCAGATTCAGCACCAGAAGTCATCTTTTCGAGACTTTCTTTCTTCAGTCTCTCTACTTCGTCAAGAATCTCTTTCTGGCGACTAGTAGCGTATTCCTCAAACTTATCCAAATCAATTTGGATTAGTGGGTTGCCGCTAGCATCTTTAGCCATAACAATATGATCTAGCATGAATTCAATAAGCATTGAGGCTGTAAACATTTGCTCACCAAGTCTCTGTAGCTTTAGCTCATGAGCTTGGAGTACCCGCATTAGGGTTTCATCAATTTCGGGTTTCATTAGTTCTCCTTATAGTAAACAATAGTTTTAATAACACTTGACGAGTATGCAGATGTAACCTGACCAAGAATATTAATTCTATCTTTATTTTGTTCTAGCCATTTATCCATACGGTAATTTTCGTTACTATTGGGCTTATGATAAAAAGTTTTTGATAGGGTTTCGCTAGTCATTTTCCACCTCAAAATCTAATTTGTTAGCTGGTAGCAGCTGACCACAGTATACAAAGTTTGACCTATTAAAGTCAGTATTACCTTCTTTGTCTTGATAAATAACAGCATAGCCATTAATTGAATTGCCATTAATTATTTCTCTTGGCTGCCATGCGTAAGACATATAGTCTGCCATACAACCTTGTTCGATTAGTAAAAGAGAGTAGGCTATATGTTTACTAACTTTATGAGTATGGCCGCATACGATGGAATCAAAACTTCCTCTAGGAAGTCTTTCTAGAAACTTCTTTGCCCAGACATCTACTGTGAATCCGGGTTTGGAGCTTCCACGGTTATGAGGATGAACAAAGAGTGTTTTGCCTATTTTAATCCACCAAGACTCATGTTCTTGATAGTGAACATTTTTAAAGTTTAGTTTTTCGACTAGTTGGCCTTGTCTATTAAGACGCTCACCATTTGCGATTCTAGCAATAAGATCTGTTTCAAAGACAGTGAGAGCAGCTTGATTTATAGGCGCTTTCTTTAATAAGGAAGAGGTTCTGACATCGTGGTTACCACTAATCAGTATAACCTTAGGAAAGGTTTTTGAACAGTGCTCTATAAAATCAAATGCAGCCATATATTCTTCTATCGCTGCAATATCTTTATCCTTTTCAAATCTTGATGCTGCATAGCCATCTAAGATATCTCCATTTAAAACAATGATATCTGCATCTGCATGCTCCTTTAAGGCATGTCTTAGATGATCTTCTCTTGCTAAGGGAAAGTGGATATCAGATAAAGAAAGTATTTTTCTGCTAGAGGAGTTAACTAAGCCAACATCTGAGAATGAACTTTTATCTCCATGACGTTCTCTAGCTTTTTTTAGCTTGTCCCATGGACTAGCTGAGTTGTTGGTTGGTAGCTTTTGTTCTTTTCGTTTGTCGATACGTCTTAGTTTTCTTTCAATAGCTTCTGGGCTTCGAAGACTAATATTTGGTTTAGGAGTTGTATTAAGCTTTTTTTGAAAATAGCTAGCAACTTCTAAATAGCTTAGCCCTTCAGCTATTAGCTCTAATAAGAGCTGCTCTTCTGTATCTGACCACTTATTGGGATTCGTCATTAAAATCTCCGTATAGGGAGTATACCTTAAATACTTTAACTTGTTTTGCTATTGGATTGTCATCTTCATCATAGACTTCCTCTGCAGTAGCTAGGACTCTTGCACTAACAACTTTATATTTATAGTTATCAGCAGTTTTATTGTTGTTGGTTATTGGAAGCTCTGTATTGTCGGTACCATCTGTAATATTTAAATAATGCCTAAAGGATCCATCTTTATTCTTATATGTTTTTGTTTTGTCAACAACTCCACAAACTTCATAAGTACCCTTTTCACTAATTTCTTCTAAAGGTGTGGTATCGGGATACATCAGTCTTGCTGGGTTGTTAATAAAGCATCCGATTATAGCTCCCTGATCAAGCATTTCTTGAAAGCTAATAGTTAGCTTTTTGCTTCTTATTAGTTCGGGTAAGGTAGGAAGCTCAGGAACAACTAGTGGTTTTTTCTCTCTAATGCCTTTGTAGGTTTCTAGAAAAGATTGTTCTTCATCTGTAAGATCTCTAGTTTTTGAAAGTTTTTTAAGTCTTTCTAGTTCTAGTTTGATTTCTATTATACTTTTATTTTCTTTTTCTCGTTGTTCATTTTCAACAAGACGCTCTTCAATGATCTTTTGGGTTTCTAGATAAAGTTGCAAACTATCGATTGAATCGAGTATTTGTTGTCTTTTATAACCCATTGAATCAAATGTACCAGCTATAGTTAAACATTCAAGTATCTTTTTGTTTACCTTGGTTTTTGAGATAAACTCCAAAATATCTTTGAACTTATCTTTTCTTTTATTTAATATTTTTGTAGCTGCTGTAAAGCCTAGACCCTTAATAGCAGTCAGTCCAAAGTAAATACCATTTCCAGCAATCTCAAAGTCAATGCCTGATCTATTGATGTCTGGTGGCAAGATTCCGACGTTCATTGCTTCAGCTTCTAAAATTATTTTAGAAACCTTGGCACTCCATTTCTTTGCATCACTTGTAGTTTTGCTGCGGACAGACATAAGGGCAGCAAAGAACTCTATTAAGTAATAGGTCTTTAACCATGCACACTGGTAAGTAATTAGTGCATAAGAGATCGCATGCGACTTATTAAATGCATACTCAGCATAGCCAAGGATAATATCGTCCCAATAGTGGATAGCATATGCTTCTGTAATCCCAGCTTTTATAAAGCCTTGTATAAATTGGTCTCTGTATGGCTTAAGGTATTTGACATTTTTCTTTCCCATAGCCCTGCGCACATCGTCAGCTTCTTTTAAACTAAAGCCAGCAATGTTAGACATGATTTGCATCATCTGTTCTTGGTAACAAAGAACATAATGTGTGTTTTCTAATACGGTAGCTATTTGATCTGGCAATCCAGAAGGTCGACCCTTATATTTGTTTTCTTGATATTGCTCTACGAAGCCAGCTTCAAGTGGACCTGGACGGATTAATGCACTCAGGTCTGCAAGCTCTGATAGGTTTTTTGGCTGTAGCTTTTGAACCGATTGTTTCATCAGTTCACTTGTTTCCATTTGAAAGATTCCAGCTAGTTTGCCACTATTAATTAGTTCATAAACTTTAGGGTCATCTTCTGGCAAAGAGTCTGGGTCTATAGCTATACCATGACGCTGTTTAACTAATTTACATGTCTCTTTAATTATAGATAGGTTTTCTATTTTTAAAAAGTCATACTTAATCAAACCCAAGCTAGCTATCTCATTCATATCAAACTGAGTGATCCAGCGATCTGTCTCAACTTTTGTATCTGGATCTTTCATCTTTCGAAACCATAATGGAACAACATTACTTACTGGGTTTTCGCTGATAACGATGCCAGATGCGTGAGAACTATATGACTTAATCATATTCTCTAACTTTTGAGCTACATTATACCAAGGTCTGTACTTGCCTTCCTTTAATTCTGGGTGCGCTATATAACCTTTTTTAGAACTTCCATTAATTGTTTCCTCAAGGGTTGCCTCTTTGCCGAAGAGTGTCTTGGGAATCTTTTCAAGGATTTCTGATTGAATCTTCATATGCTCTTTAAATTCTCTAGACTCTCTATCTTTGGGTGCGGTGGCCATAAAATATGAGCGTACAGTTGATTTTGGTTTAAACTTTTGAAGAGCAATAATGTTAGCTATGTTTTCTCTGCCCCAGTAATCTATAAGCCAGTCAACTATACGCTGGTAATTAAGTGGGTCAAAGTCTACGTCAATATCTGGAGCTGCTCCATCAATAGTATCTGCCCTATTTTTTTCAAAACAAAATTCATTTGTTTTGCCAGTAATATATAGTAATATAGAGTTATGAGGATTTGGTACAGAACTTGGCTTGAGAGCTAAGATTAGTTTAATATCATCTTCAGATATTAGTTCTTCTTCAAATTCAAGGAAGTCTGGATCTACTTCTGCAAGCCTTGAATCTATATAAAGCTTTTTTAGATTTTCTATCATATTGTTCCTTGGAGTAAATAATGGCCATTAGTTACAAGAAGTCTAGCAAGAATGTTCCTCGGGGACAAAGAGTTGCTCATGTTACAAATATTGGTGCTAGTGACTCAGTAGACATTGTTGAGATTTTAGGGTTTCCAGCTAGGGTCGTAAAAATAGTTACGCCTGATTCTGGAGATATTTTAGAAATAAAGATTAACAATCGCTATACTTTAGCAGATGTTTATAACATGCCAGCTCATGGAGAACATGGTAGTGTAGATCCCAGGTCAGCAGTTAGAGTTGTGTCTGAGGGGGCGCAGCATCCAACACATACGCTTACAGGCTCTACTGTGTATTACTCAGAGGATGGATTAGAGATTGCTTGGCTAGAGCTATCAGATATGACTCCCGCTACAGCGACAGATGTTATTGAGTTAATGGCCTGGTAATGCTATGAACACTGGGCTTAGATGGTTTTCAAAAGCACTTTTTTCATATAAAGGTTGTGTTAATATTTGGAAGCCTGGTCTATTCTTTTATATAGTAATTTCTTTAGCTATATTACTTTTGGAGCGGAATACTGTTTACATTGGTGATGTAATCCGAAACAGACAGATTGATCACATACAAACTGTTGCTGTTCTGGATACTGTTTTAGAAGTACCCACAAGAGAGGCAATCGAGTGGACCTCTGAGCGAGGTTGCTACTTTAAATACGTTGATGATCCTAATATAGCTGAGATCTTTATTCGGCTAGAGGATGAAATTAACTGTGGTGGACTTTACTCAGCTGGATGCGCTTCTGTTGGTAAAGCAATTAAGGAAATTAGAGTTACAATGCCAGAAGAAATTATTCTTGCTCATGAATTACTTCATGAGCATAATCTGACTCATCCTCTAAACCCGCCTAATAAACATATATTAAGTCCTACTTTTGAACATCTAAGCTACAATGATCGTGGAGTTCGGCAGGCGTGTGCTCGGACTCGAGCCTATCCAATTCCTGTTGCGCAATAGCTTTTGTTGCTTGATCAAAAATTAACGGTAGTGCAGCTCGACCAGGATTAAGCATTCGTTCAAACAGTAGGTTATATTTAATAGGATCTACTTTTGTAATACCTAAGGCATAGGCAACTAGAGAACCTCCAGCACTGCCACGACCAGGACCGATTGCTATGTCTAGCTCACGGGCCTTATTAACGTACTGAGCAACAATTAAAAAGTAATCGCTAAAGCCTAGTTTCTTAATAACACCAAGTTCATAAAATAATCTTTCAGTATAAACAAATGGCATGGTTGTAAATCTTTTTTGAAGACCACTAATTGCTTCTGCTTCAAGCACTTGCCATGAATGTATACCTGGTGGGCATTCTTTATATTTGGTGAACCGATTCTTTCTATCAGAGAAATAATCGTTGGTTACCATGTTGGCAATATGTGTAGTATTAGTGAGCGCTTCTAAGGGTACGCTTGCTTGCTTAGCTAAGTCTTGCATCTCTTGTGGCGAACCAAGAAATACTTCTATGTCTCCAAATGAGAAGCCATCACCAGAACCTTCAGTTGCCATTTTAAGTGTAGTCTCGTGAAATTGTTTATCATGCTTATGTGTGTAGTGGGCATCAGCTGTCATAATAATTGGCAAGCTATTTCTATTTGCTAGCTCAATAAGAATGCTGTTGACAACTTGCTGGTCTCCAGCATGAGCTTGTAGCTCTACGAAGAATCTATCTTTATAGATATCAGCATGCTCTAGCAATTGTTTTTCTGCTTGTTTATAGTCACCTCTTAAAATTAATTGAGAGAATAGCGATCCTAAACATGCAGTAGTGGCAGCAATACCTTCTGAATAGTCAGCCATAATCTGTTTTGCAATTCTTGGCTTATAGTAAAGATTCTCTGTGTATGCTCGAGAGCTTAGTGTCCATAAGTTATGAAGACCTTTATTATTTAGAGCCAGCATGACCATATGATAGTAAGCTCGTTCTCGCTCATCGGGTTCGCGCACACCATTCGGTAGAACTGATATATATGCTTCTAAACCAAGGATAGGTTTAATACCAACCTTATTACAGTTCTGCCAGAATTGGTAATGGCCGACACAATTACCGTGATCGGTTAAAGCGCAGCTGGACATTCCCTTATTTTTAATATGTTGAGGAGTGCTGTCTAGACGATTTACCCCATCTAGTGTTGATGCTTCAAACTTCAAGAGTGTACATGAAGGTGAACAAATCCACCTTTAGTACACTCTTGCCCTCCTTTATCATTCATGACAATTACATCCTGGGTTACACTGACAGACATCCTCTTCTGCTAATATTTCTTTCTCACACTTATAGCAATATTCGAGATGATCAATAAGTTCTCTAATAAAGTTTAATCTTTCTAGTGTAGTAGATTCTTGATTACAACTATCTATTAGTTGCCATATCTCTATTTCAAGTTCAGGAGTCATTGCTTACCTCCATGGTTTGATAAGCAAGGTAGCCAGAATGGTTATTTGTTGGTATACCTATTATCTTTGCGGTAGAATTTGGATTTTGAACTTCGAATATATTGCAAAATGTATTATCTAGTATCTTTTGTGTCTGCCATTTATTATTTGGTGGATCGTCTAGAGTAGCGACTTTATCATATGCTTCAGAAGTGCTATTGGCCTCTATGTAAACAATAGTTTCTTGCATAACTCTTCTATATAAAAAAGCTTTATATGTCTTCACTCAAACACCATGGTATTAGCTATCTCCCCATTAGTTAACGCTAGTGGGGCAGCAGTTGGAGTTTTAGTTGTATCAAATAGAGTATACGAAACAGTTGTTCCGTGACCATGAGATTCTTGTTGTTTTACCAACTCAAGTATTTCGGTTAGGTGTTCTGGGAAGCGCCACACTTGGCAGCCAGCAGAGTTACGGCCGACATACTTGGAACCATAACCGTGATGGCCATTAACGGCATTACCGGTTCCGGTAATCCATTGAGTCTCATCAACTTGTGCGTCTTTGTTATTATCACGCCAATAGGTAAGGGTACCCACTTGCTGTAGTGCAGGATAGCCAGTATGAGTGCCTAGCTTCCATAAAGACTTTTGGTGAGTGGGGGCTACTACAAGGCAGCCCATCGAAGTTAATGGGTTTTCTAGGTAGTGAACACCGGGTGTGGTAGTGCCAATCCAGCGCTTTAGAACCCAGCGCTTGCCGTCAAAAAACGCACAGCCAAGAGCATCATCCCAACTGTCAGCATGGCCAGAGACTCGGATGCCAAAGACATTGAGATCGTAAGGCCCAGTATAAAAAGGCCAAGCTTTGTCAGAATATAATTTTCTAAGTGTCGATAGCATTAGTATCTCCTAATAAAATGGGTCTTGATACGAATGTAAGCTCGTTTTCAGAAATTAAAGACCATTCGTCGTCTACTTTAATATCTGTAATATATGCTTCGGTAAAGTGCCAGGTTTGTCCATTACTTAACTGGGTAATTAAGTCTGGTCCATCCCAGTATATCTCAGTGCATTTCTCTGTTTGCATATTCTTTAATCCCCCAATATGGTAATGGTGCCCACCATTCTGGACCGGTTTGTGTATCGAATCTATAAGGAGAGTAGGGGTCGTGCTTTAGCCACCAGCCTTTACCAGCATAAGTAAATATCTCATATAGGCCACCACTATAACCAAGCACTCGTTCATTGACTTGAGGTTCTTTCTGAGTAAATTCTAAATTTAGATAATAGGTCTTAACCATTAGGTAAACCCCATATAATCGCACTCATCCTCATCTAGAGGGTGGCCCTCATCCCATTCGTTTTCTTCAGTAGCTATATTTTCAAGATGATGTAGCAACTCATCCTCTAAACCATTTTCCATAATGAAGTCCATTAGTAATACAACCAATGTACTTTCAGACCAACATTGTTGCTCTGTTAGTTCAATTAAATGTCGTTCTGTATTCATAAAAAAATAAGGGGGGCAATTAGCCCCCTCCTTTACTGTGGTCTACGTAGTTGACGCCACTTGCTAACAGTTACATCCTTTGGATTTGCTTGAGCATAACGCTCGGTAACAAACCGGCCACTGCTATCGCGGAATTGTGTATGCGTCGCGTAGCGTGGGGCGAACTTACCAGTTGTGTCCCGAAGTGAAGTCTGTGAGGTCGTGTTCTGTACTGATGTGCGAGATTGAGTATTTTGGTTTCTTTGTGTTCTTGTCATTATTGTCTCCTTGTGTATTAATTTCAATTTTTGCCAAATAGCATAGTTGAAATGGTAGTTGGACTATAAGCTGTCCATAGCCTTTGTCTATTACTTTGGTCCATTGCCAAAAGTCAGAATCTAAAAAGTAGAGATTGCCATCATCTAATTCTAGCTGTATGGGAAATTTAAAGGATTCTCTCATTACTAGTAAGCGAAGAGATTCGGTTAATTCTGTAGCTAAATTAGTTATTAGTCTAGGTGTAGCTGAGTGGCCTTGGTATTTTGCTGCTGTGTTGTTGATGCAGTCTTTAATTAATTTTAACTCGTTATTCATCTAAGCAGTCCATTAATTTTTTCTTCTAGGTGTAGGGCAATACTTGGTGGCACATCGGGGCCTAACATGTGTATTAATAGCAAGATGTCGTTTAATTCATCTTTATTAAATTGTCTTACAACTAGTCTAGTCTTCAGATATATCCACAATAGAATCAGAATCATCATCATCAATTGTTCCCGCTAATTCTTTATCTGCGCTATAACACATTGTTTCTAATTTTTGCATCATATCTGGATTAGTTCTTAGGGCTTCTACGAAGCCTGCTTTGCCACCTGTTGACCAAAGGGTTTCCCAGTCGCTATCTCCTGTACCAGTTCTTATTAATGTACTTTGACCAGCATGCCTTATTATACCAAGAGTTTTTGCATTAAGCATTAGGTCACTTGGCTTATCAACGCCTCTGGCGTAAACGAAATGATAGTTTATTTCGGCAGCAATTGGCGGACTACATTTGTTCTTAACAATTTTTAGTCTACCCATAAACGCATTAGCAACTTCCGTAGAAGGCTTTTGAGGTAAAGTCTTGAGTCTTACAGAAGAGTAAAATTTAAGAGCTGTACCGCCAGAGGTGGTCTCTGGATTACCCATACGAGCGCCGGGGTTATATTTTAATTGATTTAAAAAGATAGAAGTAATATCATTTTCTGCAGCTATTTTAGAATACTCTCTAAAGAATCTGCTTGTATCCTTAGATATACCACCAACATCTACTTCACTTACATCTCGCTGTAACTGCCTTTGATTTTGTAACGCATCAATAGAATCTAGTAAAACAAAGCCAACCTGTCCAGTCTTGCCTAAGTCTAGTAAGGTTTGGAATGCTTCCTCGGCAGTATCAACCCGACAGTACAAGACTCGGTCCATGTCCACACCCATGCTCTTAAAGAAAGAGCCAACCATGGTGTGCTCAGCATCAATGACAAGAGCTACACGTCCACCGTGTAGCTCACGGCCCTCAGTAGTTTGGTCTTGCCAGTCTTGGTAAGCTTTAATAGATGCTAAGGCCAGGCTTGTTTTGCCGCTAGATTCAGGACCATAAATTTCTACGATACGTCCGCGGGGCCAGCCCCCAATACCCAAAGCTAAGTCTAGAGAGAATACACCAGACGGGACAGGTTCAATCTTTTGTTTAGTGGTTCCAAAAGTAATGAAATCTTTTTTAGAGAACTTCTTTTCAAGTTGCTCAATTGTCTTTTTTAATAATAGGTTTCCTTTCACACTGTCTCCAACTGAGAACTGAGTTCTAGTTTAGCCTTGGCAATACTGCTAGATAAATAATTAGTTACATATGTTTTATGCTGTAGCTTTGTTTTGGGAAGGTGACCGCTCCCAGAATAATATGTATCTAAAATATTCTTTCCAGCTCTAATTAACTTTGTGTTAAGGTCTTTTAGCTCCAACCAATTGGACTTAACTTTCTTGTTAACTCTAGCTGCAGCAGGATGATGGTGGTATGCCATCTCAATAACCAACGCAAGCTGATCAATATATTTAATTAGCTGGTCGTTTCTATAGTCTAATGGTAAACCAATAGATTTATGAACATGAATCTCAGCTTTGTGTTCGATCTTAATATAGTCTGGTAAATAAGGTTTAAGGCCCGAAGGAATATCAACAACTAAATATTCATGTAAGTCGTGAGCAACAGCATAGCCTCGCTGGACGACTAAATTATTAACAAAGTTATTTTGAGTTGTAAAGATATCTGGTAAGACCTTGAGAGCATCTACTAATTTTCCACACAGATATAAATGCTCTGCTAACGTAACGTCAATTGCTCCTAGATAGCGCCTCATATTAAAAATATGCTTAAAGATATCACTTAGCTGTACATTCGTTGTTTCTAATGCATCAAAATAAACTAGGTTACCTTCAGCAGTTGTCATATCAGGATATCTGTTCATCGGACTCCTTAGGTTCCTTGTCTGGATTTAGGGTAAGAAATTTAACTCTATTCTCCTTAACAGCTTCTTTGATTGCTTTTTGAACTTTACTAAGTCTAGATTTACTAGTCTTTACTTCTATAAAAAGTATCTCGTTTACAGTTGGCTCAGTATCGCGGCTATTATGAACACCTGAAAATACGATGTAGTCTATAGGATCTCCCAGATGTCTAAAGTCACGGGGATTCAGATTACCAATTGCAAACGGTATAAAGGTCTCAGCTATATTGCCTCTAGTTACTGCTTTACTTTTTACTATTGCTTCTGCCCTAGCAGTGGTTAGGGATTGCTGATGGTTCAAATTTTGATCTAGTAGTTCTTTTTCTAAGGTTTCTATTTTTAACTTAGTGACTTTTCTTTCTTCTGCCAGCTGAGTTTTAGTAAACTGATTAAGGCTTATAGTAAAGATTAGCATGACAGATAAAAGAATACATGCAACAGTTAATAAAATTAAGGATGTGTCCATGGAACCTCATAATGTGCAAGTACTTTGCTCTGGGTATTTTAATCTATTACATGCTGGCCATGTTGAGCTGTTAGCTTTTGCTTCTAAGTATGGGAAAGTAACAGTAGCTATTAATGATGATGAGCATTGTCAAAGAAAATATGGAACAAAAGCTATGTTGGCTTCCCATCGGTTGTATTGCTTAAATGCTTGTAAGTATGTAGAAAGTACTTGTGTCTTTGGCGAAGACACGCCCTCTGAATTAATACTAAGACTAAAGCCCAAGTATTATATACGAGGCTATGACTATGCTAATAAAGCACTTCCAGAAGAAGCTGCTCTAGAGCTTGTTAAAGCACAAACCATTATATTCAAGAGTAAGCAAATTAAGATTCATACTTCTGACTTTCTTTGATTACAGCAGTAAAACAATTATTCATCTTTAGCAAAAGATGAAAATACTTTGCTAGTTCTTTAAGTTCAATATTGGTCATACCAACATCAAGTTCTAAACATAGGGCAACAAAAACTGCTTCAAGTAACTGAACTTCAGCACGTTTGCCATCCTTATTGATACGGATAATTTTTTCTTCTGTGTCTACAGGAGGCAAAGAATTGTCTGTAAACTTTACATCTTCATGAAGAACTTCATAAACCTTACCGCAGATATTAATACTCTCCGGAATATGATCAAAGATTTGCATGTCTTTCTCGGTCCAGTACTGAATTGTTTCTTTAATGGCATACTCTTTCATTTGTTCTAGATTAACTTTCTCACTTTCTAGAATCTCTTTTACCATGGCTTCTACGCTCATGGTGTTGTTATAGCCATCAAATACATTAGCTAGTTCATAGTCATTATCAAATAAAAAGGCAATGGCGGTTAAGTATGCTTCTTGCAGATACTTTTTTCTTCTTGTAATTGGATGTTGTAGTTTTATGTAATCATCAATTGCCTGGCGTAAGATGCCAAGAAGCAAGTTACGCCAGTCAACATGATCCATATAGTCAATGTCTTTATTCAATATTTTGTCCGACTAGACTTCTTCTACTGGATCTTCAGGAACTTCAAATCCAGTAGTTTCGTCAAATTGGATACCTATAAAGTCATCAACGCTACTTTCTATATCTTCTAGATTCTCTGTAGCTATGTCCCAGAGTTCATGTAAATAATCAGGCACATCTGCTGGTTTGATTCCAAGAAGGAATGCTAGTAGATCTACTGGAGTTTCTTTAAGCAATGGCCAAAAGTCAGCAGCATCTACACGATCTTCTAAAGCATCGTCTATATCGTTACCTAATAGTTCAAAAAGAAGTATTTGATGTTCTAGCTTTGCATCTTCCGATGCCTTTATAAGTTCATCAAGGTGTGTCATTAAGTCTCCCATATATCATTGTAGCGATATTTGCTAATAAGCCTGCAGTAATTGCAGCAATAACAGCTACTAATGATTGGCTAATGCTTGTTACTGTTATATAAACAGATAGGGTAAACATTAGTTCACTAATTATAAAATGTTTAATACTGAAATTTTTAAGCCACTGTGGCAAGTGCATCCAAGTAAAGACTGTACTTGCAAAGATAAGACATCCAAAAACAATACCATCAATCATTATGACTCTAGGTGTCTCATTTCTACAGCTTGAGAAATAGCAATAGAGTTTAAAGACTTCTCAACTTTATCTAACATATCAAGTTTTTCTCTCCAGTAATGTTTAAACATTGCTGAGGTCATAGATATATTATTAAGTTTCTGTAGAATAAGGTTTACCATTTTTTCAAGTTGTGCTTGAGAGGGCGCTCTTATATTTTTCGAACTATATTCTAATAATAAGGAATTTATAACATCTGTCTTCTTAACAGATAAACTGTTCTTTAATGCAGTAGCACCAAGAGTACATATACTGTAATAATGACTAGCTATTTGAATGTTATTAGCAATTACTATATGTAGTTCTCTAATCATATCTGGAGATAGTTGTTTTGTAGAGGGGAAGGCTATAGCAAAACTTTCCTCCCACTCGTCAATGCTTTTACCAAAGAATTTAATTTGTGAAGAAAATATTTTGATAAAAGCTTCTGCGTCTATCACATCCTCAAGTGCATCATCTAAGACTTTTTGAGAATCAACAACTGTAGCTTTAAGTTCTTTAGTTACTTCTTGTTCTATCAGGTCCAAGGATTGCTTCTTTTAGCTGTTGTTTTTGCTGTAGGACGCGATGTGGTTTCTGGAGCTGCAGGAGCAGAAGTAGGCGCAGTACTAGAACCTAGGTACTCTTTAACGATAGCGTTAAGAATTTCTGCTTCCATGGTTGTTTGCTTAGCATCTTCAAACTCTTTGGGGTCTATAAAGTAAACAGTTGGCCACCATACCTTTTGTCCATTATCATCTACTTTACTACTAAGTTGAGATGGAGGCTTTGCAAATGGCTCACCAGCCTTACTTAAAAAGATTTTAAAGTCTTTAATTACCAATGTGTCGTCAATAACTAGGTCACAAAAACCTGCAAGACTACCCATTGGACTTTGAAGCTTACGAAGTTTTAGAGAATAATTCATTTTGAGCTGTCTCCTTTTCTAATCTATGTAAATGAGTTGCAATATAAAATGCAAATTTGTCTAGAATCGAGTCATACATATTTGTAGCTTGACCGAGTAAGCCCAAACTAGCTGCTAACTGAGCTGAATTCGGTGTCTTGGGCTGAGTTGGATTCGAACGTGACATCGTTTTTCTCCATAAAAATTCTATATATATAGCCTAATCTAAAGGCTGTTGTGAACAGAACGCGAAAAGTCGAGTCTGAAAGATGCTGAGATAGAGCTTCTAAAGCTTTGTTAATAAATAGCTGTTGGTCTTCTTTCTCTGGATTAGCCATTAGTTTATTAAACAATAAGTCTACTAATTCTTTATTCGTGTATTTAGAAGTACCTGCTGAGGTTTTAACAGACCACATCACCAACCTAACATCTTGGGTAAGGCTGTTCGTATAAGTATACCTAGGGCAGAGAACTCTCCCCCTGAGAGCGAAACTGTTATCATACGAGAGGTTCTATCAGCATCTGTTTGTCTGATAGACATTAACCAAGTCCCAGCATACCGCTCATCTGTACTTTCCTTAAAAGAGATGGATTTAGTTGTTCCTTGGTACTCGTGAACAATCTTTGTTGTTTCTGGGTTTTCTAGTAAATGACAAAGATCTGCAGTACCTAATGCAATTGAAATTTTACCATCTTTCCAGTCGTATAGTTTATTTTCTCCATCTGTTCCAACTACTTTTGCTGCTTCAACAAGAATTGCTCCTGCTTTATCCATCCAATCATTGTCTTTAGCTCTGGGAGCAAGAAATGAGAATTTGGCTGCAGCCGAGCCTTTAAAAATATCAAATGAGCCTGGCTTCATTATTGGTCCCCTTGTTTGAATACCATGTTTGCATTAAAAGACCTTGTGCAATTAATGCGTTCTCTGGTGTTTCACCATATGTTTTTCTATGCTGATGCAAATAGTCTACTAGCTCTTGATAGCTGATAGATTCTGCCCCAGTCTTACTTAATCCAATATTAATGAGAACGTCGGCAAATATACCGATGATCTCCTTTGTTGTCAAAGTTGTACTATTAAGCAGATTAATAATTTGATCTGCTATATCTTCTTCTAGTTTCATTTTTTAAAAATTAAAGTGGTCGGAGATTAACTCCGACCACTTTCTACCTGTATGTTCCAAGCTTTTAATCCTCTATAAACTTCATACATTTTTATATCAGGATTTTGTTTACATCTTTCGATGAAGCCAGGAACATTGGCTTTGATTTGAGATAAGGCTTCTTTACATTGCTTAGGGGAATATACTTCCGTCCCAAACATTAGAAAGCGCCTTTGGATCCCTGGACTGCCCAAATCTCTTCTACGCCATCTACACAGGTAGTAGAGAACTCACTAGGAGCTACCTCAGTTTCGCCACCAAGAAGAATCTTATAGGTGCTATCGATCTGTAGGTGAGACACTACATCTTGAACGGTAGTGCCCTGGGTAACTTGGACTGTCTTGGTGTTCCCCGCGGGAACAAATAGTACATGAATTGTCATTCTATCTCCTTTAAGTTGTATTGCTTTACAAATAGTTTACTATCTTTCATAACTGTAATTGTTCCATATGGATATTTAAAGGCACTAGTTGTTGCTTTAGCAACCAGTAGCGTACAAATATATTGTACCATATAGGCAGATATCGTAGTTACAAGAGTGGAACATAGACGCTGATTACAAGGGCCTTCTGGAATGAGGCTATCATCCATAAAGCTATCTGTCCACTGTCTATATAGTTCAGAGTTTAAAGGATTTATTACATGTATTTCTCCATGTTCAAATCCAAGGCGTGCTTCAATAGCTAACAGTATATTTGTGTTATACAAGATACCTTGTGATATATCTTTTCGACTCTTCATAGAGTCGGTAGCTATTATTAAAAAGCCCTCCACATGCGCAGCATCAGCTGCGCTAGTATAAAACCTATTATATGTTTTTACTTCTATGTCTGGATTAAATTCACGAAGCAACTCTGACAATGCTTCTACTTTAGATTTTCCTATATGTTTGGGAAAGAACTGCTGATTTGCTAGATTATAGTCTTCAACAACATCTGCATCATAAAGAACAAACTTTTTAAATCCCATACGGGCCGCGATCATAGCAACATTAGAGCCAACACCCCCACATCCAACAATAACTATTGGATGTGTTATCATATTTGGATGTAGCCATCCAGAATGTCTTAGAAATGATGGCTTATTCTCCATACTCGATTCCTTTAAAGAGCATTAATAGTTCTTTTAATACTTTTACTTTTTCTGTAGAGCTAGATTCTTTAAATACGGAGTTATCAACAAGATATAATGTTGTAGCTAAAAGTAAAACTAATACATTTGCATCAACAGCAGTTGTAGAAAACATCTTAGTTATTTCTGATAAGCTTACTGGCTCAAATATATCTTTTATTGGTACTTTCTTTTCTTTAGCCGAAGTAACTATACGATGAAGCCTTATTGTAATACCTAGCCATCGTAATGCTTTATTTCTATCAAGTCCCCAACCTTTCAATAACAAAAGGAATCTATCTAAATGAGTCTGGATAGATGAAGGAGTCATTGCTTCCACTAAGGATTCACCTGCTTCGAGTAGGTAGCTAAGTTTATATGGCTCGAAATCTGGTGACTCAATAATTTTAGTAATGAATTGATTTTTATTTATAAAGTCTATCTGTTGTTTATCAAATAGATTTATAAATTTATAGTTACTTCGGCCTAGTGTTTTCCCATATAGTGAAACACAAAATCAGTTTGATCAGTAGTCGTTGTAGTGTCTTTCGAGGTCGTCGTACCAGCATACACGCTCTGAGCTAAAGGGGCGGGTGGACTTCCTCCAGAAGTTACTGTAACTACAGAACTCTTTTTACTAACCAAAGAGCTGATAGCACTATCTATTTTCTTATAGTTATAGCTGTTTTCAACAGCTATTGGAGGCTGCTCGATTATAATCCCATCTAGACTTGGATCAAAGACTCTGCAATAAATATCACGTTTCTGATTAAAGATTAGCATTGCTTTTGGTGTAGTAGCATCTTTAATTAGAGCTGTCCAGTTTTCTTGATCAGTACCAGTAGGCTTTGCTTCCATATTAACATGGGAATGGCACCAAGCTCCTGCCTCAGACATCAAAGTCTTAAGCTCCGTAGCAGTAAGATTACGGTCTTTCTTAAGTTGTTGCCACATCTCAGCTAAGTCTGCTGGCTCACTATCAACTGTTATTGTGGTAACAGTTTGCTTTGGTATAAAGATATCACTAATTCGATAAAATATCTTACCGTTTTGACGCTCTGAATAATCTGGTATTATTCTAGAGTACCACTGACCCTCAAACGTCTTAAGTTCATCTACAAAGTATTCGCTTAACTCTAAACATTCTTGATCAAAAACCACATAATATTTATAAGCAGTAGTAAGAGTTGGAGTCCTTTCTGCTATTAGTTTCTTAGATAGTGTCATCTATTTTTTAACCTTCTTCGTAAAGTGGAAACCATGTATACTCTGCTCCCCACTGGTCCTTACTGTTAACCGATGTAACCCATGAATCAACTGCGTAAAACAACTGACCCAAATCTCCCTCAGAGATTGCCCTTTTAATATTTGCTTCTGCTTCTCCGAAACAAATTTTAGTTGGTTTATTATAAGCTGATTTTATGCTTTTGACATCTTTTCTATTCATAGCTGTTGCAGCTGAGTGTGGATGAGCCTTGATATTTACAATATCTCCTATAGCTGGAGAGATACCTATAATAGAACTTAAATCTAGAGGATATATTTTTCCAATTAGATCTCCTCTATAAGAATAACCAATACTTATTCTGTAGGGTCCTGCTACAACTAAAGTTGTATTAGTTCCTTTTTCTGCTTTATCAACATATAGAATTGAAGGCTTTATAGTCTGCAGCTCAATATTTAAACTTTGAATTCTATCTTTTTCTTCTATAAGCTCTTTTAAAAAGATACTGTATTTATCTTCTGTATTTAAATCTAACTCTGTATAAGAATTATACATGGTCTCTATAGTAATAGCTTGTAAGCTATAATTAGATAAAAGTCCAAGGCCCAAAAATTTACAGAATGTTTTTGTATTTTTAAGTGTATTAAGATATATTTCTGCAGCTAAGTTACTATTGGTTTTCGCTATAGTTAAACTTTCTTTAATCTTTTGATGGGTTTCTAGATAACCTTTAAGCTTTAATTCAAGATCTTTAATAAGATTTTGATTACTTTCTACATTTTTTGTAACTGAAAGATCCTCAGAAAGAAGGGTATTTAAAAGATTAGTTTTAGTTTGAAATTCTTTTGCTCTTTCTTTTAATAAGATATATTCTTGTGATGGTCTTGGAATAAAGAGAGGCTCAGCTTTAAAGTCTTTGTCTACTTGTAGCTCAGTATCAATCTTATTTGCATCTTCTGGTGTAAGTAGCTCTGCTAAAACATTCCAGTTTTTAGTTAAGCTATTAAGATTAGTTAGGTCAATAGGCTTATTGAAAGCTGCGGCCCCACTATTAAGATACTTAATCATAAACTCGTGAATAGTTTTACCATAGGTGGCATATAGCTTTGCACTACATTTTGGTAAAACCATTACATTGTGATTAACTATAGTATTATTAGCTTTTATAAATGGTAGGTTTAAGAAGAATACTTTTGGTGTCCTTGGATTCAAGGGCAAGTCTTCAACAACCACATCCTTTAGAGAATTGGTCACGATATCGAAAACTGTAATACTATCTTTTGGTAATTGAGTTTTTAATATATTTAATAATGAATTATTAGAAAAGATAAAGGTTGAGTAGTCTCCAACATGACCATTAACTTTAGAACACCAACTTAATGCTTCTGTATACTTTATTGAATGCCAATCTTTGTCTAGTAGACTAGTTAAGCTTTCTAACTGTTTATAACTTAAATTAGGTAAGCTTGGTATTTTAAAATTAGGTAGTGTTGGATGTATGAATAGCAATATCTTAGGAATAAGATTGCTATAGTATAATTCTCTTCCTCCTGGAAGTGTTTGGGGCTCAAAGGTGGAGGAAAGTGAAATTTTTGATTCTACGTAAACGTTATTTTCTTTTCTTCTATACATAACTAACTGTTTAGTAGCAGACTGTGCTTCTAAAAAGTGGTTGCCTATTAATGCGTCAGTTGATAAAACAATACTCATTTGTTACCCATTGTTAATAAAAGCTTTTGCTAAGTTTTCAATAAAATAATTAAGCACAAGGTTTCTTGATTTAGTATCATCAAGAATTTTAGGCCCTAAGAGAGAGATACCTAATTTAGTGGCTGAATTATTTTTTCTGTTATCCAGTCCAAAGTCTTCTAAGATCAGATCTACTTTTTTAGTATCAAGATAAATAAACTCTTTATTTAAGATTGTTTTAATTATTCCTGCAGGCATGGGGAATAAGGTTGCTGCACCACGCGCAAAACAAGCACTTGACTGAAAATCAAAATATGGAGAAAGAATGTTTATTACTTCAGTATCCAACAAGCAGCCTTCTCTCATATAATAACCTAACAAAGCTTTCTGTAGGTTTGAGTAAACAAATGGGTTATTTAAATCCCATTTGTTCATATATATACTCCAACACATCTGCCCCATCAGGGGCATTGATAAGCTCATCTATATCTATAGATATACCTATCGAATAGCAGATAGGACAAATATTACTTATATCGTCTCTAGTTGCTTTATAGCCACATTCTAATTCTGAACATATAAAGTACTTAGAAGCCAATTCCTGGTTTTCTGCTAGGGGTGGCTTTAGATTTTCTACTAATGACAAATTCTTCATCCTTAGCAATATGTTTCTGTACAAGAAGTAGTTTTAAGTTTTTTTCTATTGTTCTTATACTGTCGTGAGTTAGTAGATTACTAATATCTAAGTCATTAGTAATAGTGTCTGAAATAGATAATTCTTTAGAAATCTTTGGAATAAGTTTGTTTTTTATAAGTTCCTTAAGCTCTTCAGTAGAATAGTTTCTGAAATGAACTTCGGTTAATCGATCTCTAAACGGCTTAGATAGTTTAGTATTGTCATTACTTGTAAATATAAAGGTAATGTTAGAAACATCAATAGGTTGATTTATATAAGCATCTACCCAATTGGTATTCTGGCTTGGATCTAATAAACTTAAAAAGCTATTTTGTACTTCCGTGGAGCTTTTATCTATCTCGTCACATACAAGAATTGGGTTTAAGCATTTGGTATTAATTAGTTCTTGAACTATAATTCCTGGAGAACTATTTGTATACGTTCTTAGGAAGCCAGAAACATAATTTTTATCAGTCTTATCTCCGAGACTAAACACTCTCATTGGAGTTTCTAGTAGCTTTGCTAAATCATATGCAAACGTAGTTTTACCTACACCAGGAGGCCCACTAAATAATAATGGTGGAAGGCCAGGCTTATCTAAGAAATAAGAGTAGCGTATGGTTAAGTACAACATAAGCTGATCTTCTTTTGATAAAGGTAAGACTTCTATAAGATTTTTTATCTCTCCAATAGCATATTTTAAAGGTAGAGTTGTTTTAGGGATTTGGTCTAGGTACTGAATATAATTATTTAGATTATTATATTCAGTAGATCCAGGAACGAGTTTAGATAAACTGGACTTTAAAGAAAGCAACTTATTTGTTTTTTCTAAAAGAAACATAAGTGCTTCTTGAGAAGATAGCTCAAGATATTTTGCTCTTTCCTCTAAAGATGTCAGTATTAGTTCTGCTTTGCTATCTAATTCTTCAGTTGAAAAGCAATTAAGTGCATTAGCTTCTAGGGGCTCTGCAGAAATTGGTTCATATATATTACTTGTATAGTCTCTACAGAATATTTTAGATGTTGGTACAAATCTAATATTAGAGTCTTCAGGAAAAGCAGAGCCTATATAACCTATAGTAAGTAGTTTGTCTTTATATGTAATTAGAACTACTGCTTCATATGGTTCTTGCGAATAGGGCTCAATATTAATTAATTTAAAACTTTGTAAGTATATAGGAATATGTACTTGTAATGGGACTATATGTATTCTCATTTAGTTATGATTTAACTAGACGAGTTACGAAAGCTTGAACAAGATCTTGTATTTCTTTTCTTAATAAATCACTGTCTTGTTTAGCTAACCTTCGCTCTTCCTTCTCCTCTTTTAAAAGACTATTCAGAAACTGAACTTCTTTTTGTGTATTTGTTGGAAACCATTTGGCTCTTATATAATGATATAAGAGTATGCCTACTGTGCTTTGACCAATAAAAGAAAATAATACTGTGACTGTAAACCAAAAGGTTACAAAGCTATCACTCAATATCATCTTTTTTCTTTAGTTGACGTTTGGCTGGTTGAGGCTCTAACTTCGATTCTGACTTTGGTTCAGGAGTTGGTTTGCTATCAACACTAATCAATGCTTCTAGCCTTTTAACGCTTTGCTCCAAAACTTCAATTCGGCTTCTTAAAAGCTTAATTTGTTTTGCCTGATGTATTGCTGTCATCAGCTCTTGACTCATAGCTCCTCCACGATACTTATTGCCCACGCAATGTCTTCTACCAGAGTACTTCTCTTACTAGGATTTCTAAGAATATAGCTTGGATGATATGTAGTCAAGACCAATATATCTTGTATAGTAAATCTTTGACTAGCAAAGGCTCCAAATCGATCTATTCTTGCTAGGCGACATAATGTATCAGCTGCCACACGGCCCAGTCCAAGTATGAACTTAGGTTTAACCAACTGTATTTGTTTTACAAGAAAAGGCTGACAAGCTAGTTGTTCTTCAAGCAAAGGGGTTCTGTTATAAGGTGGCCGATGTTTAACTACATTGGTAACAAATGTCTTATGTCTTTTGTTATCCCACCCAGCTTCAGTCAAGACTTGCTGAAGTAGCTGACCGGCGGGCCCGACAAGGGGCACGCCGAAGCCGTCATCATAAAGCTCTGGATTACTTTCTACCTCACCAGGAGCCTCAGCACAGATAAATAGCTCAGCAGAGCTATGGCCCTCTCCAGGCACCGGAAGCCATGGGCTAGAGTGATCGGTATTTAATATACAGCCTGTGCACTGCTTAATTTGGGTTCGAAGACTCTGTAGTGAGTAAGGCTCTGACATGGTTAGGAACCTCTAACGAATAACGATTAGCATATTTAAGTATGCGTTGAGAGACTATATCTAGATGACGAGATATTATCTTATGTCTTGGTAAGGAGAACATATCTAGTTGTTCTTGAGTTAAGGAAAGCTTACTATCAATAATATCTAAAATAGTTGCATCAGAGACTATTACTGTTTTTAGAATAGAGTCGTTAAATACAATAGCTACTTGAGCATGAGTAATATCAAAAGAAGCTAGATATCTAATTACATCTTTATAAAAACATTCAGCATCTAAATCTAGTACATATTGAGCCGAGAGGGGAATCTGATTGACAACTTTACTAAGTGAGTAAGTGGCCAACCTTTCTATTACATACCCTCGATGTTTAGTAAATCTTGTATAGGATCTTAATAGGTTGCTTAAGATTACAGCTGCAGGGTTACAATTAACTATTTGTATACCATTTATATATATATTAGGTAAGGTTGGTTGAAAGTTAAAATCTATAACCGGAACTTTTGTATACGAGGGAAATGGATTATTAACGACGGAATGCTCTTTTCGAAACTCTTCATAAGCTGGTGAGGCTCTATCTAAATAAATATCTAGATCCTGAGTATAAGTATAAGTAGGGCCTAGGCCTAAGCTTAATAAAAGATATGTTAATGCTGCGCCACCACAAATTGCCCACTGTCCAGATTGATATTTAGATTTCTGTAGGGTCTCAAATACATTAGAACCTAATATAGCTAATTCTGATTTAATGTTTTCAGGAACCGGATTACAAGAAAATGTTTGCACATATTTCTCAATGTCTCCTATTGAGTATTTCATGAATCCATCTCCTTTCTTCTAGAGTCTAGATAGCCTTGTATGCCTAACCAGAGCATAGTAATCATCATCCAGCTATTAGCATCTATATAACGAGTAAAGAGTGCAATAGTAGCAATAGTCCAAGCTATAAATTTCCTACTATTTGCCTTATTAACAAAATTTTCTATGTGTTGGCAAAGTTTATCAAGTGTCATAAATAATATGAGAGCGCCTATTCAGCGCTCTCATCCTCCCATAAAGATGGAATCTGCTGTAAAGCTAGATCCCTAATTGTACGAATATATTCCTGTATAGCAAGAATATCTTTAACCACATAAATCTTTTCTAAGAAGTCTCGTCCAGATACAGTAGGTATTTGGGAAATCCTCATTGCCTTTTTAGTAATGAAGTCATCTTCATCTAAACTCAAGAAGTAATTAAATTCGTTGAGTGTATGATGGGCTTCATATGGACTAACTTCATGTAGCTTGTTATAGAGTTTAGCTACAAGGGTTGCCATCGGTCCGCAAGGTAAAAGTTTAGTAGTAAGAGTAAAACTACCAATAGCTATTCTTCTAAACAAATCAGCATAGGGTAATAGAATTGCAAATAAAGCATCGTCAACATTCTGACTAGTAGCATTATCTAAATCTTTGTTCTCTAGGTTTGGATTATAGGCAATAGCCTCTGGTTTCAGTTTCATTATCAGCCTCCAATAAGAATGAGTCTAACAAATTAGGTTAGCTTAGAAAAGACAAACTTTATAGTGCCTGCCACAGGATACTGTCTAACCCAGTATTGATAGAGTTGAACTATCCACTTATACGTACAAGGTATTAAATGTAATCTTTTCTACATTTAAACTCAAACTTATTATAGGTGGGTAAGGCATCGAGTTCAACGATGCTTTCTACTAGCTACAAGCTAATCTGGATTGTCTTCTTACACATACCCAAGTAATTGGAGAGACTAGATTTGAACTAGTGAACCTTTTGGGAACGGTTTTACAGACCGCATGCTTTAGCCTCTTGCATACTCTCCAAAAAAACTAGTGTAGATAGATGCTCGGCTCAGCGAATAAACACCTTAAGTGATCAGACAAAAAGTTAATCATTCTTTTCAGCTTTGCTACAGGATGATCTTCCCAGCTGTAATTTCTTCTACCAACAGCTTTTTACACTAGAGCCCGGTACCAGGCTTTTAATGGCCAAGGTAGGAGTCGAACCTACGACGCATAGCTCTTCGGGCTATCGCTCATACCAACTGAGCTACTCGGCCTAAGGTGTAGATAACAATTTAAACAACTTATTAGTTTAATTCCAATTATAAATGTAAAGTTGTTAGCATTTATCTACAAGATAGATTTATCTAGAAACTAAAAGACTTTTTTGGCTTTAGTATAAGCAAAACCCTTTTTGCCTATACGAGTAGTAACTTGGCCTTTAGAGTTTAGACCTACTCTCGCACCAGGGATACCAATACTAGTGGATATACCTGTTTTACTAATTGTAATGTTTATTGGACCTACTTTGAAGGTCTTAGATGCAGAGAGTTTCATTACTCCTCCAATAGTACTAGATTAATCTAGAGCCTACCTTATTTTCAACTGCAGCAGAACGATCAGCATCTGTAAAGAAGTTGTCGCCACTAACCTTATCTTCAGCCCAGCCATCGATAATATTTAGCAGCGAATTCAATGCTGCTTCAAAGTTATGAGCTGTGTTGCTCATCTGCAATGTTTTGCCTGGTTTGATACCTAGCTTAGTAGAATATTCGATAGCTTTCTTATCTGTACCCATAAAAAGCCAATCCCACCGCAGCGCAGTTTCCATTGTTCGAATACGCTCGCAAATGTTTTTGGCTGTACCAGAATCATAGTGACCATCTTGTCCATCAGTGAATACGATGGAAAGTACTTTATCTGTAGGCTGAAATCCTGTTGAAGTATTTAAACTATCTAAAAATTTAGATAGTGATCCACAAATATCAGTATCACTACCGTTTGCTGAATAGCTTCTACGAAGGTCAGCAACAGAAACATATTCGTTTCCAATATAGCCGGAGAAAGTTCTGGCATATAACTGGACATCCTTCTTATCTAGTAAAAGCTGTAGCCTATCTAGAAAAGAGCGTAGTGTATGTTTATGGCTTGCCATCGAGCCTGAATCATCTAATAATAATGCTAATTTCTTTTGCATGTAAGTCTCCTATGCAATGCCTTCGTTAGAAGGCTTATATTTTAGTACAAAGCCTAGCCAAGGCGACCATTAGGTCGCCTCCCAGCCCCAGGGTTAGGGACTATATAAACTTATTCATAATTTATCAGGCTGACTATTTTTTTAATATAATTTTTAAAATTACCAGCCCCAATCGCCCATTAAATTACCAACACTGTAATCGCTCACCCTCCCCTCAAAGAAATTTTTCAAACTATCTCCACTCATAATCCAGTCTAACCAGGGTAGTGGATTTGTTTCTATTTCATAGTTTGCTTTAAGGCCAAGCATTTGAAGCCTACGATCAGCAATATATCTTATATATACTTTCATTTCTTCTGGTGTTAGGCCTTCAATTGGTCCCATAGCAAAAGCTTTATCTATAATAATATCTTCAACTTCTACAGCTTGACGGTACATACTGTAGATATATTTTTTAAATTCATTACTAATAATTTGGGGGTGCTCTTCGCAGAACTTTTTAAATAGCCAGCTCATGCCTTGTAGATGTAGTGTTTCGTCCCTAATAGACCATTCAACTACAGTGCACATGCCCTTCATCTTACCAAAGCGTTGGTAGTTCATTAACATGGCAAAGGCACTAAAGAGGCTCATGCCTTCATTGCATACTGTATGAGCTAGCTGATAAGCCATAGTCTTTATTTCTGCTTCTCTTATAGACGCTTCATTAGGAAAGGCTCCTACAGAATGATAATCAGACATAAGATCTACTTTGTGTTTCATATCTTTATCAGATAAAAAAGCACCGTACTCAGATTCATCCATACCTAATGTATCGTTTAACAACGCATATGCTCGCTGATGAATTGCTTCGCGAGAAGCGAAGCTCATGAGCATTTGTCGTATCTCATGACTTCTAAAGAACGGAATGAATCTGTCACAGTAGTTAGAGGCGACCTGCACATCAGTCTGAGTAAACAGCCGCAGAATTTCCGTTATATGGTTCTTCTCTGCAGGGGTTAGGATTCCAGTTTTCCATTGTTTAATATCTTCTTGAAGTTCTGCTTCCCATTCACCCCACGCAGCGCGATCTGACTGAATGGCAAAGTCAATTGCTTCTGGATATTTAAATGGCTTATATGTTTGGCTATAATGTTCTAAGCTCATAGTTAACACAGTCCACTAACAAGAATAGGCTTGTAACCAACACTTGTATGAAAAGTACGCAATTCTCCAGAAGGTGCTTTTGCTAACAAACAGAAAGAACCATCTCTTGGATCTATTGATAGACCAACTAATGTCCATGATTGATCATATATTTTAAATGTAGTACCTAGTTGCAAGCTTGTTACAAAATTTTGTGTAATTATTTTTTCCATAATTTTTCCTACGCATGGCAAGCCATGCATTCGTCTTCATCTTTAGCCATATAATCTTTAAGAGCTACTCGCTGTATTTTATTAGCTACTTTATCAGCCTGAACAGTAGAACTAGTTCTGTAGTAGTACAAGCCTTTAACCCCAGATTTCCAGGCTTTAAGATGGACCTTATTAACATAAGCCCTATCTACATTTGCTGGAAAGAATAGATTAACTGACTGACCCTGACATATATAATGTTGTCTGTCAGCAGCATGTTGAACTACCCATTCTTGGTTTAGCTCAAAAGCTGTTTTATATATGTGTTTTTCATGCTCATCTAATTCTTGTAAATGTTGTACTGACCCATTACTAAGAATAATGGAATTCCATATTTCATCTAATTTGCTACTACTATAACCTTTAGAGATAAGTAGAGCTTCTAGATGCTTGTTCTTAACTAGCCAACTACCCACACGGGTTCTATGTGTGTAGGCATTAGACTTATTAGGTTCAATACTGGGGCTGGTATTGGCAATGATAGATGTATTGGCGTTAGGCGCTATAGCTAATAGATGTGCATTACGTCTGCCTGTACCTATTCCACCTGGATACTCTCCACGTTCTAAAGCTAATTGCTTAGTAGATTTAATAGCTTCCTGTTGAATATGAGAACTCATATTATGATTAACTATAGAAGCTATTGCAGACTCCCATGGAATACCATTCTTTTGTAAATAAGAATGAAATCCCATCAGACCTAAGCCTAACGAACGTTCATTTATAGCTGCTTTAATAGCAGAGCTTAGCTCTACAGGGGCATGGCTAATAAAGATATCTATTACATTATCTAGTAATCTAATAGCATCTTGAACAATTAATGTATCTTTCCAATCATCATAGTGTTCCGCAACTAATGAGCTTAAACAACAGACAGCTGTATAATTGTTGTCTGTTGGAAGCTCAATCTCAATGCACAGATTTGAACCTCTGATTTTTAGGCCTTGGTCTTTAAGTGTTTGTGGCAATGCTTTATTAGCTGTATCAATAAAGTGTAAATAAGGCTCTCCAGTTCTAGCTCTGGTTTCTAATATCTTATGCCAAAGCTGACGAGCATTAATTTGTTCTTTAACTTCATTGTTGTGTGGATCAATTAAATTAAACAAGGAATCGTTTTGAACACAATGCATAAACTCATCTGTAATATTAATAGCATTGTGTAGATTAAAACACTTTCTGTTTTCGTCACCACCAGTTGGAACTCTTATATTTAAGAACTCAACAATATCTGGGTGTGATATATCTAGATATGCAGCATAAGAGCCGCGCCGGCTGCCTTTCTGATGGTAGGCAGTCATATCGGCATCAACTGTTTTTAAGAATGGAATGGGCCCTGGCGACTTCTTGCTAACAGCACGAATGTCAGACCAATGGCCTCCGACACCGCCACCCTTAACAGAAAGCCAACGTAGCTCAGAGCTATGGCTAATTAAAGAATGGAGATTATCGTCCACATAGGTTAAGTAACAACTAATTGGTAAGCCCTGCCAAGGCTCACCAGGAGCGGGGGCATTACTAAGAACGGGAGTAGAGAACATAAGCCAGTTCTTGCTTACATAATCATAAATACGTTGTGCAAATTGTAGATCGCCAGCACAATAGGCAACTGCTGCCCTGGCATACGCTTCTTGTGGAGAAGACTCTGTTGGTAGTAAATAATGTTCTTTTAGGAGAGACATACCAAAATCTGTGATAAGACCATCTCTCGATAGATCAATCTCTATCCCGTAAACTTTCATAACTAACTCCTAAAGTTCCTTTTGTGGGACCCATTGCCCAAGGAATGTAGAAGTCAGTTTATCTAACGGAATAGAGGGAATGTAAGTATTGAAATTATTATATAGTATTTTAAATAAAGGTAGATTATTACATAGCAATTTTACTTTGGTTTATAGCTTACAGTAAGCTAGAACTAGTTAGATGAACCAAGACAAGCCTCACCCCTTAGAGAATCTTTTGTAAGGGCTTGATATTCAGAGTCACTAACTAATTGTAGTGGGAGAGTAGGTGTACAGACTAACTGAAAGCAGGTCTTCTCACCAGCTGCAAAAGGATAAGGTCTATCGGAGAGATTAATACAGTTAATAAAGAGTTCACCTTTATAACCTGGATCTACTACTCCTGCACGAACCTTAAGTGGAGTCTTACGAATAGAACCTCGCTCAAGGATTAGACCCTGGCTATTAGGTGGCAAAGCTATTTTAATACCAGTTGGTATTAGGGTTCGAGTAGTTTCGAACTCCCATTGGTCACGGAAGACCTCCCTATAAGCCTCTGTTGTTAGTAATGGTGGAACAACAAGATCTTTTATACAGTAAAGATCTAACCCAATAGATGTACCTTCATATGCAGGCTGATAGTCTTTAAGATCTATTTTTACTTTTTCTTTAAATTCTTGTGTAACTGTAAATTTAACTAACAATATCTACCTCTATTAAATCAGCTTGTTGTTGATAATAAGCTTTCATATGAGCCTTCCATTTTATTAAATCTTGCTCATACTTAACTAAGCGCTTATTATACTTGAGTAATTTCTCACTATAAGCTTCTTTATCTTTAACATATTGAATCATCTGTTGATCATAGTTTGGATTAGAAACTTCTTCTGACTCTATTTTAACGCACCATCGGTTATAATAGTCTTTTGTAATTTTATAACCATGTTCTTTAGCTATATCTTTAAGGTGTTCTAAAAATTTATCATAACTTCTTCTGATTTCTAAATTAAGAGAACGATAATGAAGGGTAAATAATTCTTCGTTTCTTAGTGTAACAGTTGCTAGTGGTTCAACTGGAACACTAGGAAGTCTGGGCTTGGTAGGCTTAGGTTTGGGTTCGAACTCTTTCATTTAATCTCCCAAAACATAAAGATACGCCGTTTCTAGCGTATCTTTATGTTTTTAATTGTATCTACTAGAGATGTGCTATCAGAGGCAAATCTAATAACAGCATTAATTAGCTGTGTATTAAGTCCCGACATGTTTAAGGTATTGTCATCTGAGACGGGGACACAAGGTTTAAATTCTAGATCCCAGAATACAACTTTACCTTTAATTTTACCTTGCTCTCTTAAGTCAGCATATACTTCTTTAACAGAGGTACTAGTTTGATTTTCTACCCAGGTTTCATTGTCAGATAAAATAATTGTTAAATCTGTTTCTGGTTGAATAGCTTCCAAAGCAGCAGTTACTCGAGTGCTACCACCAACAGAGAATAAGGTTCTAATTGAAGTTGAGAATAGTTGCTCTTTAGTTATTGTCTCTTCAATCTCAGTATTAAAGGTAGTTATAGTTGTTTTATCTGTAGCCATATATCTAGCCAACCACAAAGCTTTGTCAATGTATTGATGCCTATACATACTTGTAGAAACATCAATAAAGATTTGTATATTTAAATCTGATGATAAAGCAGGAGTGTACTTTATTGACTCATTAAGAGCTTGCTCAAATACTGGGCTATAATTAATATTGCGCCAAGTAATTACTAAAGATTCAAGATCTTTACGAAGTGTAGTTGCATCGACATCTAGTAATTTACTATCTGTTAGCTCTTTATTATGACTACTAAACTGATTATAGAATTTTCTAATTTGTGTCCAAGTGCTTCGTGTAATTAGATCATCCTTTTGCTTATCACTCATTTTGTTCCAATGATTGAGAAGCAAAATGCCCGGAGCATATCTTGGTAGTCTATCTGTTAACTCACCAGATAAGAACATTTTATATTCATTTAGAAACAATGGATATTCTTTTGTTCTTTTAAATAACCATGAAAAATAATCAACGTGTGTCGAAGGCGGATTGGGATGTGTAAGAGAAATTAAGTCTTTTAATGTTGGAGTTCCATAATCTTGCGCAAATAAAACTTCTGGTTCTGTCTGTACTAAAAATTCTTTAATATAGTTTTTAGCTGCAGATCCAAGAGATCTAATACCAATTTCTCCACCTCTAACTAGTTGAACAAACTTTTTAATCATTCCAAGATTGTCTAGTATATATGGGACTGTTTCATTGAATAGCTCTGGCTCTTTTCTTACTAATAGTAAGATAAGAAGAACAATTGGTGTATCCTTCATCCCAGCTTGAGTTCTTGCATAGATAGCTGTCTGTGCAATATATTCTGAATCGCATCTATTTGCTGTATCTAATAGCTGCTGTAAATTAGCAGTAGAACGAGTCTTGGAAGTTAAAATAGCTGTTGTTGCAATTTTTGCTAATAATTCTTCTGGAGTCATTATATCCATAATTCCACCAGCAGAATTTCTTATATGTCCGTCCATTTGTCCTCCGCTTGCATTTGATTAATCAATTAAGTAATATCTTTTTGCTGACTAAATCAACCATGGGGTTGCATTATTAAAGAATGTGGGGTCAGGTCGAAATCATAACAAAGGCGTCATAAGACGCCTAAATTCGATTGGGAGTTTAAATGACTGGATGGATAAAAAGAGAGTTCGCTGCCGATGATTTTGGTCCCGGTATAAGAACTAAAGTTACCGCAAGTGCTCAAGTAGAGCCTAATCGGGTTGTATTGGTATCTTCTACTAATACTGCAGCCCATGCCTCTGTTTACGCACATGAATTTGGTGAGTGTACTGGCGTTTGTGTAGCTAAAAGTACAGTTAATCCTTCTGAGGCTTTCTATGTAGCTACATCTGGCGATGTAGATATAGATGCTATTGATGAGATATCTGCTGGCTCTCCTGTAAAAGTTTACAGTGCTGGTAAGGTCGGGCCCGCTCTTAGAAAGAGTGATGTTCTGGCTACAAGAGGTTCCTCTTTTGGAGCCGGGTTTACAAATCAGCCAGCTAACGATGGTATTGAAGTAGTTAGCTCTAGTGCTCTTGATGTTCAATATCTAGATCTTTATGGAACTACTCATGGCACTACTACTCTAGTACGCGAGAGAATACATCTTACTGGTACTTCTGTTGTAAGCACAGTTAAAACTAACTGGGGCAGACTACTTGGTGCTTTAATACCTCGTGGGCTAGGAAGAAATGCTGTGGGCACTATTACTATTCGAGAAGCATCTGGTAATGCCACTATTACTACAATTGTCCCAACTGCTCGTAGCAGTGGCATAGTCTTAGTTAGCTCTGCTAACAGACCAATGTTTGGTTTGCCAGGTGTCGTTGTGGGTTCAGAACCCAGCACAAGAATAGTTGGTCTTATTGGTACAGCTCTTGATAACTCTACTGCTGTTCTAGAAGCAGTAGCTTTAGCTGGAACAGATCTTGTTTCTTTAACGGAGTCACTGGCTAGTATCACAGCTTTATTAATTGGTGATATTGATGATACTACTGTTGTAGATATCAAGCTTCATCCACATTATGATATCTCTACTATAGTAGGAGTAGCTTTAGCTGATGCTGAACCAGCAACTAAAGTTCCTGTTAATTTAATCCATAGAGAGCGTAATCGTGAACTTGAAGGTGCTGAAGCAGCACGGACTTACTCTGTAACTGTTACTGGTGGAGTTATAGCTGACAGCTATACAACTCCAGTATCAATACTACCACCACCTCCTAGTGGTAAGTCTTACCTTGTTGAAAGAGTAAAGGCTTCTTGGGAATATGGTTCAGCTCCTATGGTTTCTGGTAGCTTTACAGATATTGGGTTTGCTTTTACTAGCTCTGGAACACTAGTAAGTTCTTTAGTTCCATTAGCAGTACTTGAGGGTACAAGTGATTACACTAAAGTACATACTCTCGGTACTAGTGTTTTAGTGAACGAAGGTCTAGAGCTTGTTGCTGCTGGTGATGATGCTACCGATGGTGGAACAGATAATAGTTTAACACTTACAATTGTCTATAGAATTGTTTCTATAATGTAAGACTAAACTTAGTAATAGATATAAAAAGAGGGCCTTATGGCCCTCTTTTTATATACTTAAATTGAGCTGTTCCAGTAGTTTGATAACTTAAAAATTCAGAATAGATACTATTAGTCACAACATCATAAATCCAATCGTTAACTATTATCGTCACATTATCTATTAGATAGTAAACCTCAATAGTATCTGCTACTGGGAAATAAGATAAGTAATAATTATCGTCTTCCAGATAGGTAAAGTTCTCAGCAATATCATCTAAGGTTGGGGTCCAGTCTGGAGAGTTGATATCTATTATTTTACTACTTTGTCCATAGGCTTCAGATAGCTCAATATAGGCTTCTCCTATAAGATTCTCTGGATCTCCATATGGTGCACTAGTTGTAACAATAGAATGAATATCTAAGCTCATTCTGGAGTCTCGCTCGTCGTCCATTAGGTTTCTAACAATGTTAGGTGGAACAGATGTATGATCATCTTCATCTGAAATTATGATTAATTCTAATGGAACTAGTGGTCTATAATATTGTTGTGTGGCTGACAGTTCCATAGTTAAGGCAATACCCTGTTCGTTTCCTGAGCCTGTAGTCCCTACTAATAGTAGGTCCCTTAGTAGGATATCTGCTTCTTCAACCAGTGGTGTTAATATTGTATAACCCTGACTCATTTCTAGTTGATATTTAGGAGTAAAACTAAACACACCAACTCTAAAATCTATATCACTTCCTATTAAGGGATCTATTATAGACACACTATTAACAGAAATTAATTTTTGATTATCATTCATAGAACAAGAGTCGTCTACTAAAAAGAATAAATCCATTTTTTTAGTTTTATTGACGACTATGTTCTCGACTATATATTCTGTAAAGTCTATCGTCTGAACACTAGTTGGCAGTACAGGCTCTGATACTCTAGAAATATTATTTTCAATACAGCCTACAGGCGAACTAGTTACTAAAAGAAACAGTAAGAATATTATGAAGTTCTTCTTCAGTAAACTCTGAAGGAGATAATTCGTTAATGTCTTCGACTCTGAAAGCTGCTGCATTTTTATGGCCTCCACCACCATATAGTTTAGCAAGTTCAGATACGTCGAGGCCACCATCTTTTGATGAACGTAAAGATATATTCCACCCTTTCCCAGTACAGTAATAAATAGCAGCTGTCTTAAGCTTATTAGCTTCTGCTAAATTACTACCTAATTCCGACTGATAAAAATTACAGTTAATAGCAGGTATAACATAGTTGCTTATTAATAGTTTATGTACCTTGTTAGGAGATCCAAGTATACCTATTACTTTGTTGTGGTAGCGAAGATAAGATTTACCTTCAGCTACACATTCATCATAATGATCAGTAAGCCTTGCTGATATTTTATCCCACTCAGGAAAGGTACGCCTATACATCTCTATAACTAATAAGAGTTCTTTTGCATTTGGAACTTTCCATTTCCAAATATCTCGATCTTCAATAAGATCAATAAGTAACGGGCGACCTACACCAAGCTCATCTTTACAAAACCAGTCCCAAACAATACCTGCTCCGGATCTGTTCATATCAAAATATGTATATGGCAGATCTCCACATTCCTTTTGTGCAGAGATATGATGATCGAGTACAAGTACTTCATCAAAATGATCGGCACATGTAATCAACATATCTCTGTGTGGACAAATATCTGCAAAGAGAATCTTTTGAGCACCAGATTCTTTTAGAAGTTTTTTGGTTGCTTCAAATTTGTGATCTTCTCTGATAAAACGAATTTTAGTATCTAGTAAACTACATTCTAAATATTCTAAATCACCATCTGCATCTAACATGCTAGCTATATTTTTAGCACCAAGCTTCTTTATATAGTGATAGTAACCCCATGCTGCTCCAAATCCATCAGGACACGGGGCGTGGAATACAATAACGTCATAAAAAAGTAAATCAAGCTTTGCAATAGCTATAGCTAATTTTTGAGCTTTAGGTAATAAATTACTAGGTATAAAATTTTTACTTTCTATCATGTGGATCAATTCCAAAAGCTATAGCAAATATTACTAGTACCGAGCTTATTACTTCAAAACCAATAGGAAGCAAAGCTAAAACAAGTACAGTATAATGTCTAGCTGTTAATGTTTGTGGCTTAGAATAGAGCCAAGCTCCTAGAACAGCCAATCTAGATACACAAAACCAAGTTATGTAGGCTATAGCTACATAGATTAACCATGTAAGTCCTATCATTTAACTCTTATTCCTTTGTAATAGCAACCAGCTTTTTACCATCTCTGATGATTACATTATCTTTAACAGGAGATAAGCTAGCTTTTACTATTTTTCGCATATACTCAGCTCGAAACTCACTAATAGCTTTTGCTATATGGTTTGGCACAGGTTCATCTGTTGTCTTATACCACCAAGTAATTCCCTCACCATAAACTCGATAAGTATCGCCGAACCTATCAGTAATGCTAGCTTCATATGAATTGCCATTAACATGAAAATCATTAACAACAATTGTTGCTTGCTTTCGTCGATTCCATAAGAACGCTGTTAATCCAGAGCCAAGAGCTAACACGCCAGTAGCTATATATTTAGTCATTTATACTCCTGGTATACTCCTAATAATTTTAGAGTCTTTAATTAGGCCCCATCTATAACCAACCTTGTCTGGTATAGCCCAGGTTATTTCTGCTCCTTGTCGGGCTTCTTGTGCATATACACTAGTTTTTGTTTGATCTTTATTCTGTTCTATAAACTTAATGTTACCAAACTGTATAAATCTACAGCCAGTATTAGGAGCTGTCTGAACATTATAAATTTTAGAATTAATTTTTATACCAGAATGTTTTGAATGCAGTACTTTATGAATTGTTAAAATTTGATGTTCTGTTAGCATTAAAGTTTAATTATAATTGCTGTTTGATTATCAGTAGATAAAGAGTCAAGTTGGTCTAAGTTTTCCTTAGTAAAAGGAAGTAGACTTAGTTCTTCTGGGCCAAACCCATCAAGTCCATCAGAATATATAGCTAGATAGTCGTAGTTATTTTGATCAAGCTTAATAGTTTTTACTTCAGTAAGGATATCATTATATCCATTAGAACCTAAACAATTAATTAGCCGACCATCTGGAAGCTCATGGGGGTTTGTTTGATATTTAGTATCACCATATATAGATAGATATGAATCTCCAATATGAAGATAGGTAACTTTATCGTCACTAACTAGAGCTAAAATTAGTGTAGCTCCTCTAAAATCACCATGACTATTAACTACATAATGAATTACTTTTGCTAAGTCTTTTAAGTAGCTTTCTAAAGCTTTATCATCGACATAGTTAAAGCTATCAGTAGCCATATCAACTACTTGAATTACTTCTTGAGAAGCTTTATCTCCATTTGGATGACCGCCCATTCCGTCAGAGACAGCAATTAAGAGTTTATCGTCCAGTTCTTTAACTAAATAACTATCTTCTTGATAATCTCTCATATGTTGGCGATAGCAAATGTCTATTTGTTTGTTTTTTAACTTTAAAGATTCTATATGATCATTTTTATTAAAGCTAGTTAACTTCATAGCCATATAAGTCCTATGTCTGTTGTCTTGTCAAATAGAGACACTGATACTTGTAAGCCAGTAAGTTCCTGAGCTGCATTATAGACAACAAAAAACTGAAGTCCCACACCCCATAGGTCAAGCATTTGATGTCGATCTATCTTTATAGATGGAATAAATCCCATAAGTTCTCCAATAATTAGGGGGCTAAGTGCCCCCTAAATTACTTCAATCCTTCAAAGTCTTCATCGGTTTTAGTACTAGGTTCTGTCTTAGAGGTTCGTCTCCTCTTCATTTTTTCTGCAGCAGCAGCAAAGCCTTTTTCTAGTCCCCGTTCAAGGCCCTTGGCAGCTCCAGCCGCCACTAGATGTACAGCTGTAGCTTCTACAGCCTTAATTAAAAACTTTCCTATTGCATTACTCATTATTTTTCTCCTGAAGCTGTTTTAAAGATACCTGTCTTTTCACTAACCTTTCTCATAGCTAAAGCACCCGCTGTAAAACAAAATCCGGTAAGTGCTGCTCCGGTTATTTCTAAAGCAACAAGCATAAGTAGTTTTTTCATGCAACTCCTCCGTTAATAACAGACGGAAGAAACTGTAAAGAATAGGTTTTCCATTTCTTTGCTTCTTCTATCTGTCCATCTTCTTCGTATAAATAAATCTGATAATTAATATACCTAATAGGATCTACAACTAAACCAGTCACTCTCATTTTTATTTTAAGTTTATCTTCTTTGGCATGCAGAATGGTTCCTGGTTGAACTATTTGAAACTTATGAGTAAATACGGGAAGCTTTTTCTTTGGAGCTATAAGTCCTTCTACTATTACTTCCCAACTATTAGTTAGTATAGGTTTAACTAACCTAACACAGTAGGTAATTTGTTCATACTCATATGTAAGCATCATACTGGGTATATATTTCATATTAACTTAATTCTACTTTACTAACAACTATAGTCTGCTTGTTGGTTCCACCGACGGTGGCGACTCCCCCAATCTTTTGTCCATAAACTCGCACCTGTGCTTCTTTGTTAGTCAAAACTACTTGATCTAATATAGTTTTTACTGTTGGGTCAGCAGCAAGGTTATAGGTAAGAGTGGGGGTCACAAGCTCATACTTACCAGGACCAATATCCTGGTAAGTGAGTGTACCTAATATGCTAATCATTATACTTCTCCATTCTTGTTTTGGAACTCAGCCACTACTACCATAAGTAGCGCTGTACAAATGGCGCTTATAGCAATCCAGGCTCTAGAACCAATACTGTCTAGAAACCAGACAGGATTGAACTGAAGTAAGGCATCAGCTGCCAAATAAGTTGTCATACCTGCAAGTAGACCTAATACAGCGGTTCTAGTTCTACGAAATGGAGTCAATGTAAAGACAGCTGGAAGAGCAATAAGCGGACTTAACCAAAGTGGAAAACCACTAGCACCAGGACCGAACATTAGGTCTGGTAAGTCAAATATATGGAACGTGCCTGGAACAGCACCTGTCCACTTAAGTGGTAGAAGATTAAGTGGTGCAAGAGCACCTGCCCAAAGGCCAGTCCACAAACTAGTTTGAACAGAAAACTTATTAGAAAACGAGTATGTCTTTGAGACCAATCCTACCAGTAGAACACTAAGTAAAGCAATAAGTGTTGTTTGCTTAATTGGAGGAGAACTTACTGGAAGGTCTGCAATAGCGGACTTACCACCTCGATGCTTAAGTACAGCGTCCTTAAGGTTGATAATACCAGCACCTACCTCAACTGACTTTGGACCATGAGCTGTACTTGTAAGTAATGGAGTGACCTCTTTTGGAGCAATACCTTCACTTAGTAAAACTGCTACAGCACCTGCAACATGTGGGGTAGCCATAGAGGTACCCTGCCACTCTAGGAACTGTTCAGTTCTATTACCAGGATTTGTTAGCTGCCAGACACCTCCACCTGGAAAATTCTTATTTCCACCAGGCGCAGCCAAGACTAGGTCCGCACCATAGCTCGAGTAATACGAACGCTTATGGTCAGGGCCAGTCGCACCGACGCTAATAACGTCGGGGTATAGGGCTGGGTAGCCCATACAGCCTTCGCAGCCATCATTACCAGCGGCAGCAACAACTACAACATTATGGTCTACAGCATACTTTACTGCATCACGTATAACCTTGCTGGGTGTCGGGCCACCAAGACTCATGCTGATAACACCAGCACCCTGATCTGTTGCCCAACGAATACCACCAGCAATCCAGTCATTATATCCAAATCCAGCATCAGAAAGTACCTTTACTGGCAATACTTTGACATGACGAGCAACGCCAACACCACTAATACCATTATCTACAACCTCACCAATAGTGGAGGCACAATGAGTACCATGACCATGCATATCGGTTAGCTTTTCGCCAGTAAAAGACTTGCCCTTTAGAATACGCTCTGGATCCATATCACTAGTCTTAGTGAATCCAGTATCTAGTACAGCAACAATGATACCTTCTCCACCTTTGGTATTGGTCCAAGCCCAAGGAGCATCAATCTCACCCATATGCCATTGCTTATTAAACTCTGGATCATTTGGCTTTAAGTCTGGCTCATCGGTAGCTACCAACATTCCAGTAATTACATACTGAATTCTTGGCTCAACAGATGTAACATTGGCCTGGCTTTCAAAGAAAGCTAAGCCTTCTGAAAGATTGCTAACTTCAACAATAGCAATAGACTCATCTACAAGAGACTCGTCTGCCCAATCTGCAGAAATAATGTTTGAGCCAACAAGATTGTGTAGTTCAGTTGTTGAAGTATTGTCTACAAAGTCGACAACAAGAGTACTTGCATTAGCTACTGTTAACAAACTAAGTAATACTGGTATCATTCTTTCTCCTGGTTACCTATCCATAGCTGCCGTCAGGCAGCACCTACTTCTTGACTACTTTCAAATACAACTATATAATTAACTTAATTTAAAATGCAGACTACGAAACAAATTATTACTTATAATCTTTCTTCTACTTTTGAAGAGCAGGAGCTGATCAAACTAGCTTCACCTCTTCGATTGGTTAATATATCTGCTGAAATTACTGATGGCTCTGGTACCTTTAGTATAGAGATTAGAGAACGATCTGGTACGGTAAATCCGACATATATACCAGTTTCGTATACTGCTATATCGGAACTTAATGAATATCCCGATGTAGATATATTCCCTTTTAGTTCTAATAATAGAAATATTATTTGGATTGCTCTTAAAAAAGATTCTGGAACTATTAATACTCTTAGAGTTAATCTTCGGTTTAATTATGGTCCAGAAACTGATGTGCTAGATGTTTCTAGAGGTGGTACGGGGCAAAGTAATGTTGTTGATGCTTTAAATGCTTTATTACCCTCACAGACTGGTAACGCAGGCTTTTATTTATCAACAGATGGTATTAATGCTTTATGGGCTCCCGTAGCCGGGGGTGGGGGTCCTGGTATCTCTGATGGTGACAAAGGAGATATAACTGTTAGTGGCAGCGGATTAGTTTGGACTATAGATAATAGTACTATTACAAACTCAAAGTTAGCTGATATGTCGGCCAGTACTTTAAAGGGCAATAATACTGGTAGTTCTGGGGCACCATTAGATTTAACCACCACACAAGTAAAATCAATGTTGGCTATTACTGAAAGTGATGTAGCTAATCTTACTTCTGATCTTGCAGCAAAAGCTCCTTTAGCTAGTCCGACATTTACAGGAACAGTTGTTTTACCAACAAATACATCTATTGGTAGTGTAAGCTCTACAGAAATTAGCTATATAGATGGTGTAACTAGCAGTATTCAAACACAACTAGATAGTAAATCTAGTATAGGTCATACACATGTTGTTGCAAACATTACTGATTATACTAGTAGTACAAACTCATTAATTTCTACAGCTATAACAGCACATGCAGGAGCAGCCGATCCACATACTGGATATCAACTAGAATCTGAAAAAAATGCTACTAGTGGTTATGCTGGACTTGATAGTTCAACCTTAGTTCCAGTAGCCTTATTGGGTACCGGAACAGCTAATTCGTCTAAGTTTTTACGTGGTGATCGTGTTTGGGCCACGCCAGCAGGTGGTGGTGGCGGAACAATAAATTCATATTTCCCCTCAGGCTGGGGATAGGAGCTTAAATGGCTAAGACAACTACTTTTTCAAACGACTTAGTTGCATTAATTTTTAATGCAACAGCAATAGCTAACATTGCAGACAATGCTGCGTCGTCTCCAATAACCATATTGTATGTTAGTCTACATACCTCCAGTCCTGGAGTTGGTGGAAACCAAACAACTAATGAGACTGCATATACTAACTATGCTAGGGTTGCTGTAAACAGAAACTCTGGAGGTTGGACAGTTGCTAGCGGCAGCGCAGCAAACACTGCGCTAATTCAGTTTCCAACTTGTGGTGCTTCTGGTAGTACAGTCACTCATGTTGGTATTGGAACCGCATCATCTGGTACCGGAAAGCTTTTGTATTCTGGAGCACTCTCAGCAAGCTTAGGTGTCTCTACAAACATACAGCCACAGTTTAGTGCAAGTGCTCTAACTACTACGGAATCATAATGCTAATCTGTGGAGATTGTAAGCAACCTGTAGTAATTAAGGATAATGTAATTGTTAGAAGTTGTAATCATACAGGTTCAATAATTGCTAACTTAACTGCAAAAGTAAAAGCACATGGCAATCTTAAATGAGTTTTAGAAGTTATAGAGATATTTATCTAGCAATAGAAGCTGGACAATATAATGTAAATACTTTTGCTAAAACTCAGTCACAAGTTAATACAGCTGCTATTGGTGTTGATTTATCTATGGCACCTGGTAATCCAAAGGCCAATTATTATATTGGTGATCCCCTAACTGCAACAACATTAACAGCTGGGGGTTTGACTCCAGCTAATGCTGTATCTCCATATAAAAAATATTTATATAGGCTTGGCATAGCAATGCCAACTAACGCAAACGGTAACTTAACAACATTTTATCTTTGTGACTACTTACTATTTTATTCGTTTATAGATATGAGTGATACATCTGAACAGGTGTTGGATAACACTATTAGTCTTCCTCGCTATACAACAGGTGAGGGAGTCCAGATGGCAGCTGTATTATTACAAACTCAAACCGGTGGAGTAACCTTTTCTGTAAAGTATGTTAATTCTGATGGAACTACTAATAGAACTACACCAACTATTACCTGTAACACTTCAACAGCAGCTACCTGTATACTTAACAGTAATACTACTGGGACAACACCTGGTTTGTTTATGCCATTACAAATAGGAGATAAAGGTGTAAGAAGTATTACTTCTATAACATTTGATACAGCAGATATAGGAGTAATGGCTTTAATTTTAGTTAAGCCAATAGCGACTTTAAATTACCATAGTAACGCAGCCTATGCAGAGACAGAATATCTTAGAGCTGGAAGCTCTTTGCCTGAAATTAAAGACGGAGCTTATCTAAACTTAATAGCTTGGGGTGGAGCCGGAAGCTGGGTAGGGTCTCCATTCACAGGAATGATCGAAACTATTTGGGGTTAAAATGCCAGGATTTACATCACAAGATGATATGATTAGTGAGATCTCTACTTTTGGTAAGACTTATAGAAATGATTGGAATAAATCTTTCTTACCAACAACAGCAGCAGTAGCTGGTGAATGGCACTGTTTGGCAAGATCGCAGGGAAGTCCAACTGCTGATGCCCTTTATAATACTGGAACTAACTTGGCTTTTCAACCAGTTACAGATGCAACAGCTAATAATAGTTCATTTGTTCATGGTGGAGATGTAACTACTGATTATAAACACTTGTTAAGTGCTTCTGCTGTAGCTGCTACTGGTACAATTGTGCCATTTTATTTAATGTTAGTTGATCTAATTGGGTTTTATCGGGTAACTTCTGTTACTACGACAACACCACAATCTTTAACAAATACATTAAGTGTTACTAATAACTTTACTGCAGATGCTTCTACAGATGTATGTACACATACATTTTATAATTTATTAGCTTATACAAGAGTAAGATTAACTACAACAGTTACTCTTCCTGCTGGTTTAGCAACAGCTACAGACTACTATGTAATTAAGCTAACAGACACTACTTGTAAGTTGGCTTCATCATATGCCAATGCTGTTGCTGGTACAGCAATAAATATTACTGATGCGGGTACAGGAACCCATACAATCAATACTTTGCTTCCTCGTTATACTAACGGAGCTAGAGTCCGCCCCTTTATGTGGAACACAAATGCTACCCCAATGGGAGCAGCAACACCCAACTTAAGTATTGGGTATACTAATGCTGCTCAGACAGGTAGCCGTGCCACACCAACAACCTTACCTATTGGAAAGACTGCTGCTGCTAATGGGCTCGTATTATATTCTGGAAACGGTTCTGGTAAATATGGACCCTTTATGCCTTTACAGGCGGGTGATACTGGTGTTGCCCAAGTAGATACGGTAACAATATCTGTTTCTTATGTATCTGGAGAGTTTTCTATAGGTTTAGCAGTACCACTTATGGCACTACCTGCAACTACTTTAGGTGTAGCAACTGAAAGAGAATTTGTTAATCAATTTCCGTCATTACCTCGTATTTATGATGGTGCAAATCTACAGTTATTAATGTATTCAGGTGCTAACACAGCTACGAGTACCCCAATGATGGGTCATCTTGAGTTTGCCTGGGGATAATAATTGCTTTTAAAGAATAAGAACACATTAGCTGGTCAGCCAGTTAGATATATAACTGGTAGCTTAGGTCACTTTCCAGAAAGCTTCTGGTCTGGTCCGACAAGAAGTCGGACAGCAATGAGTTCTATTTCTGCTGTACCTAATGGATACAACGATTCTCTTGCCTTAATCTTACCTCGTAGTACTAATGGTATAAGTTCCTATAATCAAATAATTGGGGACTCTGCTATTAGTGCTACACTAATAGCAGGGGCTCCTATAGTTGCTGCTGTTACTGGTAATGGAGATATTACTACAGCTGTAATTAGTTATATTACTGAGGGCGAAATAGCAGCTACTCTTACCGGTAGCGGAGATATAGTTGGAACTCTTTCCTATATTACTCATTCAGATCTTGTAGCGGCCCTTACTGGAGACTCTAGTATTGTTGCAACTTTAACTGAAGGCAGAGTATTAGAAGCTGTACTTACAGGCGATAATACAATAACTGCAACTTTAATTGGTACATATCCAATTAGTTCTTCTATTGTAGGAAATGGAGATATAGTAAGTGATCTACTCGGAATAGGCTATATGATTGTTACCATACCTGGTAGTAGTAGCACATCAGTAGGAGCTACTGATGTGCCAGCCTATATAGGTGCCACAATAACTGCAGCTGGAGAGACACTAACAACAACAAATGTTGCTTCTGCCGTATGGAGTGCTGTAGTCGAAGCTGGGTTCACTTACGAACAAGCTATAGAAATACTACTTGCTGTAGCTGCCGGCAAAACAACAATAGTCGATCTAGGTGGAGGTGATGCTACTGTCACCTTTAGAGACCTAGATGATGTTGTTGATAGGGTAGTAGCAGATATGTCTGGTAGTGAGCGAACTAATGTAACTATTAGTTAGAATAAGAAATTATCTAACTTATTTGCAGATAAAGTCTTAATTTGATTCAAGATCTTATCTAGTTCTTCAATAGATTGAAATGATTTGGACCCTAAATAGGCTCTATGTCTTGCCCAAGATGGAAATCCCCATACATATATTCTATTAGATTCTATCCGTATTGCTAGATTTTTAGCTTCAATTATAGAGTATAAATCAGCTAAACCAATCATCTGATCCAACCTCCGCCAATTACTTGGCCTTGTCTATAAACAACTGCTGCCTGTCCAGGTGTAACTACTGTTGGCGTTTCTATATGTATTGTTTTAGAACCATATACATCGTCTAAAGATATGGTTTTAACTGGAATACTATTCTTCCTATAGCGAATAACAACTTCAATATCGTTGGTTGGAGTGGGCTCTTCCCAACTAATCCAACCATCTACTCTAAAGCTAGTAACAGCATTAGCATCTCTAATGTCAGATACATATACTGTACTTGTATCCTTATCTATACGAGTAACAAACAACGGATTATTGCTTTGTGTAATATTTAATCCACGACGTTGGCCAATAGTAAAGTTATGAAGACCATTATGCTTTCCTAAAGTGTTTCCATTCTCATGCTTAATTAAACCACTAGTACCAGAAAGATAAGTTACTATCTGCTTTTCTAAAAATTCTTTATGGGTACCATTAGGAGCAAAGCATAAATTTTGACTTTCTTGCTTATCTGCAATTGGTAAATCAAGCTCCTTAGCTAAAGCTCTTACATTTTCCTTAGTTAAAGTAGCTAGTGGAAAAAGAATTTTAGATCTAAACAATGGATCTATTGGGAATAGAAAATAAGATTGATCCTTATTACTATCAAAAGCTTTATAAAGCTTATTGTCAATTAGCTGAGCATAGTGTCCAGTCGCGACATAATCATATCCAAGCGTCTGTGCCAACTCAATAAGCAAATTGAACTTAAGAATGCCATTGCAATGAGTACACGGAATAGGAGTGCGGCCATTAAAGTATTCCTCCACAAAATTCTGAAGTACAAACTTCTTAAAGTGTGCTCGGTAATCTGTTACGAAGTATGGTATGTTAAGCTCACTACAAACTATATTGGCATCAATAGCATCTTGTTGTCCACAACAAGACTTTGATATAACTTCTTTAACTTCGTCATGGAGCTTCATATGAACTCCAAGTACATCATGGCCATCTCTCTTGAGTAAAGCAGCAGCAACACTGCTGTCAACACCGCCTGACATTGCTACTAAAACTTTAGACATAAAGATTCTCCTAGAGGTTAATTAATGACTGGTGCTTTTAAACCTGGGGCTACATCCGGAACAACAGTAAGTGTCGAAGAACTTCCAGATACCTTAGGCCAGAGTACAATGGCTGGTAGCCTATCAGTTGTTATTGCAAGTGATCAAACTCCAATACCAATCTCTGGAAGTATTACAGCTACCAATCCTAGTGTGGGTCTTACGGGTGATCCAGTTCCCACTTCCGCTACTTTTATTGGTGGAGAGAATGAATTTGGAGATCTATACGGTCCTAGAGTTTTTGATTTAGACTATTTAGGACCTGCTGAGTGGAACTTAGGTGTCAACCTTAGATTTGGTGCAGACGGAGGAAGTGTCGAAGCTGGTACAGCTCTAGATCCTATTCGTATTGACCCTACCGGAACCACTGCTCAACCTATTACTGATAATGGGGGAAGCCTTACTATAGATAGCTCTCAACTGCCCCCGGTCTTAGGATCAACAACTTCAGCTAATAGTTTGTCTGTTGTTCTTGCTAGCGATCATGGATTTGTTTTTGTTCATGATGGGGGCGGGTCTTTATCTGTAGATGATGGTGGGGGCTCCCTAACTGTAGACGGTACAGTTACAGCTAATATAGGTACTGCAGGTGGACTAGCTCTTAATACAACTCTTACTAATGGAACTCAAAAATCTATTGTTCGTAGTGGAGATAAAGGTTCATCTGTTTCTGCAGATATAACATCAACCCCTCAAAGTGTTGATCATGAGGCTCTTGATATTCAATTATATCATTCTGGAACAGCTATAGATCCCACACAAATCAGAGCACTAACAGCTTCAGATATAGTAACTGCAGAGGTTAGTAGCTGGCTTGGAAGTACAGCTCCTACTGTTGGTCAAAAGTCTATGGCCAATTCAGTTCCAGTTGTTCTAGCTAGTGATCAAAGTACAATTGTAGTTTCTGGAACCGTTACTGCAAGTAACCCAAGTGTTGGTACTAATAATACTGCTGCCCCAGGTTCCTCTACACAGATAGGTGGGACTGATGGAACTAATCTTCAATCTGCTAGAGTTTTTGATTTGGATTCAGGTGGCGGAACCCAATATGTTATTGGGGTTGGATTACGCAAAGCAGCTTCAGGTGGTTCTGTTGAAGCAGGAACCTCAACAGATCCTTTAAGGACAGATCCTACTGGAACAACTGCTCAACCCGTAACAGATAATGGTAGTTCTATTACTGTAGATGCACCTGTAGGAACCCCTGTAGCTGTTCGTCTTTCTGATGGAGCTGCTTTCTATGATGGAACGAAGACTGGTCAACTACCAACAGCTCTTGTTGGAGGGCGACTCGACACTAATATCGGAGCTTGGCTAGGCTCTACAACGCCCACAGTCGGTCAGAAGACTATGACAGATAGTCTTCCTGTTGTATTAGCTAGCAACCAATCTTCTCTTCAGGTAAACTTTCAGTCTTCAAGTAGTAGTGTAAGTAGTGTTGCTGCTAGTGCAACTAGTGTCACACTACTTGCCTCTAATTCCTCTAGGAAAGGAGCCAGCATTTATAACGATAGTACTAAGAATCTTTACATTAAGCTAGGATCTACAGCTTCTAGTACAAGCTTTAGTATATTACTTAATAATGGTGGTTATTATGAAGTACCCTTTGGATATACTGGAGTTATAGATGGTATTTGGAATATTGCATCAGGTAATGCTAGAATTACGGAGTTAACATAAGATGTCTAGCACTAATAAAGCAGTAATATTATTAGATAGTACCGATGATATTCTTGTAGGCCAACGGGTATCTGCCGATAGCATTCCTGTTACAGTTGCATCTGATCAACCTGCTATTGCTGTTAGTATGTCTACATCTCCTTTACCAACAGGAGCTGCAACTGAAGCTACACTTAGCTCTTTATTAACATCATCACAATTACTTGATGATGTTATTTATACGGCTGGAACAAGTACTTATACAGAAGCAGCTAGTAAAGGCTCTCTAATTCTAGGTATTAGAAGAGATGCTGATACTTCATTAGTAGACACTACTAATGAGATGGCTCCGTTACAAGTAGATGCAAATGGTAGACTAAAAGTTGAAGCTTTTTCTGGAGAGACATTACCAGTATCTCTTACATCTACAACTATAACTGGGACAGTAGCAGTAACCAAGTCTGGGACATGGACCTTAGATGCTAATTCTGGTGTAGATATTGGTGATGTTACAATTAATAATGCTTCTGGAGCTGGTGCTGTAAATATACAAGATGGTGGCAATTCAATTACTGTAGACGGAACAATTGCTGCTACTCAATCTGGAACATGGTCAACCAGAACACAAGATGGTTCTGGTAATAATATAACTTCTGCATCTAGAGGTTCTGAAAGAGCTTTATCTGTTCAGATAGTTGACGGTTCTGGCACACAAATAACCTCATTTGGTGGAGGAACACAATATACAGAAGATATTGCTGCTGCTGCTGATCCTATTGGCAATATGCTACTTGTCGTACGAGCAGATTCTCTTGCATCAATAACAGATTCTGATGGCGATAATTTAGCATTAAGAGCAACCAATAAAGGTGAGTTATACGTAAAGCAAACCGATGCTATTCCGGTAACTGATAATGCTGGTAGTTTAACTGTAGACAATGGAGGTACTTTTGCGGTTCAAGAAAGTGGAGCTGCACTAACTTCACTCCAACTTATAGATGATATTGTTGGTACAGCTGGCTCTGCTATTACAAGTAAAGCTGGTGTTGTAGCTGGTAGTGATGGAACAACTACAAGAATCATTTCTACAACAGCAACTGGAATAGTAAAAGTAGATTTGTCTGGAACCAATGCTAATAGTACGGCTGTTAAAGTAGATGGCTCTTCTTTTACTCAACCAGTTAGTGGTACGGTCACTGCTAATTTGGCTGCTGGAACTAACAATATTGGTGATGTTGATGTTTTAACAGTTCCTGCTCCTTTATCAACAACTGGTAATGGAACAGCAGCAACGGCTTTACGGGTTACTGTAGCTTCTGATTCTACAGGTGTTTTAGCTGTTACAGATAATGGTGGAAGCCTCACTGTAGATGGTACTGTGGCTGCCACCCAGTCTGGGACATGGAATATTACCAATATTTCTGGAACGGTATCACTACCAACAGGAGCAGCTACACTATCTGAACAACAAACACAAACAACTTCTTTGCAATTACTTGATGATGTTGTTGTTGTTGATAATGCTGCTTTTACTGATGGGACAACAAAACTTTCTATGGCTGGCTACATCTACGACGATGTAGCTGGAACAGCATTATCTGAAAACGATGCTGCTGCAGCTAGAATCAATAGTAATAGAGCATTAGTTAATACTATTGAAGATGGTGCAACTAGAGGCAGATACGCGACAGTTACTGCTTCAAATGCTATCAAAGTAGATGGTTCGGCAGTAACACAGCCAATATCTGCTTCCTCTTTGCCATTGCCTACTGGTGCCGCAACCGAAACAACTCTAACTGGTGTATTAACAACATCGGCCTTTCAGGCAAGAGTAAATACTCTCGGCCAGAAGACTATGGCTAACTCAACACCAGTCGTCGTCGCTTCTGACCAGACTGCGATACCCTCATCGCAGTCTGGAGCTTGGACAGTCACTGCTAACGCAGGCACCAATCTGAATACGTCTGCTCTAGCTTTAGAATCTGGTGGTAATCTAGCCTCGGTTGTTACAAATACAACTAACATTCCTAATGTTATAGGTACAGCTGCTTCAGCAATTCCATCTAAACTTATTCAAGTAGGCGGTAGCGATGGTACAAATGCTAGAGCAATTAGAACAAACACATCTGGTCAGCTAGATATTCGGCCGCTAACAAACGCTGATGTTGTTAAGTCTCAGCTTCAAGATAATGCTGGAAATGGTTTAACTAGTAACAGTACTACCTATACTGCAAAGTTTGCTTTAGATGAAAACTTGCTAGGTACTTTAGGCACTGCTTTTTCAACTCCTGGTAAGGTAGATATTAAGGGTGCTGACGGAGATGTCTTTGTCAGACAAGCAACAGCTTCAAACCTTAATGCAACAGTTGTTGGCACAGGAACTTTTGCCGTCCAAGCAGCTCAAAGCGGTACCTGGACAGTTCAGCCAGGTAATACAGCCAATACAACAGCATGGCTTGTTACTGGAACCGGCGGCACCTTCCCAGTAACTGATTCTGGTGGTTCTTTAACTGTAGATAATAATGGAACATTTGCAGTTCAAGCATCTATTGCTGCTGGAGCTACAAGTATTGCAAAGGCCGAAGACGTTGCAAGTGCTAATGCAGATGTTGGTGTCCCTGCTATGGCAGTGCGTAAAGCTGTCCCAGCTAATACATCTGATACAGATGGCGACTATGAAATGCTACAACTTAACCGTGGACGTTTATGGACTACGGCTACAGTTGATGCTTTACCTGCTCATGCATATGATATTTTTGGCAAAATAAGAATCTCTGAGCAATTTAATGATGTTGAGGTACAGTTCCATAGAGACTCACCGGCAAATCTTGTAACAATTACTGCTGCTGGTACGCCTAATGGAACAGCCGACAACACCACTGTACCTGGTTTAATGCAAATGGCAACAGGTACGGGAACAACTGGTGAAATTAAAGCAGTTACAAAAGATTCGGTTATCTATCGTTCGGGTGCTGAAGTATTTTGTATGTTTACGGCTGCCTGGCTTGATGGAGGAGTAGCTACTTCCTTCCAAAGAATCGGACTATATGATACAAGTAATGGATTCTTTATTGGCTATGAGAATACTACCTTTGGAGTAACTACTAGAACTGGTGCTGTAGACACACAGGTTGCTAAAGCATCATGGTCTGTTGACACTCTTACTGGAGCATCAACAAGTAAGTTCACACGTAATGGTACACCGGAAGCAATAGACTTAACAAAGCTAAATGTATTTCGTGTTAGATATGGATGGCTTGGCTCGGCGCCCATTAGATGGGAAGTACTTTCTCCAGATGGAGAATGGGTTTTATTTCATCAAACTCTTCAGCCTAACCTCAGTGCTTCGCCCTCAGTACAATCTACTGATCTTCCGATAACAGCTCACTTAGCTAAGACAGCTGGCGCTACTTCTTTAAGATTAAATACTGCTTGCTGGGGAGCAGGAATTAATTATTCAGATGTAGATTTTGCTGCCTCCGCTACACTTGCTACAGCTGCTAATAGTGCTGTTAACTTTAATACACTTGGAGTTGCTTCTCTTCGTATCCGAATTGGAACAACAACAACTGGAACAATTGCTTTAGAGGCAACTGTTGATGGCACAAACTGGATAACACATCCAAACTGCTATCTAACAAATGCTGCTGGCTCTGGTGAAACACAGGTCACAAGTACCATTACCCCTACCTCAGGTAATGCTTATCGATTAGATGCTACTGGATTTCGTGGAGTTCGAGCTAGAACAGCAACAACATTAGGAGCAAGTGTTGTTATAGCATATCTACAAGATACCCATGTATCGATAGCTACGGTAATTGGTGACAAAGCTAATAACTCAGCTGCACCTGGTTCAACAAATGTTGGAGCTCTAGTAGCTGTAGCTAATGCTAGCGTACCAACTTTTACCGAAGGCAATATAGTTGCGTTATCGTCTAACCTTTCTGGAGCAGTAAGAACAGTACCCTTTGAAGTTGCAACATACTCAGCAACAAACGTTAATTATACTGTTGCTAGCTCAGCAACAGATATTTTTACTATTACTGGCTCTGGTTCTAAAACAGTTAGAGTCCGCAGAATGGGTATGTCTGGTATACAGACTACTGCTGGCCAGGGTACAGTAATATTGTTAAAGAGATCAACTGCAAACACAGGTGGTACAGCCACAACTTGTACAAATGTGCCTTATGATTCTACTAGTGCTGCAGCTACAGCTGTTGTTAGAGCCTATACAGCTAATCCAACAACTGGAACATTAGTTGGTAACCTTTATGCAGACCGGTTATTTATAGGTACAGCTACCTCTAATAGCGATAGAGGTATTTGGGAATTTAATTGTTTAAAGGCTCAGCCCCTAGTTCTTAGAGGAACAGGTGAGGTATTATCTATCAACTTAAATGGTATTACCGCTAGTGGTAATGTCATTAATGCTTGGGTTGAGTGGACAGAAGAATGAGGAGTCATCGTATGCAACTTACTACTAAAACTTTGGTTCAAACTGATGGTGGACAATCAGTAACACGGACATGGTATGTACATGTACCTTCGCAAGGCTCTACGGGCCGTCCAGTAATTTTCTTCTTCCATGGCCATGGAGGTAGTGGCCTTGGAATGTCAGGTAACTCCAATATGGATTACTATGCTAACAAAGGTTATGTACTGGTTTACCCAGATGGACTACCTTTTGTAGATGGTAAGCTAGGTTGGAGAACCTTAGCAACTCCACAATATAACACTGGTCTTGATCAAAACTTTGTTGAGCTAATGATAGCTGAACTAACTTCATCGCCCTATAATTGTGATGCTAGTAAAATCTATTGTTCTGGATTCTCGAATGGAACAGATGTTTGTTGGCAAATGTACACACAAAGGTCAGATTTAATTCGAGGATTCTCTACATTTGGTAGAGGTATTGATCAAGAATTTGTTGGATTGACTCCAGCTATTCTTCGTCCCTGGTCAACTACAATTGGTCAGCAAGACGATTCTTGGGATGGTCATAAAGACCCACCGGAGAATAATGCTTGGGGTGCATTAGAGACTAGAGACTACGTATGTGGGCTTAATAACCGCACTACAGTAGCTACACCGCCCGCAGGCACTGCAGCCGGTAGTCCTCCAAATCCATCTACTGGTACAAAACTTACTGTATTTAACTACAATACAGTAGCAACCTCTGGACAACCTTCTGCTCAGGTCTCAGCAGGTACTGTGTCTCAGGTTACACAACCAGCTCTGCATAGATGGTTCGCTAAGCTTCCTGCTTGGCCCGATAACTTCTATGCCACATCTTATACAATAACCTTCTTCAAGACATATGCTGGATTACCAGCAGAGCTATAGGATTAACAGATGGGTGTTTCTGCTTTTAAACCATCATCTAATGATGGAGACTCTCTTGCAGTAGAGGAACAGTTCTCAAGAGCTTATATCTCTACTGGTGCTACTACAACTATTAAGTCTGGTGCTGGACTACTTCATACAATAACTATTGGTGAAACAGCAGCAGGTGCTATTACAGTATATGATAATACTGCCGGAAGTGGAACAATAATTGCTGTATTTAAAGCATCTATTGCAGAACAAACGTTTGTACTGGATGTATTGTTTACTACTGGTCTTACGATAGTAACAGCAGCTGGTTCTAAACTAACTGTTAGCTATAGATAATTCTTCTACCCGAAGATTAAAAAACGGTCTTCGGGTAGAATTCTATCTAGCACTTGCTTTACGTCTTCCCAATTAAGTCCACCATTACCGCAACCGGGCTTAGGCAAAGCCACTATTTTATTTTTAGTTGTGGTTCTTAACTGGGAAGCACTAAGAGCAATTCTCTCTAAGCTAGACTTGCCCATCCACCCAGGGAATGTACCCTGGGTGTTTTTGTTTTTATACCGAGGTAACAGCTCTTCATAAGGAGATATCTTATTTTTAGTAGGAAAGCTCCATATTTCAGTCCTGCCATCTTGAGCTATTTTACATGGTTGATTATTACCTTGTAACAATAACGTACCTAAAACCTGAGCACAATCCGGATAACGAGCTTTTGCTTCAGCTGCAATACCTCGCCCCATAATAGCTTCGCCTTTTGAATTAGTACAGAGATTGGTTGTGATACATAAAATATCAACACTGTCGATAGTATTCCAAATATCATCATGTTGGATTAGCATTTAATTTCTCCATATACCAATCTCTAACGATAAGACTCAACAAATCTCTATATAATTCGGGTAACTCTAGTATAGCTAGATTGTTATAAACATAGTTATATACAGTGCTCTTAAGTTCAATAATGTTTGAAGTATCTAGATAATAATTAGCTTTGTTTAGACCAGTCTGGATAGCCACTATATCTTTTAGTTCTGGTATGTCAGTAAAAACAAAAGTTTTAACTACTTTATTATCTTTAATAAAACTAATTGTATTATTGTCACACTTATTAATAAAAATGTTCTTAATAAGAAAATTAAATTCTTCAATCATCTTGATTAAGATTATTTGTTTGGTTTTGATTTTCTCATTTGTAAGTGTAATACCATGCTGATCGTAAAATCTTGATATACCATCTTCTGTTATGAGTTTATTAAGTTCACATGGATAGTTAACAGGAATTATTAAGAATGGATACTTCTTGTTAGGTCCAGCTTCTATATAAACACCAGGAAGTTTATTAGTATCAGAAGGTAGTCTAATACATATGTTATAAGAATCTTTACTAACCTGTAAGGTAAATTTTATCTCTCTATTGTCTATATCTAACTTAAATCTAGAGGATAAACAATCTAGCCAATCTCTCTCTGTATCTTCTATAGTATTAGTTGGTTCAGAGCTTTCGTTATTTAATGTGCTTGCTAATAATAAGCTTAACAAACTAAGGCTACCAACTTTTAGAAGAGTGGAAGAGCCTGTCTTTGTTTTAAGATTGTTTTTAGTCTTAATCTTAGGTTTTGTTTTCATTATTAGCCGGTGGTTAAAATGGTATTAAGGGATCAATAGTAATAGATTTAAACTTCTCTAATATAATCCTTGCTGGTTCTTGGTTATGAGCAACGATACATTCTGAGAAGACAAACAGCCTTGTCAGCTCATCTATCGTAGGAAGGTTTTGACAATTAATTACTTTGTTTCCTATTACAATTTGAATGTTTTGCCCTTTACGAGAAATTGAGTAAGCTTTGTTATTAAGCTGTCCAGTTACTGATTTAAACGATTCATATTCTTTAACTGAAATAATAGTATGCTCATACTTGGTTTCTGGTTGATCATATGGATCTATAGACTTTCCATAAGCTTGTAATTCTTTTATTATTGCTTCTACGTCTACTGGAAAATCAAAGCAAAGCCTAAAATCTTTTGCATCTAATGCAAGCCACCTATTATCTTCCCAGTCATTCCACAAGAAAAGAATCATTCCTGTTTCTTGATCAATAATTCTAATATCTATTTCAGACATAACTATATTAAACTTCTTACCATAAATATCAATTATTTTTACATAAGAAAAGGGATCTTCTGCTGAGCCTGTTTCATCAATCCAAAAGCCAGGTAATGGCTTAATAATACTAGGAGTTGGTAGTGAAAGAGTTATAAGACTAGCTAAACCTAATATAGACAAAAGAGCAAAAGAGTTTTTTGTACTATTAGTTTTAGTTAAAGACTTTGCTTTACTTTTTGGTTTAATCTTGTTTTTAGCTCTTTGCATTATTTCTCCAATAAAAGCGGAAGGCTGAGGACTCGAACCCCATACGGCTTTACCCGTACCCAAGCTTTCAAGGCTTGTCGCCGCCCATCGCAGCTGCTTAACCTTCCAATATTAGACCTAATAGGACTCGAACCCCCGGAAGTTATTAACTTCAGTGCTTTTCAAGAGCACCATCTTAAACCACTTGATCACAATCCCAGTTATTAACAAATATTATCGGGTAATGAAATTATATTAGCATGCAATTTCATGTGACAGTTTGCGCATAAGCAAATACACTTAGCCAATTCAGCTTTAAGCTTTAAAGCTGAATAGCTTCCCTTGGCATTACCGATATTAAAATCTTTTTCGTTTGGATCTAGATGATGAGCAACTAAACAAACGAATTCTTTTTCTGGACAGAGATTGCATCCGTTGGACTTAAAGTCATTAATTATAAGTTTGTTTCGAATAGCATATTTTTCTCTATTTTTGTTATTACGAATTTTCATTTTTTGATTATATATAGAATCAGTATGATATCTATTATTATAGTATTCTCTATTATATTCTTTCCGCTTTTCTTTATCTTTACTAGGCATAAAAACTCCTAGTAAAGATTGTATAGAAGACTTAATTTTAAGTCAAGAATATCAAACTATAAGTCTAAGTGAGAGAGCAGGGATTTGAACCTTGGACCACTTGCTTAACAGGCACAATGCTCTACCACCTGAGCTATAGGTCTATGCGGGCCCTCCTGGACTTGAACCAGGGTATCGCAGCTTAACAGGCTGCTGCCTTTACCGACTTGGCGAAGGGCCCTCTAGTTTAGTACTAAACTTTAATTTTTCTTGATCTCTAGTTACATAGATTATGTCATTGGCTACATATATACCACCTATGACTTCATTAGATAGTGGATCAAGTAAGTAGTTATTAATTGCTCGCTTTAGTGGACGTCCACCAAAAGCAGGGTCATAACCTTTATCAACAAGTAGTTCCTTAGCTTCAGGAGTTATTATTAGCTTAAGTTCTTTATCTGCTAATTGTTTTTGTACTTTATGTAAGTGAATATCTAGTATCTTACTTATATCGGATTTAGTAAGTGGATCAAATATTACTTTACTATCGATTCTATTTAGAATCTCAGGCTTAATAGCTTTAAGTAATTCAGCTTCAACAGCAGCTGTAGCTTTTTCTCTGTTACCTGCAGCTTCAAATATTTTTACAGAGCCAATATTTGAAGTCATGATGATAACAGTATTCTTAAAGTCTACGCTCCGGCCACGACTATCAGTTAGCCTGCCTTCATCTAATAGTTGTAAGAAAACATTAAAGACATCTGGGTGCGCCTTCTCTATTTCATCAAATAGAACCACAGAGTATGGTCTACGCAATACTGCCTCAGTTAGCTGGCCACCTTCATCATGACCAGCATAACCTGGAGGTGAACCTAGTAATCTACTAACAGTATGCTTTTCCATATACTCTGACATATCGATACGAACAATGGCGTTCTCATCATCAAATAAGAACTCAGCCAAAGCCTTTGCTAGCTCAGTCTTGCCAACACCAGTCGGTCCTAAAAACAAGAAACTACCTGTCGGCCGGTTAGCATCTTGAAGGCCAGCACGGGCTCGTCGGACAGCCTTAGATAAGGCCACAATGGCTTCGTGTTGCCCAATAACTCGTTTATGGAGATTATCTTCCATATGCAAAAGCTTCTGAGATTCGCTTTGCTTTAGTTTGTTAACCTTGATGCCTGTCCACTGACCAATAACCTTTGCTATGTCGTCATAGGAAAGAGCATCCGAAAGAAGTGGTTTCTCACCTTGAACATTAGCTAGATTATTGTTTAGATTCAATAATGTTTGTTCAGCTTCAATCAGAGTACTATATCTAATCTTGCTGGCTTGTTCATAATCACCATTAGTTTCAGACTCTTCGGCAATAAGAAAAAGTTCTTCTATGAGTTCTTTTTGAGAAGCAATCTCATCCAAGATAGTTCTCTCTTGAGACCACTGAAGCTTTAGGTTTGCAAGATCATCTTCTTTTGTTCTAAGCAAGGCTTTAAGCTTATTGTAAGCAGTTACATTACGATCACTTCTTATAGCTACTTCATTAACCCTAAGAGATATAACTTCTCTTTCTAGTAAATCAATCTCATGAGGCTTACTTTCAGATGTAGTCTTTAATAAGCTACAAGCTTCATCAAGTAAGTCAATAGCTTTATCTGGAAGATTTCGTTCAGTTAAGTACCTGTTGCTTAAAGTAGCTGCAGCTATTAAAGCAGAATCATTAATCTGAATACCATGATAGGTTTCGAACTTCTCTTTTAGGCCTCGTAGGATTTGCAGGGTTACATCAACACTTGGAGCATTAATAAATACTGCCTGGAATCTACGATCTAATGTTTTATTCTTTTCGAAGGTCTTCTTATATTCATCAATACTAGTTGTACCAATCACCCTAAGGTTGCTTCTAGATAGACTATCCTCAAGCATACTGCTTGCATCAACTCCACCCTCAGACTTACCAGCACCAACAATATTATGAATATTATCTAGAAAAAGAATTAAGTCATCGCTCCTAGATTCTAATTCTCTAAGAAGTTTAAGTAGTCGTTCTTCGAATTCACCTCTATAACTAGCCCCAGCTAGAAGACTAGCTATATCTAGGGATAGAATTTTTTTATTCTTTAGATATTCTGGGACATCCTCAACTACAATTCTTTGAGCAAGGCCATAAACTATAGTGGTCTTACCTACACCAGAAGCTCCTATTAAAATAGGATTATTCTTAGATCTACGAGTAAGAATCTGAATAACTCTTCGAATCTCTTCATCTCTACCAATTGTGGGATCAAGTAAATCTTCTTCAGCTAAAGCTGTAATATTCTTACAGTAGCGAGCAACAATATCTTCCTTAGCTGACTTGGTCATATGCACTCCAATCAATATAAGCTTATTATAAACGGAGCCGGCAGGATTCGAACCTACGATAGTGTTACTATGGTTGTTTAGCAAACAACTGGTTTAAGCCACTCACCCACAGCTCCAATGAGACTAGCTTTTCTTTGAATCTCTAATCTCCACATATATCCTGGCGACTACCTTTGCAGAAAGCCTGTCTACAGCATCTTTATATGCTACTGCTGTCCACTTATCTTTAATATGAGTGGAAAGATCTTCTATTGATCCACTTTTATATACCTCGTTATCATCTATAACTACATGCTTAAAACTATTACTATCTCTATCATAATAATAGTCTGTATAACTATACTGCTTAGGTAGTACCTGTAATCTATCTTCTAGAAATCCATAGTAAAATAGTTCATCAAAGAGTTTACGTTCTTTTTGTTCCTTAGTTTCTGCTAACTCTGTGTTAGCAGCCCACAATAAACCAACAAGGCTAGCAAAGCCCAAGATTTTAGTTGCAGAGTTTACTTTTTGTTCATTCTTAACTAACAATTTGGTTTCTTGCTTAGCTTTAGGTTTTAAATTGTTACCCAATTATCACCATTAATCCATTTGTTTAGATACTCTTCTGGAAAAACAGAATTATCAGAATTTAGCTCTACAAATGGGTCTGCTTTAGAACTTTGAGTTAATAGCTTATATTTACTTCCTGATGCAGTTGTTACGATACCGTCTTCATATGAAACAATGGGGCCTGTAACTGTCCATCTTGCAGGAGGCCGACTTCCATCAGCTTCCTCCTCAACCCATCCAGTAAGACACCAGATCTTAAGATTTGGATCAGTATAGGCTTTCTTAGGAAGCAAAGACCACTGACTAAGTGTTCTTCTTCTAGGAGAGTCTTTCGTATCAAAATGTAAGGTTACATTTTGAGTAACTAGTGCAATTAAGTTAGGATCCATTAGCTAATCTCCTCTATATCTATTACATCCTGTTCTTTAGCAATACCTTCAAGGTGTTTAAAGACAAAGCCTTTGTGTTTAAATATTGTACCGAACATATTTGGATGTTCGACTCTAATACAAACACCTTCAATAGGATGTCTATTATCAATAGGATCTGGTCCATCTGATAGCTGGTGACTAAGTTCCAATAAAGCTTCTTTAGTATCTAGCTTAAATCTTGTTAGCTCGGGGACATGTTTAAGTCCTAGTTCTTTACACCTAGCTTTAATCTGATCCCAAGATAGTTCTGTTATAGCTCCGTCAGTATCACAACTAGTAATTCTATAAACATAAAGTTCATATTGGCCTTCAGAAAGACCATATGAATAAGTAATTGTAGGTGGATAAATCCGGGCTAAAGCTTTTCTTATATCATCTTTATCTCTTATTAAAGAATGCTGAGCCATGATTGGTTTATTATGCATCCAACCAACTAATTCGTAATATAGAACTTCACCTTTATGAAGACTGAGTTTACTGCCTATTGCTTGTCGCCAAGCTCTGTCTCCAAAGTCGGTCTCAATAAGTTTTTCTCTTGGATCAAAAGTAACATTACGACTACCAGTAACATGCTTCCAATCACTTTTGGTTTTAAGTACAAATGGAATCTTAAAGAAAGCTAATAACCAATTAATAGCAAGCTTCCAGAACCAAGGTTTTCTTTCAACCAAAACATGACCGGTTCTACCACTAGTTCCGTGTAGTTTTTGAGTAATAATTATATCTGCTTGATCTGGAATAGTACTTAAATAATAGCTAAGTTGTTTAGTGTCATAATGCTTAGGAAGCATTATGATTTCTTTAAGCTTCGTTTTTACTTTGTTTGGCTTCTTTATCAAAGAGGTTGTAGCTTTAGAGAAATATTTATTACAAACAAGTTGATTGTTAATTATAGTAAAGGTTTGACCTTCTTTTAGTTCAGCTAAATTAGTACCCGTCCAGCTAAGTTTATCTAGCTCAAGCCAAATACCTTCTGATCTAACTCCTCGAATAGTAATACATTTTATTCTTCGATTAGCTTCGAAGTAACCGTTGGCTTCAGGGTCTTTGTTTTCACCTTTACCACGTCGGTAAAGATTATTGTGATAACACATCTCATGGCTAAGCTCCCCATCGGAGGGGAAATAAATACCAAGCTGACCATCTTTAACTACATTAGAAACCACAACTTCATTACCTAAGCAAGAACCTATTAAAAGTCTACTTGCATTAGGATGTGGTTTTGTTTTTATTCTGGTAATAATTGCTTCATACATAGTGTTCTCAATTAATTAATTCAGAATTGAACCTGTGCGCCGGCGACCACCAGATCGAGGAAACTATTCGTGGAACCAGACTCTGAAACTTTTCTATTATTAACGTCATAGAATGTGTTTCTAATAGCTTAATAAGAAGCATGTTATCAGTTGTACGTAGAATTTTTAAGACTAGTTGTCTTATAGCTTCTTTATCTCTTAGGCTATATTCTTGCTGCTGGTAACTAACAATAGTTCCTTTAAGTTCAAGATTGATTAAATACTCTTTACCAGACTTCCATCTAAGACCAAGCTGGTCTTTATCTGGCAGGCTATTAAGCTCTATGATTAAGTTGTCTTCTGTAGAAGGCTTAAACTTATCTTCCTTGGTTACAAGCGTGCTAATTATATTAGCTACAGCTGTAGGACCGCCACATTTATCTCTAAGATCTACCCAAGTTTGATTGGTCCATCTAGATATTAAAGCTTCAAGCTTATCTGTATCAGTAGTATAAAAACTAGTAGCACCAGTGGCTTCTGAATGATTTCTTCTAAGTTTAATTTCATCTTTATAAACAACTAAGTCAAATTTACTATAAAACTTATCAATAGTTTTAAAATCATGTATTAAATTTGGGTGAAGAATATTAATAAGTTCTGCTAGAATTTTTTCTACAATCTCTACAGTTCCTACAGTATCTCTTATCTTGGTATAAGTTGGTTCGTTCCATGTATTAACCCAAGTACTTAACTGGTTACATAAATCTTTTATACAAATAGCATTTATGTTAATACTTGGAATAGATAATCTACTATAAGTACTTGGGTTACCCTGAACAAATCCTTGACTAAAAGAGTCTATTCTAAAGTCTACTAAATAGGATTCTCCAAGTTCAGGAATTGCTAGTCTTAAGTATTTGTGATTATATTTTTCAACCACAGATATTTTTAGGTTATCGGATTTAACTGTAGGTTTATTAGTTATATTAGTATTTTCTGATGAATAAACATTTTTTAATGAATAGATATACGATTGGTTTATAGCAGATGCTTTAGTAACTATGTTGTCAGGAGAAGGCTTCTCATCAACAGTAGTAACTTTAGGTTCATCTTCTTTACCTAAAGAACTTAAAGCTCCTACCAAACCTAAACTTAGAAGTAGCGAACCTAAACCTAAGGCGGGTTTTTGTGTTGTTGGCTTCGTAAGAGTCTTAGTTGAAGACCGTATTTTTTGTTTAACTGGTGAGGTCATTAGTTACTCTTTATTGTTTTCCACATATAAGATTTAGCAATTTGTATAGCTAACTTTCTTATAGTTGCAATAGAAATAGGTTTAATTCTTTGAGAGCGTCGTAAAACGCGTATATCTTTGCCTACTAAAAGGATACCCCAATAATTAGGTAAACCTTTTGTAGATAAATCCTTAACAAGCTCTTCGTCAGAAGAGCCTCTTAAGATATCTTTTTGACAAGCAATATAACAATGTGAAGCAGCTTTTTCATACTTAAGGTATTTTCGCTTTTGTAAATCTTGTAATAAATCTGCTCGACTTATTTTTGCTTCTATTGCCAATACTTTAAATGGTCTATATTTTGGGCGAGTGCTGATGCCTATAGCATCAGCTATACCCCGCCCAAAAGCTATCTCATTAATAGCTAAATCTATACCTGGTCTCGTAAGTAACCAGTCTACTAATTTAATTGTTAATTCTCTATGAGTCATTAACAAATTATACCACTGGTTCTACAAAAACCTTTCCAACTTCTTCATATTGTTCTTTGGTTAACTGAAGCTTTACAGCTCTAGCGGAAACATATGCTTCTGATCGAGTGCTTCTACCTTCGTACTTCTTACGAGTATAAGCAACTGCTGTACGAGCTGCTGCTTTAGCTAAAGTTCTTTTTTGCTTTCTGTTCATATATTTTCCATAGTGAATTTTATTGGTTGATTTATTAAGTGGCCCGCACTATCTTTAGAACAAGCATTAATTGTGATTATATCTTGATGAAGTAAAACACCCGCTTGTTCATGAATATGACCACAAATATGAATCTTGGGTCTAATTAATCTAATTTGCTCTAATAATATCTTAGAACCAATATGGCCATATTTGTCTTCATTTTCTTTGGGAGGTCTATAGACTTGGTCAGCAAATCCATAAGCTGGTTCATGAGTTACCAATAAATCGCAAGAGCCAAGTTTATAGTGCTTTGGAGTTCTATATGTACCAAAGAAATGGCTTCCCCAAATGGTTAGATCCCAGTATTTTAAGTACAAAGGGCTATCCATTAATAGTTGAATACCAATTCTTTTACAGGTAGCAGCTATAGCATTTGTGTTCTTCTTAAATGCTCTAGCATCATGGTTACCTGGTACATATATCTTATAACATGCGGGTTGCTGAGCCAACCAGTAAAGAAAATCACAAAGCGATTCATAACCTTTATTGGTTGCATCACCTGCATGAATTAAAATATCAGTTGGTTCAATTTCTAATTTCTCATGTTCATCATGAGTGTCAGAAATTGCTGTTAGGTTAACCATTTTCTCATAAGCTGAATAATTGGATTTTTGGTAATAAAATCTGGTTCTTGAGATTCCTGCCAACCTTCGCCTGCTTTTAAGAATAACTTAATTGGATCAGTATAGTCTGTAGCTAATCTATTCTTTTCTGGTGCGTGTAATATTCTATATACATCCATTACAGTAATGATTAGATTTGCATCGGACAATCTTGCAAATTGAGCTGGACCAGCTAGAACTCTTTTACTACCTTTAACTAAGTGAGCTACGGTAATTAAGATAAAATTAGGATTTTCTCGAAGCTTATGTAACTCTCGAGCCAGATCTCTAGATTCTTTTATGTTATCGCCAGCCCACTCATTCAGAGTATCTATAGCAGCTACATATATCTTCTTACTGTCAGCACATTCTTTAACCATTCTTTTAATTCTTGGTAGTACAGCTTCTTTAACACCACCTAAAATATTATGAATATTAGTGCTTCCAACTAGTTTCTGATACTTAATGATTTTATTTTTGCCTGTCTCAAAGTCAAATAAATCAACTATACAATCAGTATTCTGTGCATAACCACTAAGAATATCTAGTAAAATTAAAGTCTTACCAGAACCAGGAACTCCAGATATATTAATCCAGCTACCACCAGGAGTACCAAAATCTTTACCATTTTGCTCTCCAATAATTTTGTCCCAAAACTCTCTATGTGAAGAAAGTACTGGTGGATGTTTAGCATTCTTTCTTATATCTAGTTCGTTCATAAATATCCCCTAAAAGATAAAGGCTAAGCTTTTGCTTAGCCTTTGAGATTAACTAAGACCTAGTCATAGCGCAGGTCACTGCGCTGGTTCTACTAGTAAGATCCAATTAAATGGTATACGATATTTAACTTTTGTTTTTGTAGTCGTTGTTACTAAACAATTATGAACTACTGCATCGGGTGGAAAAGAATAAATAAACCTAGCAGGATCTTTTCCAAATAAAAGATCACTAATGTGTTCTTTTAAAGAAGACGGTTTTTGATACTCAACAATATGAGAATCTATAGGAGTTGTTTTTGAGTCACATCTAATACCTCTAATGGTAACCCATCGACTACTATCATTAGATACAGTAACATCTTCTAAGAATAACACTTCTTTAGTAGGCAAATAGATAAAAGCATTAGTCATCGTCTATCTCTTCTAGTAGATAATCTAGAATTTTTATGAATTCTTTTTGAGTTGGCTCAGGATTAACATCTTTAATTCGTAGTCTATATTGTGGTTGAAACCTAATAATATACTCTCTAAAATTACCAAGACTAATTGAAATTTTAATAGGATTTAAATTTATCTTTTGAGTTTTTTCATATAGGAGAGTTGTTTTAGGACCAATAAGCTCTTCTAAAGCTTGTGCCTCAGCTTCCTCTTCTTTTTTTCTCAAGATAAATGGATTTAGTAATTTAAGTATTCTAATCATAGATCTACTACAATAGGCTTGTTAAGCTTACGATAGTTTTCATCTAATGATGCTGCATTAACAGCAATAGTCTTATTATTAGAATACTTATATTGACCATAGCCTTCATGGATATGACCAAAGGCATGAAGATCTATACTTAAGCCTTCTACTCTAGATCTTAAAGGTTTACTACCAACATTGTAATCTACTTCACCATCAAACAAATGGTTTACTTGATCGCCAAGACCATAAGGTGGAACATGGGTAAGTAATATGTTGGTATCATCTGGTATGTGGTCCCAAACGGAATCTTGTTCATTATAGAATGCCCAACCCTTTAGGTCCTTCTGTAGAGGTGAGCCATAGAACTTAAGAGAATCAATTATAATTGATTCTCTATACAAATAATGACAGTTTTCTGGCAAAGTCTTAAGAAGCTCTCTAAATCGTGGCTTCTGCCTTTCGCAGAAGAAGTCATGATTACCGGCAATAAATACGATATGTCTAGCTGGTATTGGCTCTTCATGACCGTTGCCTAGCCAATTAAGAAAACCCAAAACTTCACGCTCTGTTCCGTTCATTGTAAAATCACCAGTATGAATTAAGAAATCACATTCTGGGATATGTAATTTATGTGCTTGGTTATGAGTATCAGAAATAAAAGTTAAACGCATATTAGTTCTCTATAGTGTTGCAGATAAGAGCCCATCTTGTTGTATAAGAAACACAGCCTTGCTGTTTTGGATTACTCCAATCTACTTTATGATATGGCCTTTCAAGACCAGGTATGTTAGTTGGGAAGATAAATATCTGGCCAGGATTTTGATTAAACTTTTGGCTATCTACAGTTAACACTGTATGCCATAAATTTCCATAAAGGCTAACTACTGTAAGTCCTTTATTGTTTAATGGATCTTTGTGTCCAGATACATTTTGTCCTGGCTCATATTTTTGAATAAACCAAGTATTGAATACTTGTGCGGGAACCAATGAGTTTAAATTTAAAAACTCTTCTTGAATTAGCTTAGGTAACTTATCTAAGGATTTAATCATTTTAAACTGAAAGTTACCTAGCCAAGTTGGACAATTTCTATACGAAAGGTTTTCTAACTCACCTATTAAACTTGGTTCAGCTCCATAAGTAAATGGATTGGGTATTCTAATTAGCAATTAGAATACCCATAAATATAGCAAATGGTAACTGCCATATTAAAGCTAAGCCCAAAATCTTAAGTTTGGCTTCTATTGAAATTAACTTAGAATCTATATGGGTTGTAATTCTTCTATAAAAAATAGTCCAAACAAAGAAATTAATTATGGAAAGTATTGCTAAGGTACTACTTAGATTTAATAACGGCATTTTGACTCTCTAAAATTTCTGTTCTTAAATTTAATAGCTCTCTTCTTATAAGCCGGCAATATGTCATTGATCTAAAAGTTGAAGCTAAATAAATATCAACAACTAATCGTTTTTGAGTAGAAGTTAGATGATCTTCCCAAAAGCCAATAACCTGATGTGCATCGATATTAGATCTTATATAAGTTGTAACAGGAATATGACGAAGAGTTTCTAGTCTATCAAGGTAGACTAGGGCCTTATCTATGTCTTGAACTCCATTCTTTTGATAGGCTCTTACTGCGTATTTAAAGATATTAAACAGATGTGGACAAAGTCTCCATGCTTCTGCAACATCATTTACAGAATAGACAGGTAGCTCGTAGTAGCTAGGATTAATAACTGTACGAAGAAAGTCCATAAATAATAAGCTGGCACTAAGTGCCAGCTCCTCCCTGAGAACCAACAAGCTTCTCAAACATCTCATAGCTATGTCTAGTCCGGGCAGCACTTGCAGTCGCCTTATTTACAAGGCGACTGATAGCTCGGCTTGTACTATCAGTACCATACTTGGGAAGTAAAAAGCTTCGAATAGCCTCAGCAATCTTATTCTCGTCAGCAGGATCCTTAGTACGGCCATCTACAAAAGTAATGTTGTTTAGATAAGAGGCAGCCTTATCTGCACCCGCATCAAAAGCTTCTTCTGCTAGATCTGTAAACTTTACTAATACTGGTGTAGTCATAAATCTACCAAAAGCTGTTGCTCTATGCTGCTTGCGCCGCCACTCTTCTGCAACATGATCCTTACAGAATACAGCTGCCCCATAGACAACGTATCTTGGATGACCATCAGAAGTAAGAACACCATTACTATATGTTGCTGGAATTTCAGGAGTTAGGCCCCAGACAAGAGTAGTAACACGCTCACCAATACGTAATGCTGTATTTACGCTCTTTCTAGCCTCTGTATAGGCTAAAGCTAAGAGGTGATCGTATTCTGCACTTTCTGGGTCTAGATTATCGGCAACAACTTGCTTGCTGAGCTTCTTAACAGTAGCTACCATCATCTTTTCAAGTCGCTCACGACCAGGATGAAAGTACTTTGTATTTACTCTAACATCTCTAAAAATAGTGTTAGTTAGAGTAGTATCTAGCTTAACTCGACGATCTACAACAGTCATTTTATTATCCTTCATAAGCCTTCATCTTAAGAATTTCAATATAGTATGTATGAAACTGGTCCTTATCCTTATAATGGATGCCAACAGCATGCGTAATTAGGGGATTACCATCTGGACCTAGAACCTTAGTAATATCTTCTCGGTCCTTTAAACCCTTATTCCACTCGCTAGTGGTAACCCAATCCAGTTTACCATCGGAATACTTAATCTGCATTAGCTTTACAACATTAAAGCCCTTAAAGCGTTCAAGTAGTTCAAACATTTAAACCTCAACTTCTACAAACGTAGAAGAATCAAATCTAGTCATCTTTCCAGTTACTAAGCAAACAGCGTTATAAGTTAATTCGAAGACATATGTATATCCAACAGGATATACCTTAACATAAGTACAGCCATCAACTATAAATTCAGTTGATGGCTGTAAGTCTTCGAAGCGCTTGATAGCTAGATGGTCTTCGTTCTTTCCATTCCTGACCCAGCAGCAGCAAGCGCTCTCTCCCGCTGGCGAGATGTTGAAGGGACAGAGGGCTCTTCGAACTCCTCTTCCTCTTCAGAAGTCTCTGTCAACTCAAGACTAGCTGCAGCTTGACGATACTCGTCAAGGAATGGTCCAACAAAGTCCAAAATACCATCAGTGAGTAGCGCTGCACCATCACCAGCCCAATCGTCGAGTGCAACAGTAGCTACCTTCTCAACGGCAGCCTTATATGGAATTTTATTACTAACATCAAACTGGATAGCAATCAAAGCCAAAGCTGGTAAAAGTCCTTCGAGAGCCTTCTGTCCAGGGACAGTATGGAAGAATTGTGGAAGGGAGTTACCAAACTTAGCAGTAACCTCTCGAACAAATCGACGGTTGATTGAACCAACTACACCACGCTGCGCGCCCTTAAGACCAATATCCTTGATCTTGGCAAACGCATTACCTGCTGGACTTGCCATTTTTACTCCTGCTGACTTTTTTACTTTAAGTTCTTTGTATAAAGCTTCGATAGTCGAAGAGTCTAGATGTCTATTATGGATTAGCTCTTGATGCAATCTAGAATGATCTGGATGTGTAGTATCAAGAGAATCAATAAGCTCTAGCCATCGCTCGAAGGAAATATTGGGGGCATAATTGGAATGAATAAATTTAAGAGTGGCTAAATTAAAAGCATCTTTGGTTAAACCTACTTCGCTTGTAATTGTACCAACCTTAATTAAATTCCAATCATTCTTATGGGCTTGCTCTGCTATAGAAAGATTTTTTGCTGTAACAGCAATTCCATTTCTATTAACTTTTGTCTGCATTACCTTACCAATATTTTGACCGCTCGGTAGTTTATATTGGTTTTTAGGTAAAGCATAAATACCTGAATTGAGTGTTTTAAAAGAGTTTATAATATCTACTTTTGCAGCCACTCTATCTATTTTTTCACTATCACTTCTACTAAGAAATGTTTTTAGGTCTTTATGTATCATATAACTCTCTTTTAAAGAAGAGAGTACTGGAGTGATTTCGTGAATAGTAAGATTATTGTCTTTATCAAAAGATACTCTTACATCTAAGTTTAGTTCACTAAACAAATCTGTGTCCCAATCATCAAAAACAGAATCAATGTCAAACCAGGCTTCATCTGGAAGATCACTGAAATTATTTGATGCTAGGAACTCTTTCACGTACCCACTCCATTTTATCGTTTAGGTACTCAATCTTCTTAATGTTACACTGTTGTATGTAACCCATGCAATATTTGCATGGTCTAGAAGGTTTAGGTTTACCAGCTGGGCTCCATCTATAAATTCTAAGGATATCCCCTGGTCTAGAAGCTAGTAGGGCATGGGTTTCTGCATGCAATTTACACACTTCAATAGGATTTTGTGTCTCGTCATCTACAACACTATACCTAAATTTGGTATGTGTTTTTGCATTATTGACTGTAATCTTAATTACAGTCTTACCTCTAATTAATATGGCTGCAACATGCCATAAACTTGGAGATTGTAAAGCTAGATGACGAGCCCGCTCATAGAGGGCTCATTTTATCTCTCCAAACCATACCCTGCGTCAGCAGGGTAGTAACATTTATTGTCGCTCTTCCAGGGTATATGAAAGATATTTTTCTACTTCTTCTTCAGCTTTAATTAGTTCCCGGTTAGAACTAAGCTCTTTTTTATAAAATGAACTAGCTGCAATAAAATCAGCTTCTAATTCATGATAATATTCAGGCGTACAGTTTGGAGCATAAGTAGGAAGTAAAGCTATAGCCCCTTCTTTATTAGTAGGGTCTGAAGGCAAAATCATTTTTTGTGCCTTATAGGCACTAAGAATTTGTCTATCTATATTTTGCTTATGAGTTTTTAGTAAATGAAAAACACTAAGAGCCTCAAGCGGGTCTACTATAGGATAGTACTTAGAATCTCTATTATTTCTAATTTCTACTTCACCATAGCTTTTATAGAAAGTCTTCTTTATTGGATCCCACGAATATAAAGTATAGTTAGTGAATAATAAATTATATGGATCAGACCACCAATCACTTCTTGTCAACCACCATCTTATTGCCATATTAAAAAGCCAGGCAATAGGATAAAACCATATTGTAATTAGCCATGTAATAGGATGCCAAAGCTTAACAGTTATTTGTTCTGGTAATTCTGTTTCAGCTTTAGAAATAAGAGTCTCTAAAGCTTCTTGTTGAACAAGAAATAGCTTGGGCTTCTGTAGCATAATTACTCCTTCTGACGTAATTCGGTACACCAGTTAGCTAGAGTCCTAAACTCTTCCTTGGAAACAGTAGCATCCACAAAACACATGTCATGATGTACATATGTAGCATTCTTACTAGGATGAACTGAGACCTGATTACATTGTCCAAGACCAATAATACTTATAAGTATAAAAAGAGCAAATATAACTAGGTTTCTTATAAGTCTAATCATTCTTTCACCTTTTCAAATCCTAAAGCACAATGATCATATGTAAGATAATCATCTGAACTTGTAGAATAGTTACATGCTATTGAACCACCTTCTAACCAAAGTTTATAGCTTGTCTGGTTATACTCTCCTAATAGAAACCATTTAGGATCAGTGGTGTTACGCGCAAGGATGCCAGGCTTTGCAAACTTACTTTTGATTAGTTTATATGGAGGTCCCGGAAAGCTAACTAGTCTATATCCTCCAAGAATATCAACTTGTTTAATATCAAAGCTTAATGGAAAGCCTGTTTGTAACGAAAAAGCTAAAGTCTTACTTTCTATGTATTTAACAAAATAAATATTTGTAGGATTACATGAAAGTCTAATCCAATAGCCAAGGTATTGCTCAAGAGGACTTTGAGTCAACTCTGTTGAATAGTAAGGTATTGACATGTAAAACTCTTGGAGAGGTTAAAGTTGTAGCTTCAACTACAGTGTTAGGATTAATTCCATAAAGGATATTCTCATAAGATACTATTAAGTAGTATTTATCTTTACTTATAGCAATATCCCCTGGTTTTAGGCATTCTAGTTTTATTACAGAGGTATAACCTGGAGGATGTCCGAACATCTTAAATATAAATTGATTTTCTAAGATATTGCTTACTAAAGTAGCGTCTAAGAAGTTTCCATTATCTAAATTAAATAACATATATCTACAATCTGGCATAAACTGAAGTAAATAAATCTTATTGGTTAATGGACTTACAAAGTATTTACCAACTAGTCTATGAATTGGGAGCCTCATGGTTTTATAACCTCAAGACACTGCAAAGTAACCAAAGCTTCTCTAATTAAAGAGAGTGCTGGACTTGGTGGTAGTAAATTAATCATAAGCCCAGTTTTAAGATTAAGAAACTTAGTTGTTCCACCAATTAGACTAAAAGAATAAAACATATCTTCGTTAACCATGTAAACATTATTACTTTTAATATTAGGGCACGGATAAACTGCTCTTCTAAAAGAATAAACAGGGGCACATGCATGATAATAAGAATTAGAGTCTAAGATTTGATTACTTGAAAAGGTACCAGAGGTAATATCTACTACTCCTGGACTTCCATAAAAATTAATAGCTATATACTTCTTATTATTAGGAACCGAAACTAATCCTGCTAATGATTCTATAGCACTCTTAACAAAGATAGTATTTTGAGGTAAGCAATATGTAGTTAGTGCTTCTGAAAAAGTCATGTCATAACCTATATAAAGTTATATTAGACTTATTTAGAACCTCATACTCAAACTTATCATCAGTTGTATAATATCCTTCAGAAGTACCAGAAAATCTTAGCTTATATAAGAAATTTTTATAGTTTACTAATAAAAACCATGGGTATACTGGAGTACCTTTTCGTCTAACGATATCTCCAGATGAAAGTTTAGAGCCCTTATATTTATTTACTCCATTAACTTTACTTAATGAATCAATATAAATATCTGAGGGTGGATGATAAAACACATTGCCATAAAGCTTAGCTACTGTGCAATCCTTGGCTTTCCCGGTTACGATATTGACTAATACTAATTTAGATTCTTTAGTTAATGTTGTAAAATAATATAAAGAGTTATCAATCTTTATTATCTTATTAGAATATCTAGATAGCTGTTCTGTAGATAGCTGCATAATATTAATTCCCTTAATTATAGATTAAAAATAACCATAAATGTTGCAGCTACAAAGCTACTAAAAATTATCCAAACAATTTCTAGAAGAAGAAACTCTTTTCTAGAAGTACTTAAAAAGCTAATTGCTAGATGACCTAAAGTAAAGGTTATTAGCAGTAACAGTAAGAATATAATCATTATTGTCCCTTAATTAATTCTTCTCTAATTTTCATTAAGAGTTTTCCTAAGTGGTTATGACCCTTACCTTTACAGATACCCCAAAAGGTGTCTCCCCAAGTATTACCTTCAATTAATTTTCTACCTTGAGTTGAAATTAATTTAACAGCTAAATCAGAACCTGGCTTAAACTTTTGTCTAAGTAAATCTTCCATTACTTTAAGTTTAACAAGTTCCCAATCTAGACGAAGACCAGCTGCGTAACCTAAATGCTTAGCTTGCTTAAATGTAGCAGCTTTACAAATATTGTCTCGCATTTTGGGATCATCAAATTTAGCAGCCTGATATGCATGTTCAGTAGATGGATAAACAATACCATCTAAGGTAACTGGACAAAACCAAAAATTACTTAACCACCTATATTCACCAGAAAAGCTATCTATATTCATTTTAATCTTCTTTATTTAATATAATTAGATTAGAACTAGTTGGCATCTTTAGTAATATTTTCAAGCTGTTGAACAATTTCACGAATTATAAAATAGCTTTGACGAGCACTGTTTTGAATCTGTCGTGCCATTTCTAAACCAGCCTGACGTGCTTCTTCTGGAAGTGTAATATAGTTCTTAAGCAGAAGATTTAATGTTTCAAGAGTATCGTCATCAGCCATAGTTGCTCCCAAAACTTGAGTAAGCTATCTAAAGTTTTGACAAAGATGCTAAGAGTTAATTAATCAGTATTCTTAATTTCTTCAGCATCAATTAGATGAGAATCAAGCTCATCTTTTTGTTCTGGTATAGGAATTTCAGCAATAATGTTATCTACAACCTTCTCTACTAATAATAGTAGTTTACTGGCTAGCCTATTAAGAATAGCTTCTCGATCTTCAGTCATTAAGGCTCCCATAACATTAGTTTATCAAGCTCTGTCCAAAGAGCAGCAAGAATTGGTCTATTAGTAGCTCTATATAGAGCTTTTCTAAATGCACCATATTCTTTCTTATACATACCATATAAGCTTTTGTTTCTTTTATTAGAGCTAATATCTTCAAGAACACTAATACAGCTTCTAACGTTTGCTATACGATCACAAAGCTTAACGTAAATAGCATCTTCGGTCTGATTGATCTTCTTGTAGGTATAAACAAACTTCTCTTTACGAGTAGTTAATTCGTTGTTTTGGTCATCATATTCTTCATTTGTAACAGCTTCAACTAAGCTTGTTACTCCATGTCCAAAGAGTTCTTCTAGTTTAGCAGGAGCGACATTAGTATCTTCTAGTATGTCGTGAAGTACGATAGCTTGTAATATAAACCAATCGTTAATTCCAAACTCAATGGCTACAGAGAGTACTGCAATTAAATGTACCTTATATGGATGTCGACCATATCTACAACCAGCTTTATCGTGCTCTTCAATAGCAAACTCTAAAGCTCGTTGGACTTCAGAGTAGGTGTCCATTAAACTTCTACCTCTCTTTTCCGACTAGTATTCCAATCGTCTAGAATCTTGCCTCTAACTACTGTATAAATACCCCTATTAGTTTCTAATACAGCAGGAAGCAATGTGTTTCTAACTCGGTTACGATATCCACTGGTTGGATCTCTATTGGTAGGATCTTCAAGCCAAGGAATATTATGCTGCTTAGCGTACTCATAAAGATTATGCTTACGAGTTAAAATAAATGGTCGGTAGCAATTAAAAGGGGTGCTCCATGGCATAAGAGCTGAACGTCCCTGAAGGCAACTCATTAGCCATGTTTCTACCTGATCATCAAGATGATGAGCAAGATAGACTGGTACGCCAAAGCTTGCAAACCATTCCCGACGATGCTTGCTCCACCAGTGCTCAAGGCTTGTAGACGCATCTAGCTGTTCTGGCATATCATAGATGTCTAAGTGTAGGTCCCGTGCCTTACAATAGGCACGAACAAACTCCATATAGTCATTTGCTCTCTCAGTATGGTGGTTGACATGCAATACACTTACATCTCTCTCCCGCACTTGAGTTAAGAAGTGAAGTAGCGACATGCTATCAACACCACCACTAACAGCTACTTTAAGTCTCGAATGCATCTTCCATTTAGGAAGTAGTTCGATAAGCATAATTATGCTCCTGGTCTAATAAAAGCCTCAGCTGCCATCCATCGTTGCAGATCTGCTAAATCTGGTTTAGGTAAAGACTCTCTTGTATAGGAATAACCCATGAAAGCATCATCTACATCTATCTCTTTAGTATCTTTTGGGAACCTAAGAATCTCAAACTTATTAATGTTTTTTACTCTTTGGTTTTGCTTAGCAAATCTACGCATGTAAAGCCTTCCTCAATTAAACGTTTATCACAAGAATCTTTATCACTTTCAGTAGAAATACACTTAACTAACCCGAGTAAGTTTCTTCTTTCAAGAGAATTTTCCGTAGTTGGAATCCAACTAGTTAATGTTGTATTTAATGCTTGATAAAGCTCTTGGCGGAATTCTGTATCTGCCTCTACTAAAATAGCAAATAGGTTTTCTATAGTTTCCTCTATAAGTTGTTCTCTTTGTTGCTCAATAGACATAACTAATCTCCTATAGCAGGCCCCTCGTCAGAGGGAGGCTCACAAATTTGCACATGTCCTCGACCATAGCCAGGAATAAGAGTTCGTTGAAGATTTGAGTCAATAGTTGACTCAAGTTTATTAGGATCATCTCCAAGGAAAGCTCCATACCACTTGCCATTGATTTCTTCTTTTAAAATCCAATATTGAGAACAATGAGCAATAAGTTGACCAGGAATCATCATTTCTGGATTAGTCTTATTTGTCTTACCTCTTGGCCGCAGATTCATTTATCCTCCACGAAGATAAAGATATAGAAACTTAAATAACTCCACGTTATAGTTTCCAAATGGGCCCCTAAAGAGATCTGCCCAAGTAACCCATGTTACAAGACCTTCATGAGAAGAGCTTGGTGGCGGAAACTTCTCAACTAAGTTTTCTCTAATGGAGAATGCATGAACTAAACATCTCCCACTATCAGACTTTCTCTGAAAACTAAGATCATAAAAGTCATTTACATCAACTTTAATCTTTGTCTCTTCATAAAACTCTCGTGCAATTGCATCAACTAAGGCTTCATTGGGTTCAACCATACCCCCAATCAATCCCCACTGATTTGGATCAAACTTACGAGAAATACCTAATACTAGGCCAGATCTTTCTGCTACAGCAACAACAGCATCTTTCATGGGTTCACCTGCTAGAGTTTTTAAGATAATATAAATGTCTTAGAATAAGAAGGGTATACTCTTCTTCTACTTTAGAGATTTGCTCTCTAATATAGTCTCCGGTATTAAAATACTCATCGTCTGTGAGAGTTCCAGCAATATCTTCACAATGAAGTGCCTTCCAGCATTCATACCAAAACTGAAGTTCGTTTAAAATAGGTAACTTCATTAGCTATTCCTGTTGTTAATAGCAACCCAAAGGTTGACCTCTAATTAAGGTTTGCAGTGCATAGTTCTTATATGCACAAACAACATAATCTGTTTGATTATTGTCTCTAAGTAATGTACAGGGTACAAAGTGATCGTGATTAACATCGTCACTTACACATGTTGTGGCTATACATGATGTCCAAAGCTTAGCACAATAAGCTTCAGCATTAAGCTCTGCACTTCGTTGTATCTCTCTAGAAGAGACACAGGCTAATAATACTATTGTAAACAAGATTTAATTAAAGAAATCTATGATATTAAATGCTATAAATGCGCCAACTAAAAGCCAAGCCCAAGATGGAACTTGCTCAATTAGTTCAACAACTAGATTTTTCTTTTTCATTAATTAAACCTTGTATCACAAGTAACAAGAACCAAAGCATCATTATTCTGATCAGTAAGAAATATAACCCTTTGAGGTAAATGTCTCTTATGCTTTTTAAGCTCGTAATACCGAAGATCTGGTTCTTTAATAAAGCTGTATTTCTTGTTTGCCTGATTAAACAAAGGCTTTAAAAGTTCTTCTTTGTCTTCGGCTCTAACAATAACTCCAGCTAAGTTATAGCCATAACCTTCAAATACTGCAAAATCAGTAGCTCCCTTAAACCAACGATCGGGATAGGGCGTAGCTACGCCTTCAAGGTCATAATAAGTAGCTCCAACCCAAGATTCATCAACCTTGGGTGGATGAGTACAATAATGGTCTAGCTCATTTAAATCCCAAGACGGGAAAAGCAGTGCAAGCCAAAGTAACATGATGTCTCCTATTTATTGAAATATAAACTGTTTTGCTAATGAATGCTCTTGTGTAATAGGGTTCCATACCCAAATTCGTCTTCGTTTAGTTCCTATTAAATGAAAGCCAGTAGGTATATTGCCGGCCCAACCATTTTTCCGAGCCTCTGATACAGATTTAAAGATCTTAGCTTCCACAGCTAATTTTTCTAGAGTCTTAGATCTAGAAATTGTTTGAACTTCTGATTCAAATAAAATATTAGCTGTTTCTAATTCTTTTTCATCAGAAATATTAACTATCCAATTAAAGTTAGCATCTCGTAGAGATACCTCTTCTAGATTTTCTTCAGCTATAGTCATGGCAATCTCCATAATACGATAATTATCGTGGTAACTAAAAACCATAATAATTTAGCTGGACCAGTTAATGATATTTCTACTTCTAATATCTTTTTAGTAAATATTAGATAAAGGAATAGCAATAACATGACAAATCCTTTAGTGGAGCCCGAAACTAGAATCCAACTAGTGTCTATTACTTACAAGGTAATTGCTTTAGCACTAAGCTATACGGGCTTAATTAAGTGGGGGCTGGGAAGTCTCCCAGCCCCCACCATGATTTGATAAGTAGTTTACTCTACTGATCTTTGTGTAGTCGAGATCTTACTGATAGTCAATTACAGTCTACTATCCGGGCGCCGAGCTTTGTACTATGAACAAGCTGTACTTCATAGTCCGATCAAGATTTCTTCAGTTTCCTTACTATCTCTCAGGCTCAATTGCCGACATTGCTTTAGCGCAAGATTAGAAGTTAAGTTGATATTTCGCGTTGATCTACCAACCTAAAGTTGTTGTCTCTTCCCATTTCTGGGATCTGACTTTTATTATAGAATACTCAGTAAAAACATAGATAGAATCATTTAATTATAGTTACCTTCATTGATTGAGGGCACCGGGGGCTATGCCCCCACGCACTAGCCTTAAGCCCTGCTAGTAGCTGCTAGCTATCAAGAGCTAGCAGTAGTCTTGGCAGCCTTAATGGCTGCAAAAAACTCAGTACGGAAGCTGTCAGGTACTGACTTCACTCGCTCCCAGTCTTCATGACTAAGACCAACATCGTGACAACAAGTGATCCGATTAAGAGCCAAACACCAGGGAATAAAATTATTGGTAGCTGCAGCATAAGCCTTAGCAATATCAATCTCCAAAAGCTTATTCTTAGCAGCTCCTTCAAGAACCCTGAGTCGACGAATCTCGCCACGAAGAGCTTCCTTTCTAATAGCCTCTCCATCCATAAGGGTCTTGATGGCCTCAACAGCATCTCGCTCAGCAGCAGCCTTCCTCTCTGCAGCAGCAGTCTTAAAGGCATCACTTAGCTGAGGAAATGCCTCAGTCTCCGTATTAGAAGTAACCGTAGTAAGGGCCAGTAAGCCCAAAGTATTGTACGTCATTGGCATATCAGACTCCTTATTGTGCTTTAAGCACAGCGTTCGCACTGCTAAAGTAATTTTAGTGGTGAGAGCTAGGGTATTCGAACCCCGAAGCTTTGCTTGCTACAGACATAAGAGTCTGGCTAGACACCTATCTAGCTTAAGCTCTCATAAATATATGTTTTTGAGTAGGGAATATAACCACCCCGTCTATCGGATTTGCCGTCCTCTTTACAAAGGATAGGCTCCCAGACCCGTTCCGGACTCTATGTTGTACCTGACTTTACTAACGTCAATTAATCTGGCCTACAACAATAAAGACCGATTAACCAATGTGGCGGTAGTAAAGCAACTATATTTGGTCTGAGTTTCACAGACACTTAATACTTGCTAAAGCAAGTACTGGCTCTGACGCTTGGAGGCCAATCCATTTAATACTCATTGGAGCTTACCCTTGAGAGCGGCCCTAGCAAATATAGTCTAGATTAATTAGCTACTATTAAGCTATTGGATCCTTTAATAACTAATCAACCATATGAGAGGTTTTTATTATCTTCTTTTATTCTAGATAACTTAGAGCCTGGGCCAGGCATAAATACCCCGCTTACTACAAAGGTAGTAAGCTTTAATAATTGCAGGAGACCTCTCTTAACCTTGCTAGTGTGCCATTTGATATGTAGTTGGCTCTACTTAATATGATTACTATTAAGGCTAGTAACCTTGCCTTTACAGATTCGTTTTATCTGCCTATCTACTTGTCGTCAATAAGAGTAAAACTAACACGGATGATTCACCGGATAGGTCGATGTCCATCGGGATTAGTTAATTTATCTTATATCCCCTGTGGCTTTAGAAGGCCACATCCCAAAGGGTCCCAGCAGAGAGTATGAGTCAGGCCGGCTGGATAGGCATTATCCGCAATAAGCTTTAGATATCTCAATATCTAAGGTTGCCGCCTTAGTATCTTGATAACTACAGCTTATTAACCCCTTGAAGTACGATTAACTAGCGTACTCTAGGTATAGCTTGAAGGACTATACAGCCTGATGAGCAAATGGAGGTCCAGGAGTACTAAGTACCAGTAGCTTCTGCTACTACACTTTAATATGTTATTGCCTTCCCGGACCGCAATACATCGTTTTACTTCTTAGATAACAGTAACAATAAATAATTTAGAAGCTTATCGATGACTTTATAGCCACTTATCTAGCTACTAGTGTTTTGATAGGAAGATAGACACTACTATCATGCACATTCAATCGTTTCGGTAGCTAATCCTTATCGATTACTTCATAGACAGGCGCAAGCGTCCTCTACTAGATAGGTATAGATGCATTCCAGCGGGTGTTACCTCAAGCGATCAAATTGAGGCAGACTAAGTCCTATCATCTCAGGCGTCCTGTCAAGGACGCTCAATACCAGTAGCATCTCTAAGGTCGGCCCCCTGGAGGTTGGCCCCCTGGAAGTTGGCCCTCTGGAGGCTGGCCCCTCGGAGGTTGGCCCCCTGGAGGTCAGCCTCCTGGAGGTTGGCCTCCTGGAGGCTGGCCCCTCGGAGGTTGGCCCCCTGGAGGTTGGCCCCCTGGAAGTTGGCCCTCTGGAGGTTGGCCCTCTGGAGGTTGGCCCCCTGGAGGTTGGCCCCTCGGAGGTCAGCCCCCCGGAGGTCAGCCACCAGGAGGTCAGCCCCCTGGAGGTTGGCCCCCCGGAGGTCAGCCCCCCGGAGGTCAGCCCCCTGGAGGTCAGCCCGCTGGGGTGCAGTTCCTTCCTCGACAGGATGGGCTTCGAAGCCTTGGCTTCGAAGCCAAGCTTGGTGAGGCCCGTACCAAGGGAAGCGGGCCATGAGGTTGGTATAATCAATCATAGAATCTCCTAAAGATATTAATTTCTAGTGGATCCGGTGGAAATCGAATCCACCTCAAACGGCTTGCAAGGCTGTTTCGCCCCCTTGGTACATGCGGACCCATTAAGTACTTCCGAGGGTAGTCGAAACCCTGTTGCATGGATGAAAACCATGAGTCCTGACCGCTAGACGACGGAAGCAAAAGTTAGAAAACCTAGACTATCACAAGTACTAGGTTTTTATATTAAGCTCTGATATATAGACTTAATAACTAAATTGTTGGGGGATTAGGCTTCGAAACCTAATTATCTAAGCATGTCTTGCTCAAGTTAGAGTGATCAACCTCTATCCCCAAACTATAGCCATAAAATCACAGCAGTTACTACTAAGGCTACTAAATAACTTAGCAATACACCAAGCACAAAACCAAAGATAATGGTTAAAAGCTTTTGCATGGCTTTAGGAACACCTATTAAAGACAACCTTAGCAAGAGCAAGATCATCATCAGTGGCACAGAACTTAAGAATCATAACCTCTGTTCCAGGAAGAAGATCAGCTAAAAGCTTAACTTCATTTTCATGAATAACTAACACTGGATAGATATTAGGAACAAAAGGAGCGACACAGGTATCATTAGGCATCTATCACCTCATAGTATCTAGTGGAATATGAAACTTTTGTTTACTATTTGAATTCTTCCAGCAATGGCTAGTTCCACCATCTTTAGGGGTTGTCGCATCAATACCCCAAGTAAAGGCATAAAGCCTATCAAGGTTCTTACCAACCTGAAGGTTTCGGTAATGAAGTGGAGAAGCTTTATAGTCTTCTGGTGGATAATGAACGCTAAAGATTGCACCTTTCTCAATTGCCCATGCAATACCAGCCATAGTATTAGCTTGCATCACGTCACTAAATCTACGATGGTAATAATTTAAGGTTCCGCCTGGATTTTTATTGAAATCAACAGTCCCGTCATCTACATATCCAGGAATAGAAGACTTTAGAGACCAAAACCAGTTATCCATGTTATCAATATGAAACTGACAGGGAGCATGAATCTGCAATGAGGCTGCCTTGCCAGCTAAGAACAAACTAACAGCAAGATGGTCACTAAAAGCAGCACCACCACTGATTAAGTTTCTTTCAGAAACAGGGGTGTCTGCCAGTAGTACCTGGTCTAGATGATGAAAGCAGTTTACATAGATCTGCTTTGTCCATTTAGTAGCATCTACTCCTCTACCTGCACTACCAATAATACCAATAAACATTGGTCACCTCATTGCAGATAGCTCGTCAGAGCTACTAAGCAACCTAGGTATGAGTCGGATCAGTCCACTTACGACGATTAGTCCAGTAGTAAGTACTCTGTCTATTAAGACAATGGTTACCTAATAGGCCAAGCCCAATGGTAATAACTGCAACAGCAGCACACCAGACAATGAACATTTTATCTGCAGGCATAAAACCTCCTAGAATGAACTACAGTAGGTTCCTTCACTTTGACACCAGAAGTGAGTCCACAAGCGATTGAATCTAAAGCCATTATTAGTCTTTCGATCAAATAGAACATCCCACTCTCTATTACGATCGGGAGCATAAACTACATTGCCAGTATTCCAATATACACTTCTGGCTTCCAAATAAGAACCTTCCCAAAGCTGAATGGCACCCCATGCATCTTGAGATACATTATCATAAATAGCTCCATGAATAATGTATAGGTCACTATTAGTAAGCTCAATAACAGATGTTTCTGGTAAGTAGTTATTAGTGTAGATCGTATCTACAAGTAGTCCTTGACTATCAATTAAAATAGTGGGGTTACTCTGCCAAGTGACCTCTACATGATTTAACAACAAGTTACTGTCCTGGGCCACAATTTCAGTGTTATAAGCCTTAAGGTTCATTAACTTAAGAGTAGCGTCAGTCACTCTAATATAGCCGCTTAAAACAGTATCTGCGTGTCCAGAAATGGTCAAATCATGATCAACTTCAAGATCATAAAATACACCATCACAAAGGACTAGCATATCAGTTTCACTTGCTTGAGACTGAAGATCTCCGTCCCAACAAGTACTGGTAGTAGTATGAATAGTAGGTGTAGTAGAAACTACATTCACTGCTTCATTAGAGACAGTAGGTTTCTTAGTTACATCAACATCAATTGGAGAATTAGAGCAAGCAATTAACAGCCACATCATAACCTCCTATTAAATGGTGGGCACGGAGAGATTCTAACCCCTAACCATACAAGTAGTTGAAAATAACTAATTAATTAAGTTAGAATTAGAGTGAGAACGACAGGACTCGAACCTGTATAATCCACTTACGGTACTTTGATTAGAAGGCAAAGCCGATACGTTCCCAGGAGTCTTATGAATTGTTTAAACTGTAATAAGGAAACAACAAATCCTAAATATTGTAGCAAATCTTGTTCTGCTAAGATAAACGGAAAGCTATTTCCTAAACGCAAACTTAAAAACTTATGTAGTCGTTGTAAGAATATTAGAGATACTTATACCTCATCCCTATGTAAGAGTTGTAGAGCTCAAGGTATTCATATTGGAAATCCAAAAGGAAATTCTAATATTTCTATTGAGCGGCTGAAAAGTATTTCGGTTAATGAAACAACTAAAAAATGCCCAAGCTGTAAAGAAATATTGCCGCTTATGCAATTTTATATTCGTCGAGGATTTCGAACTCATTCTTACTGCCGAACATGTGTTTTAAAACAAACTTCAGATCGGCAAAAGAACTTTAAACTAATGTGCGTTGAATACAAAGGTGGGAAATGTATTTTTTGTGGATATAATCGATGTGTCCAAGCTATGGACTTTCATCATTTAGATCCATCTCAAAAAGATTTCGCAGTTTCACAAAGAAAGTCTTTAGCATTTACAGATGTAGTAAGAGCTGAACTAGATAAATGTGCTTTACTATGTGCTACTTGTCATCGAGAAGTACATGCGGGAGTAATAACTCTTATGCCTTAGGCTACGCGCCCTAAAAAGATGGTGTATCTTTATCTTCTGGATTTATTGGTTTCTTAGGTTGTTCTAGGCTCCACTTCAAAAGTATATAAACCATACAACCTAATAATAAGATAGCTCCTGTAAAAAAATCCATATAGTACCTAATTAAAAGTAGATTCAACTGCCGTCATTAGTTCTTTAACATTATCAGAACTACCAATAACCTGAAGTTTATTGTTCTTCCAGATCTTAGCTGTCCAGATAGACTCATTTTTCCATACTAGTCCCATTAGCTCATGACTACCTGCCATGCCATAGGACCAATAGTATTCTGCATGTCTAGTCCAACTAGGAATTGGTTTGGTAACTGTAACCGGCTTAATAGCTACAAGTGCTTTATTAGCACAAGAAACTGCTGTTACTACCACTACAATATTTGAAATGGTGAACAGAATCACGTACAAAAGTACAAATAAATTTAAGTAAGTAAAGGTATTAATAAATGAACTTAAATTACTCATTTGTACTCCAAAAGTTGAAGCGGCACGACTCGAACGTGCAATTAGACAGCTTCAAAGGCTGTTACCATACCAATTAGGTGACGCTTCAATAACTAAATTAAGGGCTCGACCTATATTTCAAAGTCGAGCCCATGGATCTTATCGCTGTTAAATCCATTTAGAGGTGATTTAAGCGACCTCGTGGTGAGATGATTGGTGGTGGGCCCTCGGTGATTTGAACACCGGCCTTCATGCTTATGAGGCACGCACTCTAACCAACTGAGTTAAGGGCCCATTAAAATTACATTTTACAAACTTGTTCTAAGTACTATAGCTTTAGTATACTCCTTAAAGGAGCAGCTATGAATGATCCTGGCGGGCCAAGTACTAGCACTATTCATTACTGGAGCAGTCGAGTATGCCTTGGCTGCCGCATGGACGGAGTCTGTGAGTCGTAAACATGCTACTGCATGTGCAGGAATTAGCTTTGTAAACGTTATGATTTGGGGAACTGTTGTTACCTACGTATCTACAGGTGGTTGGCCAGCACTTGTAGCACATGCATTAGGTTGTGCAGCTGGTGCTTGGCTTACTGTTAAATATAACAGTAAATAAATGGGCCGTATAGGATTCGAACCTATGACCTCGGGCTTAACGTCACTGCACTTAGTTTCCTAAGCTACCTTAAAGGCTTGCAGTGCTGGACTATATCATCACCTTCACCTTAAGTGGTCAGGTGCTGTACGTGTAGTCTCTGAGGACTCTCTGCTAATGCAGGTTGCCTGCTGATTGTCCAATCCATTAAATTTTTACGTTTAGGCACGTATTAATGGCTCTAAGGAGTTTCCAGCATATAGTACAGTTCATTTACTATATTTCTATAGTAACGCTCTTATTACACGTTTAAGGCCCTCGCTCTACCAACTGAGCTAACAGCCCCTAACTACCCTCTCACCGGTCCCGTCAGGGACCGAGATGTGGACCAATTGTGTTAACTACATACCAGCAGAATCCTACAAAAACTATAGCTACTACGGGCACAAACATCGAAATTAAATCAGGATATTCATTAATAGATACAGCCATTGCAACAGGAGCCCAAATAATTAATGATACAGCACCAATAATACCACAAATAAGAGCTACTAAAAAAATGAATAACATTAGTCCTCATTATTACGTAGGTTACTTAGTTTATAACCTGCTAGAGTTAAAATCTCATATCAAGGATCGCCGTGGTATGGAAAAGTGGTGAGTTGCATGACATGAAAGACATCATACCAAGCGGCAAAAGCCATAACACCAGAAAACATAAACAGAAGCAGATGAATTAATCTATTTTTATTTGAAACTAAAAACGAGTAAAGATAACAACAAGTTGCTAATATCCAAAGCAATGTAAGAGCGATATTCATATTTACTCCTGTTCAGTAATAGCTAGCTGACGTTGAGTGCGACGATTCTGTCGCTTAGCAAGCTTATGCTTATAGATAGCTGTTCTACCACGCCATGTAGCTGGAGTACCACCAGCCTTAAAATGTTGCTTACGAAGTTCACCTTTAATGCCTCGTAAGATTTTGTTTTTAAGTTTGGCCATAGTAACTCCTATTACTTAGATGGTGTCCAATCAGCTATTTAAATAGCTTGTTCATATGAACTGCAATCTACACAGATTACCATTTACCTATGATTAGCAATACGAATGATAAGCAATCAGTTGAAAAGGTTCAGTGAAGTTAAGGTAAAGATTGTGGGTTTTGTAACCAACCCTCCACATTTTCCCTTGAAAACCATTAACGCGGGCTCGAAAGAGCCACGGTAAATCTGAGTATGGATTAAACATTAGTCAATAGCTCCTTCAAGGTCAGCTCCCTGGAGGTTAGCTCCCTGGAGGTCAGCTCTCTGGAGATCAGTTCTCTGGAGGTTGGCCCCCTGGAGGTCAGCCCCCTGGAGGTAGGCGTCCCGAAGGTAGGCATCTTGGAGGTTGACATCTTGGAGGTTGGCATTCTGAAGGTAGGCCCACCGGAGGTAGGCCCTCTGGAGGTTAGCCCCCCAGAG